AAATGGGGAACTTTTCATCTGACAAATATACAGAATTCCAATGATTTCAAAGAACAAAAGATGTGTATAAAGGGTAGGGCGCTGCCCTGAGCTATGTGATTGTTGGGCTTTCTTGCTCTGGCAAGCGGCAAAGCCGAGCGCAGCCCGTTTGCGACCGCATTTTTAATTTTACCGGACAGCAATAATAAAAAAAGAGTCACTCCGAAGAATGACTCTTTGTAAGTGGTGCCACCAGGCAACATTCCTTTTTGATGTTGCAAGGCGGTGTATTTCAATACGTTAAGTATATTTTTCGTATTTGGCGATGCACGTATTTAGCACACTACACCCGAAACTATCTCTCAGTTTCTGTTTGCAAAGGTATATGGAAAAACTGAAACTCGCAAATTTTAAGGCATTTATTTTTCAAAAAGATATGATTTTTCACATAAAATTCAACCTAACGGCAAAATTCAGTTGTTTTATGGTACAAGGAAATGCACAAATAAAGAAAACCCCGACCTATTTTTCGTAGATCGGGGGTCGGCCTGTTTTCATACGGCAAACAACAAACAACTAACAACAACTAATTCTCAATCCATAGCCAAGGAGTCCTCCTATCATTGAAGCCAGGAAATCGTACCAGTCAAAGCCGTTTCCTTTGGCCCATCCCCACGTTCCTCCTTTACATCCGTTCCACATCCAGTCTTTGAACTCTGCGGATGCCGAAGCAGCAAAGGCAGCTTCAAGACCAAGCAGGAACCCTATTACAAACACCACAACAAAATGTTTAGGGCGGTTGCTTTCAAGCAGCCACTTGAACTTGAAAAACTCACGTACTTTCTCTTTCATTATCTTGTGCTTTATATTAACGAATAGAACGCCACATAGCGTAATGTTTTCTGGAAGCTAAATACTCCAGATTGCGCTCATTGGCATACGCCTCCTTCTCAAAGGAAATGTTCCTATAAGCATTACCGGACATGAACAGCCGCACGAGCCATTCTATTATATAGATAAGGTAGAAGCCAATATAGCCAAGCTCCTTCATCTGGGCAGTATGTATCTCCTCGTGGTTAAGAACTATATCAGATACCTTGCCGCCTTTTCTAACAAAAAGGATTCCAAACAAATTGATTGCAAGGAACCCTGGGAACGGTATAATTGAGTTGTAGATGATTTTCATTGCGGAAGGCATCCCACTCGAAGAGAATCCCGTAAAGGACAATCGGTTTTCAAGACCGTTGCGGCTCCTCGCCACTTTACCTTCCAAAAATAAAGCCCCACGGTTTTCACAAAAGGTGGGGAAACTATTCGTATGATTAACTAATTCAAAACGATGCGCTTCCCAGCGCACGAGAGAGTGATGTTATCCTAACACAACCTTGTATTAACCTTAAAACATTTACCATAAGAGTGCGCAAGGATGGATTTGCACCAACGACCTTCACATTATCAGTGTGATGCTCTACTACCTGAGCTACTTGCACGATATACCGATGAATACCCAGCTCGGTACCACACTCGCCAGCCTACGTTCTGGACGCTACAACACTTCTTGCGTTACCGCAAACTTTGCTAAGTGGATCGTGTCTTCGTTACCTTGTACTTCGGTCTTATGTGGGGTAAGTGAGACTCGAACTCACGACCTTGCGCTTGTTAGCACCGCTCTTGCCATCTGAGCTACAACCCCAGTTATACGTACTCCCAATAAAACCCATAAGCGGTTTTGCTTTTGCCATTGCAGACATTAGCAATTTTTTGTCTGGTTCCACCGGAATACCTCTTGCAAACTCCAATTCGTTCACAATATTCTCCAGCCTCTGCTATAGACGAAAAATCGACCACCTGATGTGTTTTGATATTGGTGCCTCGTACATTCTTACCATATAAAGAACGATACGACACTCTTGGGACATTATGCTCTTTAAGAGCAGCCCTAACCGTATCTGTTCCACATCCTAATTTTTGCGCCACTTTTCTGGCGGTCCCCAAATCCTTGTAACACTCCGCAATTACATCGTGTTCAACGAAAGATTTACCAGTTCCACCCAGAGATTCGTTAAGACCAAACTCAACAGAATCCAGTTCTTTGATATATTGACGCTCTAACTCAAATGCCTGTTCCTTATCATCACAATGGTCAAGCAAAACAACCTCAAAGTTTTCAAGACCATACTGGTTGATTGAAACATACAATTTACGATGTTTTGCACGATCACGCATAGCTTCTTTTCGGTGCCATTTCATCCGTTGCTCAATAGATTTACCTGTTACACCTACATATTGCTCGCCAGTTACCTTATTGGTTAATGCGTAAATCGTAAACATACATTTTATACCATTTTAGTTAATAACAGCCCTTACCACGTGAAGGTACGGTATATCAAGGGCCTTGCGGAGGGGTGACTCGAACACCCGACCTTCAGGTAATGAGCCTGCCGAGCTACCACTGCTCCACTCCGCGATATTCAATAAAGAATAGCGTTTCCAAAACACAATAGGTTTATGGAAACGCTATAAATTTTCAGAAATCTGCAAACAACGGCATATTCTTGTGGTCAGTTACTTCTTGCCACCGCCTCTGCCGCCTTTACCGCCTTTCTTACAGCCCATAATAAACACCTCCTTTCTATCACTAAAGGGTGAAACATAAATTGTCTTCTGTTATAGAATAGCGAGGGGGACACTTATATGTTTGCTGACTACACTACCAATTCCCAGTCATCTGCAAATACATCTGAAATGGACGGTACCCATGAGTCAGCACGTCCTGTATTCTCGTTGTAGATAAGACACTGGGATGTGTAATCCACGAAGCCTTTGCCTTCCAGAATACGGTCTTTAGCCGCTTGCGGAAGGGACTGCATTTTGGGAATGATGTCGCTGGTGATGTGAGCAGGGACTTGTTTGCATACAAATAAACCTTTGCCGTTCCAACCAGCACGGCGCACACAGAACCCAGCGGTAAGAAGAGTAATTGCTACACCGAATGGGAATCCGTTATAGCCGCCTTCTCCACTTTCCATCTTCGTGCTTCTCATGCAGATGGAATTGTCGTAATCCTTCATGGTTTGCAGCTGTGATACGAGCATAGCCTGCGTGACCTTATCAAGTCCTTGGAACTTGTCGCTATGTACAAAGACGTGCAATTTAGAAATGCGGCCTTCCAGCTCGCTCTGCTCAATCAGCATACGGTCCAGCGGTGTTTCCGATACCTGGTAGGCTTCCTCAAACACATCTTTCGGGGACCAGCTTTCGTAGCCGTCTTTGTAACGCACGTGATAACCCATAATGCTGCTTTCCTCTTCAGACGGTACAACACCAGCCTTCAGCAAACCTTTCTCATAAGCCTCGCCCTTAGACATGGGTTTGGCTTCTACCTGTTTTGTTCCAATGTAATGTTTCATTTTTTTTTGTTTTATAAAGGGCGTGCTCATGTGAACACGCCCATAATTACTACTTGGCTACCCCTCAATGATCGCTAATTGACCACAAGCTGCGCCGTTCTCGATTTCTGACTGGGTTGCAATAGCTACTGCATAGTCGTAACCCAATTGTTCCAATTGATTCTTAATTACTTCCATGTTTTTGAAATTTAAGTGTTTATATTAAGTTAATACCCTCGACAATTCCTTTGCCGAGATTGTTCTTATCAGAAATGTTATTGGGGTTGATTGGAGAGAGCTTAACGAAAAAGTAGTCCTTGTCGAAATACTGCTTCAACTTCTCTGCGTCAAAATCTGATTCGTCAACGAGGGTGAGGTTGATTGTGGTCTTCAGGTCGCTCTCAGTGCGTATCTGCCCAAGTTCCTCAATCGTCATTTTCTTTGGATAAGGAATAAGCCAGTTACGTTTCGCCTCATCAAAAGAATGTAAGCTAATCTGCAACGTTACGTTTCCTTTCACGAATGAAAAATCACTGCCCTTGATGCCAATGGTAGAGACGTAATGATGTGTATTGGGGTATCTTTTGGTAATTATTCTGATGGCCTCCTTTACGGCCTCTATGTTCAAGAACGGCTCACCCATACGAGTATAGTTAATCTTGAACTCTTTAGCGTCCGCAGGATTGCACTCTGACTGACTAATTGCGAACTCCACCTGTTGCACGATCTCAAAGGCAGTAAGATTCCGATACTTCTTCATGTTTCCTGTTGCACAGAACTTACAACGTACTGGGCAACCACTCATTGTGGACACTCCAATCATCCAGCGTTCTGACCTATCGCCTAAATCAGTATTATCCAATTTGTTTTGTTTTCTTCCTATCGCATCTTTCGTGTAATAAGGAAGAAATGTGTCGGTTGTCTCAACTAACATACCATCTGCTAATTGAAGACAATACACTACGCCATTTTTGAATTTCTTGCTTCTTAATACGTTCATATTTTCTCGTTTAATGATTTATCGTTTGGTTCGTTATACATATAATGCACTAAAGCAAAATCGCTATAGAATGCGTCCTCATTATATCGTCCAGTCGTACTGATATGGCAGCGGAACTTGGAGAAACAGTGTGGACACTCAAAGACTCCCATGAAACCTGTCTGGGTGTCACACCAACCTATAGGTTTAGCACGTTCATGGAAGAAACCGCCGACATCAGATTTATGGCAATCAGGACATTCCATATCTTTCACGATAGGTATGTCCTGATATTGCACCACCTTCATGTTATCGAATATGCTTTTCTCTAATAGCTCCATAGTAATTCTTACTTGCATTGAGCATTATAGGCATCAATAGCTTTATTGATCTCGCCATAGGTAATCTCAATTGCATCCGCATTGTTCTCTTCAAAAACGCTACAATATTGAGAATCTATGATGATGTAAATACAACCGTTGTGTCTGAAAAGATTAGGGGGATAAAACTTTCCGTGGACACTCTTTCTGTCAATCTTTAACAGACGATCAACATCCCAGCACGTAGTGCGCTTAAATGATTGTAGAAATTCATTCATTGCCCTTCCAGCTTTTGTGCGAAGATTGGGGGTGGAAAGCATTTTACCATCAATCTCTTTAGTTTTCCATACTTTAGGGTCAATATTTTCTTTATCATCAAAAACAAAACCTGTATATCGCACAATGCGAGTAAACCCTCTTTGTCCTTGATACATTGAAAATTTTGGGAGTTGCGATTCTATGGCTTTTTTCTGCGTTTCGCGTAATTCCTCTTCCATATCCAGAAATTCACTGACCTTTTTGAAAAGATCGCAATCTTTTTGTTCAATCTTAAAAAAACATCTTTCTGCCATATCTTAATTGAAAAGTAAATGTGAATACTATTTATTGCCAAAGTCAGCAGGAGTTTCGCCCCACCGCCGGTTATCCCAGTGTCGTACTTCGATAGTATCAACATCGGTTGCCAGCACTCTAAGAAACAGCTCCGCTTTCTTCAAATCATTATTCTGTTTGTTGGATGCAGTAGATTTATTCTGGAACCATGAGATTGCAGTCTTGGAGTCGGTGTAAATAATACGAGGCTGGAAATCATTTTCAATGATGTACTTTACCGCTTCAACAACTGCCAGAAACTCTCCAATATTGACCGTTTGATTTCCCAGGTTCCGATAGAAAATTTGCTCACCGGTAGCAAGGTTGATTCCCTGGTATTCAGTGAGCAAATTTTTTGTAGAGTGTGCCGCATCTGTGGCTATGCCCTCTGTAGGCCGTCTCATTTTCTCAGACGATATTTGTCGTTATGAAGTAATGACAGAATCGTATTAGCCGCTTTCTCGAAATCCTCCACGACCTGCATGATGTCTTTTACATCTACGCGCTTTTCCAGGACAGCCTTACACGCTGCAAGGTTCTTGACGGATTCTTTCTTGCCATTGAAGGGGTCAAAGCGTATGGTCTTGTTGCCGAATTTGACTTCAACCAAATAGATATTGCCCTTGATATAGGTCGAGTTGACGGTTGCCTTAAACTGTACAGGTTCCGCTTCTACCACAACGTAGCCGTTTTTGTCCGACATAGGTATAAGCGCACAATCATAAAGTGCATTCATCATAATCTGACTGGAAAGCACTTTATCAACGATGCAGATCTTCTTGGGGTACGGAGAGTCTTGACGCACCCCACAAATTCTGCCAGTTTTCGGGTTCTGAGATACAAAACTGACAGGAGCACCACTTACTTCTGATTTTACGAATTTGAGCTTGGTGTACACACGCACGCTCTTTTGCTGCGCTGAGGCGGCAGGGGCCTTTTCAATTTTATTCATTATGTATGAAGTTGAAATTTTCAAAATACGACCGCCAAACACAGGATTGGCGATACAAAGTTAATACAATTTTGTGAGACGAGAGCAATTAAAAATTGGCTCAAAGTGTTGTAAATCAAGCATTTCCCGTTAGGTTGAATACTTGATTTACACACATAAGAAAAGGCTGAATCTAAACTAATTATGCTTAGTTCAAATTCAGCCTTTTACCGTTAGGATTAAAATTTATTCAATAATCTTCATCTTTTTCTCTTTTTAACCTTTCAACATCGGGAAAATCAAGAAAACCATCATCATTCCGGTATTCTACCATGTGCAGCTGGCAGTTGTCTCCCAGCTTGGAGATTATCGAAACATCATTGTCTGGAAATCTAAATTCATCTCCGGCGTTTCCATTCACACCTAATGATTGGGCTACCAGCAATGCGTCTTCTGATAGGGCCACGTAATTTACCCCAATATGGAAAAGCACTACTGCCCCTGGGTACATCTCCTTATAGAATTTGTACGCCTCAATTTGTCTTGCATTCATAATACAATTGTTTTGTTATGGTAACTCAATAGACTTGGCAACACAATTGTCACACAAGCCATTGTTTCTATTATACTCAGCTTTTCCCACGAGTTTGCCACACTCTTCGCAATACACTAAAGTTGCTTGCTTTTGATAGATTGCCGTATGTACCCGATTAGTCGAAACATGATACTTCATCGCAATACGTGCAATGATCTGCCCAGGCCGATATTTACCCATACGTTTGATGAGCTGGAAGTCATACTTCATCAATCGGTTAAGTACAGCAGAGTCATTCAGCAACCCTTCTGTATAGAGCTTCTGCAAGTCAAACTCCGAGATTTGCGTAATTTCAGACAGTTTGCGGATTTCTGCGTCTTCAAGTCTAATATTGATCATTGCTTTTTGTTACGAAAGAACAGGTATATCGGCACACATATCATTGACCACCCGATAAGCATAGGAACAATAGATAATCCAAAGCCTTCCATTTGATGAGACCATAGTATAAATGAGATGGCCGCCAATACATACAGTCCTCCCAGAAACCCAATCAATAATAGCGTCCATACCGATTTAGCTGGAGTATCTTGATGAGGTTCTTGGGGCTTAGGCGCACGTTTCAAAACATCAATGTCAAGACCATGACACATACAAAAGCCCCACGCCATTTCATTTGCCTCGCCGCCCCTGTCACGCTTAAATTTAGATTCATATCCATATTCCTTGCAAAAATTGATAAACCACGATAGCATTCGATTATACTTCGATCTCTTCTCATGGTCAGTTTTGATAATATCCAACAACTCCAATTCTTGATTCATTGTCAATTTAACTGGAGACTTGAACATTCCAAGTGCCATTTCGCAATAAGTCTTGTCGGTAGCTATCACAGGTATTGCGTCATAACCATATTCAACAGTCTGAAGGGGGTGTTCTTCTTTGAATTTTGATACAAACAAGTCTATCTCATCCGGACCTATATCAGAATATATCTCACGCAGCCAAGCAGCCACACCGCTCTTTCCAGAATATGAATACACAGCAGTAGCAATCCACGACTCTATAAAATGCGACATTTCACAAAGTCTATCGCCAAACTTAATTTGGTATTGCTTGACCTTTGATTTCGCAGATTTCAGCTGAACCTGAGCACTTACAGATTGTATAACTACATATTCATTCATGGGCGATAATTTTTATAGATAGACCAAAAACTGCAACCAACCTAAGCAGCATATCAATAGTCACAATGGATTTCCTCGTCTCTATTTTGCCAATCATGTTCCTGCTTATCCCAGAGGAATTGGCAAGCTGTGCCTGAGACATCATAGAACAACGAAGGTCATGCAAAACAGCAATCATGTGGTCATAGTCTTTGACTTCTGTGCAGAAGGTTTCATTTTCCAAAACCACAGATACTCCCACAGCTTTCGTATAGGCCAAGCATTTCTGCATATTATAGTTATGGCTCCCGTTCTCGATTCTGTATATGCCTGTAGGCATACAATCCAATCGAAAGCACAAGTCTTTAATAGCAGTTCCGCTTGATTTCCTATGCTCCAGCAATATGGAGGAAAATTCCTGTCTTGTCATCGTTCCTATTTTGCTGCAAAGGTAAGCATAATATTTGGAATACACAAATAATGTGCAATAATTATCGCTTCCAGAAAGCCTTTTCTACCCATCCTTCATAATCTTCTTGTTTTTAGGTTTCCGTTGTGGCGAATATTTTTGAACAACCCCCTCCAGTTCCTTCTCAAAACCGTCGAGCTTATCAATCAACTCGCCCATATCACTTATAGCGTCCGTCATTTTATACGCTCTTTCAGAATCTTGCAACGAATCTGGGAGATTATCAACCGCATCCTGTTCCTCGTCAATAATCTCCTGAATCTGGTCTCTTGCTTCTTCTATAGTCGTTGCAACTTCGGATAATCGTTCACGCCTTTCTTTGTTCATGCGGTTTCCTATTTTTAGGATGATTAACTCCATAGCCAAATAACGCAAAGTCTCCTTTGCATGGATCTTCAGGCCATAGTTCTCTACAAAAGTTATTGATGCTCTCGATCGCATGAGCCGTCACGCTCTTTGCAGATGTTATGTCAAGTTCATTAGCCATGCGCAGTACATGGGTGTCAATAGGTATTCGCAATTCTTTCGGAGAGATACGCTTCCAGCACCCAATATCCACTGGTGAGTTCTTGCGCACCATCCATCGAAGAAACATACACAGTTTCTTGTTTGGAGATGACCGATTGACGGTTTTGGAATACCTATGAACAGAAGCAACTGTGTAAAACGCGTGTAAAGTAGAACGCTCAGGAATAAGCTCTGTAGGTTCTCTATAACGCCAAACAGCATCTTCTAAAGTAGCGCATTTGTCCTCATAGTCAGTCCCGTTATACACATCGTACAAGAACTGGAAGGCGCGGTAAATATCGTGGCTGGAAATCATACGATAAAACGTCTCGCTTCCAGCAAAATCGCGCTCCCACTGCTTACTCATCACGTATTCATAAGGCCGGCCTTGCATCATCGTATCAAGGCGATTAGCCGCATCAATAATCTGTGCTCTTCGTCCAAATGATAAAAGCGCAGTCATAAAGCCGCTCACCTCAATGTCTGTTTGCTTACTGTATCGGCGTGGGAATTGTACCGGGTCCTCCGAAATAAAATCTGGAGACTCATACCTTTCTGCCCACTCCAGTAGTTTTTGCCTTACTTCTTTGTTCATTCTTCACTATTTTGAGTTTAAGTTCAATTACCAAATCTTTTCTGTTGGCTACTTTTGCCATAGCCATATACGTATCTTCCAATAAAGCCAGCATTATCCGGTTACTCTCTTCATGTGACATAGATTTCCAGTCCACACCCAATTGATCAGCTATGTTTTTGGCCATAGTGTAGAACTGGTGGTTTTCTGGAATTTCGTTAATATCGTATATCGGATTCTTACTTCCAAATAGATACTTGCTTAGTTCGATATACCTCATCCACGTATCGTAAAAGAGCTGGAGGTCGTGTTTACCTCCAGTCTCATCTACGATTTGCGGATTGGTGCTTGATACAACAGGCTTTCTCATACTTTCTCCAAGTCTGGTCCAAGCGCAACGCCATGCAGTGTTTCGCCATTTACTTCCACACGATAGACCCATAAGCCATCAGGATAGCCTGCCGGATCACAAAAAGTACGATACGCCTTCTTAACTATACCGATCTTCCCCTCGTATTGGGGTTGATGGTCATTCGATACGATTCTGACTTTATCGCCAGTTTTGAATTTAGATTTTGCCATATCTATCACCAAATTTTGTTTGCCAAGCAAGGTAAGATTTGCGAGACTGTGCAAGAAGTTTCTCTACAGTGATGTTTAGACTTTCCACCGGCACCACTGGTACGCCGTTGTGTGACACATACAGCTTACCGTCGAACTCTATTACATTGACCACTTCGCAGCTCATACGTTCCAGAGCTTTTTGTTTCTTTACAGCCTGCTTTTCTTCACGGTCTTTTACAAAATCAGACCACCATTGCTTGATTTGTTTTAATAATTTCATTACATAGACATTAGATGTGTATTAAAGAAGATAACAGTAATCCACCTTCCAATCGTACTTTGTAAGGTCCACACGAGGATCCGAACCATCCAGGGATGACGCAAAGCAAGAATACCCACCGCAATATGAGTGGAATGCTTTGTTGTCACAAGAGAATTTGTAACTACGGCTTTCCAAAGGGTAGTCCTTATCCGGCCAATTGTCGGCAGAAAATACTGCAACAGCATAGAGAGGCTTGAATGTGTACAGATACCCAGCTTCATTATGAATCTTGTTATACTGCATCAACAAATCTCTCAGCTGTTCCCATGTCAATTTGTTTTCGTTCATTTGAATTTAATCGTTATCTAAGAAATAAAAACGCACACTCAGTGTATTGTCCGATACTGTGTGCCAACTTACAATCTCATTGTTAGGGTCGCAATCAAACAAGTCAAGGATATAGCCGTAAATTTCTTCAAGAACTTCACGTTTACCCTTAATTGATTGAAATGCCAAGGAACCGTCACGTTTAATTTCACAATATATCGGTTGGTTATTGAACCAGCCTAAATATTGATTACCTTGACACGTGCAACAGTCCAGCATCTCACCATCAATCCAATCAGACACCACATTCTTTTCGTCCACTGGGGCATAGATAAGCGGTGTAAAATCATTCAAATTAGCTATGATGCGCCGAGGTTGTCCATTGCTTACAACCGCTGTTCCCAAAGTCTGATTGATGGATTCAATACGTGCAACTGTATTTCCGTTTGGTTCATAGGCAGGCCGTCCTCGATTGACCCATACCATGTCACCATTCTTGAATTTGTACTTCTTCATTTAGAATTTTTTCTTAACTTTTTGATTTTCAATTTACCTTCAATAAACAACTGCTGCTTGCGTTTACGATATTCACGCTTCTTTTGCGTCCAATAGGCCGTAGGGCGTTTAAGTTGAACGCTACGCTCCTGGGGATGCAGAATGTTTTGGACAGAACGCTTACTACAGCCAAACATTTCTGCCAGCTTGCGCTGGCTATATCCTTGTGCACTAAGGATTTTGATAGCTTCCTTCTGTTCAGGGGATAGCTTCCTTCGCAAGTCCAGCTTAGTACCGGCAATCAGCATTTTCTCACTCTTATATGGCATTACAGATAACTTGCTTCGACGAGTTCTACTATCTTGTTGTACGGTAACGCCATTTCTTCTGGGGTAAGATAGTAGCAAATAGATTCATCCAGTCTGGAGGCTTCATCGGCACCAATACAATTCTTCATATCGTCCAGAAGTTCTTCTTCCAAACTCACCGACGATACAGTGACATTCATTTCGTCTTCTGTGCCTTCAAAAATGGTGATGTCTATAGCTGGGTAATCCTTACCCTTGTATGCGATATTATACGTTTCCATTATTCAATTGATTAAAATGCAATTCTCATCCCGTGGGGCGTTACTATAAAATGCTCATGGATTGATCCTTCCATTCAGCCTACAACGCGTTGGCCAACGGTCCTACGATAGTACGGACCTGGCCCACGCGTTAGGAGGGAGTATTGAAGGATCTACCTGAAGGAGAGATTCTAAATTGCAATGCTCGCCCAGCGTTATTAAATATACAGCAGCTTGTGTAGCGTGACAATACTTTAATTCGTTCATATTTCACTGTCATAGGAGATGAACGCAAGCGGCGTCGATCTCAGCACAGATCGACGCCGCCAAAAGGTCATCTCGTTATTACCGTGAAATTAAATAACTTTACACCTACTGGCTGTCGGCTGTCAAACCTACCTCAATCTTACTTACGGGCGCGGCGGTTTCCTTTCTGCTTCATGCGTATTGCCTTTCTCAGCTCGCTTTGCTTGTGCCATTTCTGTTTGGTTGTCTCAAAGTCGAAGCGGTTGTAGGCAAGAAATTCCTTCAGCAAACCAAGCATCTGGTAGCCACATTCCACAACGCTCTCAGAAACAATCGCTGAAGCCTTGCGCTCCAAAGCCTCCAACGACTCCTCAGTTTCCACGAACTTGCGCTTCTGACCGCTCTTCCTGTCCCAGTAAGTTGGGGTATCGGTAGTGCCACGCTCATCCAACTGCATCCGGCAATCTTCAAACATAATCAGGTCCTTCATGGTGTAGTACGCACCAGCGGCCTTATAAGCGTTGGTGAATGCGGAACAGATGGTGCTTGGAGTGAACTTCACGCCGGAACGCAAATCGTTGAACTCTATCACAGCTTCACATAAGGTCTTCGGGTTCTTGGTCCCCTTGATACGGTTTGCTGCCTTCTCAAACGCAGAGAAGAATACCGGAAGCTCGTCAATATGGACGCCTTTTCCGTTATTCATCCAGCGGCACTGCAACTTGACATACGGACGATTCTTGTGTGAATACGGGTGCATTGAGGCTACACGGAACTGAAGCTCGTTCAAGTAGTGCTTGGCCATCATGTACGCCACCTCAGAGTTGTACCAGCGACAGCGGTCAGCCAAGCCTTCTATGTCCTTCTTGTAGTACAAATCACGCTGTCTCTTGACCTCATCAACCAGCACTTTCCATGAGTATTCGTAGCCACGCATTTTCAGTTCCTCGTGGAATCCGTTTCTGCTGAACATCATGGTCAAGCACTGGGAGGGGATCCAGCGACGCACGATGCCATCTACATCAAGATAGCCACTGTCCTCAATAGAGCCGATAACGCTTGTCACCAATTTCACGATTTCTGGATTGCCTTCCAGCAGAGCTGAAAGGAACTCTGCTTCGTTGACCATCTTGGGACTACCGTTCTTGGTAGGTAGCACCACGGTTCCCAAACCGCTGTCCTTACCTATCACGGTGCCTACTACCTGACACTCATGTTCGGGGATGATTACTTCTGCGCCACAGTTCTGGCAGATTACCTTAGTCACGTTCTTCTTGTTGTTCTTTTTTGTTGCCATTTTTCTTTGAATTTTTAATTGTTGAACTTATTTTGAATTATTATTTTTTTTAGAACCAATCCTTTCTCATTATAAAGGATTTATCAGACCCCTGGAAGAACCAATCTTTGGCGAATAGCTCTTCGGGATTAAAAGACCCGTTGATAAGCGAAAGCAGAATGAAGACTTCCAGCTTAGCCTGTGCGACATTACGAGTTTCGGGGTTCCCTAACCCTTCATGGCCTAACTCACTTATCAACTCTGACACTGACAATGCCTTAAATTTCGCTTTTCTCTCACGATTGATGGATTTCTTGGACGGCTTGCTATATTTATAGTTGTCATACAAGTCCTCCACAGTGTCCAGCCATTCATCAAGATTAGTGAACTTAGGAATGCTAGCGTCCACATCCTTCAACTTCACAAACTTCCCGTTTACGGAAAGCGTATGACGTTTGAAGTTTACGCAAATCCGAGCACCTTGGCTCGCCTGCTCAATTACGGTTTCATATATTGTACTCATTTCAAAAATCAATTAAAACGCTCATGTCTTCGGCACATTCTATAACCTTATCATAGAGAGCTGCACCGATTCAGGAGGAGCCGGACACATCCAGGAGCTAACTGGATGTAGCCGGCAAATCCTGAATTGTCACGATGCAGCTATCTTAAAGATAACAGACCCTTGCGTTTGTTTTGGCTGTGCTCACCTTACTACAATCTCACTGGAATGTGCGTCACTGTAAGTGTTTCATGTGTAGCCGTTGAATAGCACAGGTCCCTGACTTCATCCAGGTAGCCATACCTGGATGAGTAAGGTCCCTTTGCGTGTATGAGACGGCTACATAAATATTTCCAGCCTCGATTGTTGTTTACGCATTGTTTGATTTGACGGACTAACAGACGTTGCAAAATTCTCTAAAAGGCTCATATATTCCAGAATATCCTGTATATCACCAGCAACCAAACCCGGATGACAATCCGGGTGACTTGCTGGTCATCCACAGGTATCAGTTCTGGAAATTAAACGATGTCTGTATCAACCGTCCAGCCATTTGCTTGGCGAATTTGATGATAATATCAGGCGCGTTGTTTTCTTTAAGATTGTCATAATCAACCCGTTCTCCTGAGCTGAGCTGTAACGGAGCCTGCTTGCCAAAGCAGGCACGGTGGTAGCTCGATCAGGTTGAGACGGGTGATTTGAATTGAGCCTGCCTATATCATCAAGTTTACAAATCTCTTACGATGGAGTTGAACAAGTCTCTGCCAAATAGCAGATTATTGCGCATACATCCCAGCGAGTAATATCCTTCGAGCCGTTCTCCTGTCTTGTTTCTCAAAGTTCTTACCTTACTGCCTTTACCTCGCAAGATACACCCATCTTTGCCTTCTCTGGACCACCCCAGACCGCCGATGTCATCCATGCCAACTGACTTCCCAACCTTCACAGCTCGCAAACAATCCATGACGAACCCGTTTAGACGGTCAATATCCGCTTTCACGTTAATGGTTTTCAACACACCAGTTGCCCAAGAGTGTTCGCCATTGCCATGATAGAGCCACGACTGTAACGAATGTAAGACAGTTTCGTATTTTTGCCCCAGACCTAATCTTTTTAATAGTCCGGGCCGTTACTTCATTAACAAAGGTCTTAATCCGGTTCTTACTTAAACTAATCTCCGCGCCACGAATTGAGAACCCCAAGAATTTGAACCATCGGTCATTGGTTAAATACTCCACTTTCTTTGGGTTCAGTTTCATGCGCTTTTGAGCAAGCTCATCAATCATAATCTGCATCGCTTCCTCATAACGAGGACCGACATATAAGGTATCGTCCGAATACCTTACATAACTATCTCCAAGGTCAGTAAGACGTTTATCCAACTGATAAAGAACCACATCTGCCAGCCATGAAGCGACAGCGCAACCTTGTTTAAGACTTTGATACTTGGATGCCTCGCATTTCGCTTCGCTGTCATAATAATCATCGTTATGATAATACTCACGGACTACATTGATGATTACAGATTTTCCAAATCACTGCTCAATTATATCAAACGCAGCATCAATGTCCTCAATAGGCACAGTATCGAAATATTTGCTAAAGTCCGATTTCCAGCCAATCACCTTGTGGTCATCTCCGCTCAGCCTATCGATTTTCTCGCTCATCTGCTTCACTATCTTGGCACAGCCGATACCCTTCTGATAGCTCATACAACTTGGATGTACCATGTCTCCAGCAATCTCAAACAGCATATCGTTTACCAAAGAAAGGAAAATCCGATCTTCGTCTTCATTGACAAAAACAGTACGGAACTCTCCAGGCGTATCTTTAGGAATAAGGGCGGTATGCGGTCGTTTGATATGGTAGTTTCCAGAAACCAATAATACCAGCAATTTCTTACGACCATTAGGGGACATAAAATCTCTCAAAACAGCCGTATTGATGCCTTTCAGAGAACCTTTGTTAAGCGCAGTCTGCCAACGTTCAGGCTCAAAGAATTTTTCTAACAATTTATCTTTCATACTGTTTGTATTCTTGTGAATAGTCTTGATAAGAGTCATCATCTATTCGAGTTACCTCGTCTATACAATCAAACTCTACTCCCATACTTTCAATAGCAGAACTATAAAGACTGGTTCTATTGAATTTGTCCCATATATCTGCCATATTCTCACCTTCTATAGTGACAATGCTTCTAAAACCTATGATACACTTCATATTTTTGAATTTACGCGCCGCGCTGAAAAAAAGCGCGGCGCAATAAAGAATAAAGATTAAAGCTCACACGCTACAGCAGGCCGAACAACGAGGTTGATGTCCTTGTAGGTGCTGTTGGTGCCACCATTGTTGAAATACACGTACCACGCGTTGTAGCTACTACCCTCCGTGCTACTCCAATACCAATCCTCTTTCATTGGATCACCTCCAGCCTCTACCAGAGCCTTATTGACCTCGTTGATGTTCAACAGAATCAAGTGCAACTGAGCCACCGATGGAATGTACTCATTCTCACCCAGATTGATGTCTGGATTAAGGCTGTCTCGCATATCATTGGTGCTTGCTATGCCGTTCCAATCAGCCATCGCTTCCTTAAATGTCCTACGGAAGAACTGCTCCGAACCGCAAGGAACCTTATCTCCCTGGCAAAGTGCAATATCTTTGCCACCTGCTGCATCGTGCAAAACAACATTGGCAAACCTATCACCCATCTTCACGCCGACAGCAATGCTGTTACGCTTATCCTCATCCGTTGCCAAAGATTCATGGATGGCTTTGCTGGAAGACAGGATGAAATAAATACCGTCAGGCTTAACGGCAGTAGCGGATGCCGTAGATGACTTTGGCTGCTCGCCCACGATAAAGTTGTACACTTTCTCAGCCTTGGCCAAGTCAAAATTGGAATCCTTTGCAAGCAACAGACGGAGCTGCTGCATTTCGTTTAATACGTTACTCATTGTTTGATTGATTTATGAATTATACATTGGCATATTGCCCATTATTATTTCTCTGTTACTGTTGCCCTCCCTATAATAAGGACATTGGTTGTTATGCTTAAAATCAGAACCCAAGCGGTCGTTTCTTCCAAACCCTCCTGGAACTACCAGGCGATTGCACCTACCGTTTTTCGTACAGTAGGTGCAAGTGTCGCAAATATTCTTTTTCATAAGCGTTTAAGCTACGAACCCTAATTCATGAGCGATATATTGCATCTCACGATAAGCGATCTGGTGGCACCCAGCCGTTAGAATGTCATTGGCAAATGAGTGAACACGATACTCACTGCTAAGCGTTTTGATAATCATGCCTTTTTCGCATCCGCTTTGCTGGTCATGCCAACGGTTGAAAATTATCCACAAACGCTTGCACTCGTCAAAACTCAGTTTAATTCCCTTGGAAGTTTCTACGATATTCCTGGTGGTGTTCACTTTAAGCAGAACATTACCGCCATAGAAGACTGTATCGTTACTGTAAGGCAGTGATACTCTAAAGCCTTCATGGTACAACTGACGATACCCCTCATCACCTTTTGCTTTCAACTCCGCAATATAATCTTTCTTCTCCGCTTCCAATCGCTCATATTGTTCACGTTCCAGTTTACGCAACCGCTCTTCTTCTGCCCAACGAGCTTCACGAGTATCGTACATATACTGGTCGTGCTGAAGTTGTTCAAGCATCCATTGGCGTTTGTTTCTAATCCACTCTGCCTTATTGCTGGAAGCTACATATTCCGCATATTCTTCCTGAGACAGGGAACGTTCCGTGTAACCGTTACAACCAGTGAAGTCAATTACGGTACCATTGTAATTGAAGCTGGTGAAAGCGCGTTTATCATTGCCACGCCACGGATAATAACGATGCTCAAACCCATTCAAGCCGATATAGACCTCCAGATGGCGTTTAGCTTTCTCGTAACGGTCGTGTTTCTGCCGCGCTTCATACGCTTGCGCCGCTTTCTCCAAATTACGACGGCGAACTTTCAGCATCCAGGAAATCAAATCACCAGCCTTTGTATGCTTCTCATAATCTTTCTTGGTAATGCTGCCAGTTACATACGCTCCATGTCTGCCAGCGTATGTGGAGAAGGAACATCGTCTGGCAGAATCATAAGCAAGAAAATCGCTTAATCTGCGGTTTTTCTCTGCTATTTTAAGGCCAGAAATTCGTTGTTGGTAAGCTTCCCACGTGCCTTTTCCATTGACAGCATCCACAATTGTAGAGAGTTCTGCACCTTCTGACATGAGTTTGAGGAACTTTAGTCCTGTATTAGCAACAACATCAACCATGTCATTGCAACATACATTTCTGGCAGCTCGACGCATAAGCCGACTACGGTCTTCAGCTTTCAACCGCAATAACTTGCGCACAGAAGTCACGCCGGTAGCCTCAAACAGCCTAACCATTTCTTTGTAGCCGTGATCGCTAAACCCATGCTGCAACTTCTTGCAAGTTTGTAACCCCAAGCACGTTTCCAGACTTTCCATGAGCATATTAAGACCCAGGATTGTTATCTCAGTCTGGAGTTCTTCTTTGCTGTAATGTGCAGAAACAAAACGCCAACGTCCCCAATCGACAGTTGGAACCTGGAACTCCTCTACATTGTCAATGCCATGAGGAATTGCGCCCATCATATTAGATTGGTGCTTGCTGGTAGAACTGGAGTAGCGATTAGTATCAACGATAAAAATAACTTTTCCGTTGATTTCTAATCTCTGTCCTATACAAGTGCTATAGGATTTGAGCACCCCGTTTTCATGGGAAATGCTACTGCCATAATGAGCACGGTCTTCATTGTGTGCCCAAGCATGGCACACATCATAATTACTATAAGCCATATCAATTTGTCTGTTGTTTGTTTACGAATAGAAAAATGAGAAGTTGAAGGGGTGAAAAGATGTCCACAAAAATGATGGAGACCTCAGTATTTCTACCGAAGCCTCCATCAATACCACCATCAACATCGTTTATATTGCTATGATTTTTCAAGGATAATCTCTAAGCCGTCTGGAATTTGAATATGTTCCAAGAACGCTTGATATTCCTCCTCTGTGATTTTGCTCTTCCAGCCACAAGCATTGAGCTTCAACTGGAACTTAGGTTTGTTCTCATACCCAAATCCGTTATATGCCCAGAAGCTATAATTCTGAGTCGGTGCATTCTCCACGCACCACAAAGCCAATTCGTGCTTGCGATTGATGAACTTACAAGACTGCTCATATTCCTTGTTAATTTCCGCAATCTTTTCATCCTGCCATACTTTATGCTCGGCTTTCATTTTATCTTGTATAGCTGTACTGGTAAACTCTCCAGCCAGCACACGTTGTTCCATAGCCTCAAGCGCCTCACTATTTGGAAGTGTGTGCTTGGGATTCTCAGTATGCGTAAAGGTCTGACCAGTCTTTTCTTCCAGCCACGTAATTGCCTTTTCCGCTTCTTTTCTCCATTGATCAATGACACCCAGCTTCATCAATTGATACTGGAAGAAACCCTTGTCTATAACCGATTCACGCAATACTGCCAACTGTTCTTTGGTTACACGATACCACCCACATAGTTTCTCATCACTTTCACGCTGGTTGATATGATAAATGAAATTATCTACCGGGTACATAGGCTGTCCGAACTCGTTGCTCAAATGCAATGGTATAAAAGGAACCAGCTCTGGGAAATATTTGGCAATCTCATCGTGACAGCAACCACCGTAAATGTATTCGCCTTTTTTGCATATCCCTTGCTTTCCCACAGTGCATATTGCATCTCCAGTTATACTGAAGTCGCATACGCCGTTCTTGCAATCGTCATCCAGACTAAACGTAGCAGTAAACTTCAAAGTTGCGCCATAATAGCCAACTGTTCTTGTTCTTTGATATTTCATCGCCTAAAAGATTTCTTGTTTATAAAATACTCCATCTTCTTCCCATTCTGTCCAATACGCACGGTCATTCCATAAATCTTCGTCCAGAGTATCAGTGTCATGGGATATTTCCGTAAATTCCTTGTCTGCCTTGAAAAAATCAAGCAGACAATCGTTAGAACAGGCGTATTCTGCATCGTCTATCAGATAGCCCTCAAACATTGGTTTACCGCAAACACTGCAACGTCGTACATTATCAGTATCTCCGATAAACCCAAAGAAATCACCGATATGCGTAGGAGCATAATCAGAAGACCGTATCGCTTCACAAGCAATGCTCCACGCTTCGCTCCATTTTCTGCCTACGTTACATTCTTCCTTATATACTTTATTGAAGATGTCGCACATTTCAGAAATGTAACGGTCCGCATTATCCACATAATCATACTCATCACAGTCCAGAACCGTATAGTCACCAACCTGCACCTGATCCGTAATGACTTCAGGATAATTGCTGCGATCTTCCAGTTCCACGTCCTGTGCATAGGCTTCCGCAATCTTCTTTGCCTCGGTCAGGCTCTTCGCTATAATTTCGAGGTCAAAAGTAATTGAAAAAGGGTACCTCATACGCTTTATTTTTACCAGTGATAATCCAATACACTGTTGATGTACAGCACCGCACCATCTTCCAGCGTATTCAGCAATTCCATAAACTCACAAGGATAAGAAGTCTTATCTCCTGCCCAATCGGGAAGGCAGAACAAAGTATATTGAGCAAACGGTTTATTAAGAGCCTGACGCAAGCGATAGGTATCACAACCGCCACGCTCTTTCAACGCTTCCAGGTTATCTTGTATTTCCTTATACCAGGCTTCTTTAATAGGCTGGAGGGCATCGCGTCCCTTGAACACAATCGTATCAGGTTCTTCTCCTTTCGTAAAAAGAGCATTAAACCAATCACAATCATCCAAATCGTTGATTATTTGTTCGCGTGACTCATCATCACACAAGTCGGTGTAATCCACATTTGGATCTTCGTAGAAATTTGATTCTGAAGCCCACTCATCGCGCTCCAGCTGTTCCTGAGTTATTTCGTATATAGTACTGTGCATAGTTTTACTTATTTAAGAGTTCATTAAATCATCATGAAGATTGTTTGGGCATCGCTCGTCGAACCAATGCCAAACATCAAACTTAGAGGTTCCAGCAGAAAAGAAAAGGAAGTCCTCCTCTATTTCATCGTCATTGTTCACAGGAACTTCAGAAAACTGGTCCCAAAGTTCTTCCAGCGTCAATAATCTGACGTGTTCCGTACAATTCTTGCACCAACAGTCTTCCTCTTCAAAGCGGTCGGAACTCTCACCACTGATTTCACCTGTATTGGGGTTCACCCACATTGTCATTTCCACATCGCTGCTGCCACAATCAGCGCAATACAGCGTATCTAAATCTTTGTTTGCCATGATCAATCCTCTGTTTTATAGTATTTGTAACCTAAGATTTCATTGACCTCTGTAGCCAACAGATACTCTTCATCCTCTGTATCTCCATCTTCCCAATTGAGGTTATCGGCAAACTCCAGGTCATGCCGTTCACAAGCATCAAAACATTTTTCGATGTCAGCAACAGACTGGAATTTATCGTTAAAGTTCTCGTCCTGATAGTCAAGCCAATTAGCTATTCGGCGCAGTTTATCACACGCCAGTTCTTTTTCTTCCATATTATGCTACTTTTTGATTCATAAATTTTACAATACTGTCAAGTGTATCGAAATCTAAGTCGCTTATTTGACATGGAGCATAGCCGCATACATGATTCTTGACAATTTTCGCACATTCCAGACTTCCTTGTCCAAACAAATCAGTCCCTATGCGATATGCGGTAGTGCCAAACACCCAGCTTTCTCCGATACATTCATCTATATGTTGCATCAATGAGAGCTTATTTGCTTCGTGTGCTTTGGCTTGCTTTTCCAAGGCATAATCAATTTCAGCCTTAGCTTCCTCAATCATTCTGGGAATCTCCTCGGTTCCAAAGAATCCCCAGCAAGAATCCTCACAATAGCCATCGCCGCCTTCCACCATATAACCAAACACTTCACCGGTCACATATTGGTTATACGTTTCCATTTCTCCCTCCATCATGGCATAAGCCCATTCTTGCCATGACTTATGACCATTATACAAGCCACTCTTGTCAGCACGCAAAGCACCTTCCTTCTCAGCTGTGCATTTTTCTACGTAGGCAAAACCAATAGTAGAGCAATCCCATTGAGCATCAGGATGTCCGCTTTTCCCACCCAGCCAGATAGATATGCCTGAGTGCTCATACATACTGATAGGAAGCCATACAATTTCACCTGTCGCTTCAATCATATCCAGCTTCTCACGTTCACTGAAAGATTCAGCCATTTCTGCGGCGCAATAATCAACATCATCCGCAGGGATGCACACTGTATGCGGATAGGTGTCATGTTTGACTTCATATTCGTAATACTTTTCGCCATCATCTTCAACCAGCTTTGCGTTCTTGTTCTCACAAAACTTTTTGATAATGTCTTCAGGCGATACATACTTGTCGAACAGCTCCTGAATAACTCCTTCGATGTTTTGAACGTCACCCAGGTTATAGTGACGATGCTCGCAAACAAATGTTGCAACATTGCACCATTCACGCGGCGATTCTGGGTCTGAATCGTAGTATATGTTGATGTCATACCCACGATATTCTTCTGTCTGATATACTTCCATAGTTATTTTTCTTTAAGTAATTGTCTGGCAACATAGCCAACCTGTCTAAGGTATGTTGCCCAAATCTTATCGTCTGACTCTCTTTGCATTGATTTATAACCGCAATCACGGTAGAACTCTCGCACTTGGCTTGATGATACCATTAAATTGCCGAATTGCACGAGGTTATAGTCCGGCTCGTTCGGGAATGTCCTCACGTAACGACGAATATTGTTCATGCTTTCTTCTGGAGAGTTCTGCATTTTAAGCAGAGCCTGTTCTATATAACACAAACAGGTTTCCAGTTTCTTATTGGGAGAATACTTATTCATGTTCTTTTGTTTGTTAGATAATCCTCAATTTCTTGCTCGGTAGCCTCTCGGTATAACATATATACGCCACCCAGAGTGCTATTGTAAATCAGAGTATAACCATCATGCTTATGCACGTGGTCCGTTCCATTTTTAACCCAGCGTGGTTCTTCTTCACGCAGATTATCATCAGCATATTCATGCCCATCCCATTCTTTCAGATAATCAATGACTGCTTCGCCATTGCAATCAGAATATATGGTGCCTATGTTTTCTTCACCTTCATAAAGGCGGTTGCAAATGTCCAAAAGCTCTCCGCTTTGGACATCTACTATAATTCTATAAAGTTTCATACATTCTGCTTTTTAATTTCGATTGCATTCAGCATATTGATTACGTCACCAAGGATATACAACTGGTCAGGACTAACATCGTCGCTTTCATCAAGTACATCATAAATGTCCTGGAGTGTGCGAGATGCGCCTTTAAGCCATGTGTTGTAATTCTTTTGAGTAAACTCCGTTTCGCTCTGCCAAACTTCGGAATCGAAACGCTTCGGATCAATTATAAGGATTCCTGCTTTTCCCATGATTATTTATGTATGAGTTGACCAACGATTCTTCTCAGCATACTGGCTCATAATGATACCGCCATTGATACGAGGCTCACCATTCACCATTTCACAGAAACAATATCCGTGTTCCGTAAAATCTGACGATATGGAGATGTAGTGGTCCACCGCTTTCCTACACCAACGAGAAAGACGATTTACACAATCTTGCAGCGATGTGTCATCGAGTCCTTGCGCATACAACAAGTCTGCCTGATAACGTTTTTCTGTTTCCTCGCTCATAAACCGGATTTCCAACGGTTTGCTACGCATTTCGTATTCTTTTGGGTATTGCTGGATTTTTTGCTCCCACATAGGTGTAACCAAGTTGTCATAAATATTGGCGGCATCCTGCATGGTAATGCGGCGCAAATCCAAGCCATCCCAATAAAATATCTTCAGATGCTCATAGTTCGAGTAATAAGAGATGTAGCCAAAAGGAGCGTCGGGATTACGAAACATATCAAAGCGACAACACTCGTTGGAAAACCAGCGTGCAATTTCTGAAGCACCGATTTTTAGGAGGGTTGTACCGTGTTCTCTAGCCATCCAGAAAAATGGCTCTGTGTTCTCCTTTAATTCCTCTACGTCATACTTCTCAAAATCTGAGCGGCAAAGGCGTGTATCGTAGAGTTCCGCACGCATTTGCTCTATATATTTATTATCCATACGATATTCAATTAAAATGCTATATAAAATGGTTTTCCTTTTAGAGACGGACGTTTGCTAACTACAAAGTCCTCAATCTCCTTTTCCGTCAAGGCAAAAATCGGGCAGTACTCATAAGTGAGCGTGCATACGAATTTGTCTCTGAGCATTACGTCAAACTTTAATTTTTCCATATCATTTGATATTTATGATTCGAGTGACGCTAAGCGCATCAGAATCCTGGAAATCGTCTAACTCTACATCACACTCTGTATAGCCAAAGTACGAGTCCTGAGCAGCACATATCCAATCTTCATCGGTAGGTTCATTGCAATTCTCTGGAAGCAAACTTTCCACATCATAGTAGTTCAGTAGCTTTCCATAAATTGCGATTTGTGGGTCTGACCATGAGCCACGATCGATAAAGCACACGGTCTTTTCATCTTTATTGTCTTTGACGGTCTTTCGCCACTTGGCAAACACGTCATTTGCTTTCTTGCTTCCCATATTTATATCCTTTTATATATCCTCTCACGAATGCTGCATGGCATACATCTAAGTGCACACACGCCCCATTCGCAGTACGATAATTACATTTTGCGCACGCTCTTTCCATGCTGGATTGTTTACGTGCACGCGCTTCTATTGTTTCCTTTGCCATACTTGTTGTTTATTACGAATAGCAATCTTTGGTGTATCAAGTTGTCCACTCTCGCAAAAATTTTAATCCCTTTGCGGTTCGATAAAGTAGAACAACCGATAATTTGCCTTCCAGAAGCTACGCCAAAAGCGTTTGAATAACGGGGAAAATTTTGGAGAATGCCACATGAGGCACCCCCATCCCATACCTATGGCGCAACCGGTCAAACTATCTGAGGCAACCAATACGCAGGGGAACAGCAAAATAATTCCCAGAACATATACTATCACATTTTTCATTGCTGTAATCTTTTAGCGTTCTCCAAATCTTGTTCTTCTTCCACGCTTCCGACATAGCAGTCCATATAATAATTTTCCTGCTCTTCGGTCGGATAAACATAGTCCACGTTATACTTAGCGCAATAGATGCCCCACGAGCTTTCTTGCTCCTGCGAACTTGCAGGTTCTTGTTTGGACGAACTACATCCGCCCAACATGATTGCACACAACACTACATAAGAGTAGCGAACGATTTTCATACCACTGCATGAGAGGATTTTAACGACTCCTCTGTGTCGTATTTTTCTTGTCTTCATTGTTCTTTTTGTTTTTTTGTTAATACCAGCCTTCCAGTCCACCGTTTGGGCTATCTGCACCCATTTTGATGGCACCTTCAAGGTCTTCAATTGATATAAGCAGATTTTCTTCGCACTCTTTGTAGCGTGCAATCATCATTGGGTCGGTCGAGTTCTTGATGCCGCGTCTAACACGTTCCAAGTCTCGTTTCATATCTTTCAAAATTTGTTTATTTGTCATTTTCGAGGTCTGTTTTTGTGTCCGTCATACAGTTCACACGCACGCTTTACAAGCGGCTCACGATAGGTATCGCTTAACTCTGCCCATAGACATTCAGCAGCACCCCATATTCCACGCCGATCACAGATGCCACACCACTTACTCCAAAAGTGCATCCAGTCCGCATTTGCAAAAACAAGCTTGCATTCCTCTTGACTCCAGGCATTCCACATATAGTAGAAGTAGCTGGAAACAATATTCATTTCTTTTTCCATATCGTTCACTCCAGCGTTATCAGTAAACCATGCTTGTTGGCAACATTTCCTTCAGATACGCCGTAGCCCAACGATTTGAAGAAAAGTTTGAGGTAGTTTTTGTCACGATACCCCCATGACACCAATTCGGACATCATGTCATCGGGCACCTTGGTAGCACACTTGACTACAGAAGTACGCTTATTGTTCTCTGTCACATGAATAGTCACAATCGCCTCTCGGAACGGCTGGTCAAGTTTCACGTTTAGCGTAGCCTTGCACTCCAAATGTGCCTTCTCACTTAAAAGTGCGCTTTGGAAAGCGGCTATCTTGTCATCTGGCACAAAGCGTTTCCACATTTCATCTGTGGGACTAAAACGCTGCCAATACGTATTCCAACTTTCAATGACCACAGGGTCTTGTCCCTGCTTAAACATTCCAATTACGGTTTCAAGTATATGAGTGAAACGAGGACAGTTGGAAAGTTCTTCAAAAATCGCACGTTTCACCTCTTTGCTATTGCTTTGTTTCATATCGTTTCTTAAAATTTGGGCATAAAAATAGCCACAGTCAGATTGCTCCAACTGTGGCTCACTTCGATTTATATTGCAACTTATAACACCGCCATAATTTTTCTGGCATCATTCACAACGCCTCTTAAAGACCGCTCGTATGCCTCTTGCCTTTGCATGGCTCGTATCTCGTCAAACGACATATTAAAGCCACGCTTTCCCAGCTTCTTATTGCGTATCACTTGTGCTGCCTCGCAAAACATCTCTTGGCGGTCACGGTTAATGCGTATCTGGGACATCTCACGCACAGACGGAGGAGTAGGCAGGTTGTCGGCACTTGGCGTAAATGTGATTTTGTTCCACGTTTGTTTCCACGTCTCCCAATCGAGCGTATAACAAGAGTGCATATCTGCCCATACAAGATTATCGCCGGCTTTTAACCGGTTGCACAAATGTTTCCCAAATACAGAGGTTTTGGTGGCTTCAATGACTTTTGCCGTCTTGCCTACAAATTGCACGACCGCACATCCGTTTTCATTTATCGCCCACTGAAGCCTCTGCCAAAATTTGCCGTTTGTCACGCATTTAGCATTTGCCGCCAACGAGTACAGGCACTCGCTAATACGGGTGGGTATATTGGGAGCGTATGTTTCCGCATCCGTCTTACGTGTTGCAACCGCACGCATTGCATCCAGTTGCGTAGCTGAAAGTATGTCTGATAACTGCATAGTTCTACGTTTTTTAGGGTCTCTGGAAAATTGGACAAAAGTCACGCATTTAGCCTTTCGCCGTATCGCAGTACACACGCTACATACATACGCACACAAGCATACGAGCGAGTGTGCGAGTGGAGGCACGTATCATACGCACGCACACGTCACATACATGAGTGGAGGCGTATGCAACGTGTGGAAGCGTGTGCGTTGCGAGTGGACACTACTATCACGTGGATGCGCAATTATACGCTCGCCCACGTGATATAAGCAAGCCGCCCAACCTGTGTAGGCTGGGCGGCGGTCGTGACCTGTGCGGATGTTATGCGGCAGGTTGGTTTGCGGCTGGTTGTGTCGCTTGTTTCTTGGGCTTGCTCTCGGCAGGTGTTGCGTAGGCGGTGTCGAAGATGCTCTTGGCGGTACCTACGATGTCCTTGAACATGGTCGCTTGCTTGGTGATAGCCTCGGCGGTCTTGAACATGAGCACACGGAGCGTGTCACCTGTGGCTGTGTAGATGGGTTGCTTGTCAGTCACTCGGAGGGCGGTGTTGCGGAGGAACAGACCCTCATCAAGCACGAGGGCTTTGTTCAACTCGCCAGCGGAGTTGCTCTTGTACACGCAGTTGCCCTTGAGCCACTTCGTGAACGCGCTCTTGGCTGTGAGTTTGGTCTCCACCTTGGAACTGCCTACGACTACGACCTTGAAGTCGTTGGCGAAGCCGCCTCTTGTACGTGCATCTGCAAGCATGATTGCGAGCACTGGGAGGAGCAGGTCGGTGTTCTTGGTGCTTTTTACACCCTCAACCGCCATGAACTCGGTAACGGACTTCATCTCGCCATCGATGCGCATCTTACGCTCGTTCAGGAGCACGGCTGCGTTTGCAGGGATTGCGTCGTAACCACGTACACCGAAAGTTACGTTGAACTTGCTTGCTACACTCTGGTTGTTGTTTGCTGTTTTAGCCATAAATTTGTCGGCTCACGTCCTTAGCGTGTCTTGTATGCCCTCACACACCGCCTTCCGTATGTGGGGAGTGAAAAATTTGGTTTGCTTGACTCGCTCTTTATGCGCACAGCACGGACAGAAGTACGTATGTACGCTCTCGCCTTGTCACGAGCACCTATGCGGTGGGGAGTTTAAGCATCAGTCCTTTGTTGATTTGTTGGCATCGCTTTGTATGTGTCAGACACATACGCCACTTATCCGTGTTGCTCGTGGCACACACACTCATGAAGTGCGTCAGACGCAAGTGTGCATAACCGCTTGTCAATCAACTCCGTATGTCAATGAGCGAGCCTCGCAATGAGGCAATTCCAATAATTCTGCCGTATGCCGACGGCTGAACTGAAATCGATACAAAGGTCATGTCTAACAAATTGCTACACAACGATTTAGCAAAAAATTTTTTATTAAAAAAATCTTCACCCTAAAGGGTGAAAGTTGGGGTTAATACTATGGGCGCACATGGACTCGCATTATGCAGCCGACAACAGCGAGCGTACTCATCCACATGGACTCGTGCGTGGACAGGTAACGTGGTCTCGCATGATGCGCGTACCCACAGCGTCCACGAAGGACACCCACGCTCATCCAGTCGCGTCCACGCATAAGCATACTGGGCATTCACATACGCCCACGCACATCCACGAAAATGGATGCCCAGTCAGCATATTGGGCGTTCACGTATATATGCGTGGACATCCAATATGGGGCATCTTTGCACGCCCACGCATATATGAACATGGAGCCACGTACTTGTGCGTTGTGAGTCCACGTATGCTAAACGCAAGTCCACGCATATCAAGCGTGGGCATCCACAAACACGCGTTGGAACTCCACGCTTAGGCGTTGAAATTGTGGGTCCACGTTATTGCCTGGAAAGCCACGCCTATAAATTATTGGGTGTCCACGCAATATATGTGGACGTCCAATTTGTGAGGCTTTTGGACATCCACACGCTTGAAATTGGGCATCCATACGCAATGACTGGAAGCCCATGTGTATTAAATGGGCGGTCACGTATATATGTTGGACGCTCACACATTCAACGTGGATAGCCACGCATTACTGATGGGCTTCCACGTTTGTACTTGGACATCCACGCATATATTTGGGTGCCCATAAGTTCTCGTGGCTGTCCACATACTTGATTGGACATCCATGTTGGCGCGTTGACACCCACATACATACATGGGTGTCCACACATAAGCCTGGATGTCCACACATAGACGTGGTTGCCCATATACTCGTATGGACTCCCATATACACGAGTGGAAAGCCACGCATTCAAATGGGCGTGCATATATGTTGCATGGGCACCCATAGTTGCTGGTGGTCTCGCTTGGATGCGATATGCGACAGCCCATCAATGCCCACTCGCCTCCAAAACTGGGCGGAAAAGCCACGCTCTATTTGGACATCCACACGCATCCACGAGGAAGTTTGCGCTCCCAGCCGTCGTTTCGCTCGCAAAACGCGCCTGGCCACCCCTGCAAAATTTGGAAAACCTCACGCGTTTTGCTTGGAAGTCCATCGATGGCCACGCGTACAAGTGGACGCGCACACGAGCGTAGGCACGTGCGAGCACATACACACGAGCATGGGTGCAAGCGCAACGTGTCATGTGCGCCCTTGCTACGTGGACGGGCTGCCGCGCGAAACTGGTGGTATCAGGCACGCTATGTGGACGCGCGTATATGCGTGCGCGAGTGTGAGCGTATGCAGGTGCGAGCAAGCGAGTGCGTGCTATGCGTATGTGGGCACGAGTACGTTGCGTGCGTGGTGCGCCATGTGTGTGCTGGGTGCGAGTGGGTGAGCACGATGCGTCACGTCTTGTGGGCGCACGTAGGACGGCAACAAAAAATCCCCACCCCTATGGGGTGAGGACTGCGGTGGCGGTGGTTTAAGCCGTAGGCTTACTTGGCGGCTTTCTTGCGTGAGGTGCGCTTGGGCTTGGGTTGCTCGGTCGGTTGCTCCGTAGGAGCAGGGGTCTCGGTGGTCGGCTCGGCAACCCCTTTGGGGTTGAGGGCAGCGAGTACGGCTTGGGCGAATGCCTTGGCTTGCTTTGGCTCAGCTTTGCTGAGAAGCGAGTTTGCCTTGGTAGCATCACCACCACCCAATTTTGTTTTCAACAAAATTGCGATGGCGAGTTCATGTCGCTTGGTTGCATCATTCAGACCTTCGGTCTGAGCGAAGACCTTGCCGGCTTTTTTGCTGGCAAAGCCAGCAAGCAGGCTCTGTGCGTAGGCACGGCTGTGGGGTTGCTCCTTGACGGCACCAAAGGCAAAGCCTTTGCGAGGGTCGGTGGGGAGGTCTTTACCCTCTACGAGGGTAGCGACGAGCGAGACGGTGTGATTGAAAATCACAACCCATTGGTCTCGGGTCTCTAAAACCCTTTGGGTTTTAACTGGCTGCTCCTGTGCGGTTGCAGCGTTGGCGGTGAGGGACTTGCTACCTACGGTAGCACTTGCGGTGTTGGAGGCTGAATTGGTTGCCATAAAATCGTAGATTTTAACTTGACCGAAACCCGTCGGTCGGCGGTTTTGGCTGATTGCCGATGCAAAGTTACGGCTCAGACCGCAAGGCATCTGCGCGAAGGACTACGCGAGACTTACGCACGGGGCTTAGCCCTCACGTAGTCTCGCGGTTGTGGAGTCCTCGCGCTGCGTCCGTGCCGTCTCGCCTATGCGTGGCGAGCCATGCGCTTGCATGATGCAAGCCCACGCTCTTGCGTATGGGCGCACACTCATGCCCACATACACCCACGTTCAGCCACGCATACGCCCACTCGCATCCACACGTGCCCACCTGTATGCCCACGAACACCCACGCACTCCCAGACATACGCTCATGCACACCCACGCTTGCCTCCACGTGCGCTCACGTATGCCCATGATGCGCCCACATACGCTGGTGGGCAGTCACGCAGCCGCTCGTGCGTTACGCATACGCACGCATGGTTGCCCTCGCACGATGGCATGGGCGCATTATGCGCGAGAGCGTTACGCATACGCACACAAGCGCACAGGCAACCACCGCGCGTCCACGTTTGCGCACACGTCAGACTTGCGCCCACATTATGCGCCCATGAGTCACGCCCATACGCCTATGCACGCATGGGGTGGTTGCAGGCAGGCACATTATGCGCCCTCCCGTAACGTTGTGCGCGGTGTCACGCCTATGCGCAGACGGGGCTATGCCCTATGCGTACATGGGCGCAACACTATGCGCGACGTTACGCAAACGGGCGTGAACGGGTGCGACTGGGTGCAACCGTGCGGATGCGAGTGTGTGTGTATGGGCGAGTGGAGGGGTTGAAAACCCCTCGTGGGCGTGTATGGGCGCATTTGGGCACACCTGACCGCACGTATGGGCGCATACGTGGGTGCATAAGGGGCAAAAGTTTCACTTTTGGGATAAGTGAAAGTCTCAACTCGCTGATTTTCAGGCAGTTAGCCTCGCGCGAAAAGAAACGGGTGCGCCCACGCATAGGTGGGAATGCCATATATATTGTCGAGCCGAAAAATTAAGTTTGATTTTTCCAAAATACCCCTAATCTGATAGTCGATTCCCAGGGTTTGCTTGCAAACCACCCTGCCCAACGGTGGAAACCTGGGAGTCTGCCTCCAGCTTCTCCGTTACCGCCCTTATATATATAATAAGGTATAGCCACCCAGCTTTACCGTTACCTTGAAATTCTAAACCTCCACCACAAAAACCGCCCAACCCAATTCCAAAATTTTCCCCGGACCCCAAAAATTAAGTTTCACTTTTGCCCAACCTTACAAAAAACTGCAACTTTTATGCACACTTTCAAAAAAATATGCCTACCTTTGCACCAAATTGACAACGTACATCTTCCAAAAGCAATGAAATCACAGTATCAAGTTCTCACATTCCTATCCCAGTACACCCCAAGTACTACCCTTGATAGCGACATGATAACAGCCTTCATAGAAAAGCGTTATCGTATCACACCACGCACCCAGATATTCGCCTCTGGTGCCACTAACCTCCAAATCGATGCCCAAACCTTCATTCAATGGTTCGAGAATGGCTTTGCGGCCTCAGAAATAGTAAAATACACCGATACACTCGCCATCCTTGGCCAATGTACTACCACAACCTGTCAAATCATCGGCATACTATCTGGCAACACAATTACGCCAACCAACAAGACCGCATCCACTTCTGACCTCACCAAATCAACTGGTGACAATATAGCGTACTTCCAGAACATACTCTTTGAACACCGTCTCCAATACAACCCAGAAAAACTATCCTTGGAGACCAAATTTATTCCCAACATCAACGACAAAATTCTCTTTCATACATTCGATAAATCCATCAACGGAATTGGCATTGTAAGAAGCCTTGATACCGTTAGGAACGAGATTGAACTTTATTGCTATTTTATCTATCCTACCAAGACCGAAAGATCCCGTATCGGCTACTCCATGCACGAATACGGCATCATCAATTTCCACGAATATGTATTTGAGCCTCTGCTGGACGATAACGACAACCGCTTCAGTTCTGACGATGGGGTAAGCGCATATCGTAGGCTTAAACGTGAACTGGAGAAAGTAGGTAAAGTGTGGAAGGATAAGATAAGACGAATAGAACCGGCAGACATGAAGCTGGACAAGGGTAAAAAGTATTTCTATATTACCGACAAGCTAACAGTGGTAGAAGAAACCGACAAGGGCACACCTACCGGGCAAATGCGTTACCTGTGCGGAAACTACTTCCATACCCAGATGGCAGCTAATATAATGCTGGGCAAAATCCATGAACTGATCCGAGATTACCTGGCCTCATCTGATTGGCCCGAACTATCCAATGAATAACAACCTCTAAAATAATTGATTATGACAGAACAAGAACTCCAGTCGTTTCGTGAAATAAAGAAACGCTCCGACAGTATGCTTGGTCAATCCAAACATCTGGCATTGTATTACTTTTGCTGTTGGATATTAGCTATCCTGTGCATATTTGTGTTCAACGACAATGGACAAAACGGTGTGTTGGTAAGTGTAGGCATAGGCTTGGCTTTGGCTCCTGAGCTTCATATTGCTTTCCTGGGAGTCAAACTGCTCGCCAATATTCTTGCCATCAAAGTACTCTCCTTCCAGGTTGAAAATGGGATAAAAGATGAAAAGCCCATTAAAAAGGAAGACCCTGAAACTCCACCTAAGCCCCAGGGAACCTATATTGGAGGAATTAAACTGGAAGATTACTAACAAAAAAATAGGCTCTGTTATCCACACAAATCGGATTTCAGAGTCTATTTCCTATTTTCACCTAACCACGTTAGCTCGTAACATCGCCAATTTGCCGCCCATCGTCGCTCCTGTTGCGTTTTCTTTCTTTTGATGTACACTTTATAGCCTGGGAGCCTAATCGTCCAAAATAGGGGCATTTCTGAGCGTTTCTTCAGATATTATACTCTGGAAGCCTCTCATTTCGTTGCACCGCTGTACTTTTTGATACGAGAAAATGGTTGCTGCCATGTGAAGATTGCTTCCGTCTTTATACTCTGGGAGGTTAAAGGTATCATAGAACTCTTCCGGCTTTAATCCAGACTCCAGAACTTTGACCATCCAAGGCTTAATCAGATAACCTGGAAGGAATGAGCAATCCATTCTATCGCCCCTGCCATTGGAGAAGCCTTCCACATGATAGTGCTCGTCCAAGATGATAAACTTGCTGGTAAAATCCTTGATGAGGGCTTCTATAGGAGTAAGCTGGGAATCATCTGTTGTCATTACGGCTGCAAGGAACTGCCGGTTGATACGGTTCATAGCCTTTTTCTCTTCCCTGCTCTTAGGTTGCTTGACTTCTGTCACATCATCTGCTTCAATATTTCTGAAGCCTTCAAGAGAGATAACAAAGCCATGTTCTCCATTTTCATTGACAGCCTCCTTCCAGTCTATGAGGTTTTCAAGATGAATGTCTGGAAGCTCTTCAATCTCTATAGGTACGTTTTCATTTTCTGTCTGGAACATCTTGGACTCGATCTGCCCTTCTGTTTCATACCACGCTTGCTTAACGATTCTTGCAAACATAGTCTGGGAAATGATAGACCGAAGCATATCAAGGTCGCTCTTTTCGCTTTCGCTCTTTAAGGGTTCGCCATATTCATCAACTGGAAGCTTGTCTTCAATCTCCTCTTGGTACCATTCGTACAGTCCATCCCAAAGGTTATAGATAAATAACTTCACTGGAGATTTTGTGCACTCGTATAAATCCCCTGTTATCTTTTCCATATCCCTTTCAGAAAAGTAAGGCTTGTTACGGTAAACGTTGATATAGGGTTTTTCTTTTTTGTACTGGGAGTAACGCTCTTTTTCCGAGATAGGGCTTTTGAGTTCGATGATCTCCAGACCCTCGAATCCTCCCTCGTCCTTTCCTTCTTCTCCCATACCCTCTTTATCCTTTTCTACTCCCCCTATATAAGAAGACTCGCTACGCTCGTCTTCAACATTTTCTTTTATATTTATTTTATTTATATTACTGTTGTTCATTTTGAGCATAGTGTTGCTCAAAATAGACACCCCCAGTTGTTCATTTTGAGCATAGTTGAGCAGAAAAACATTGATGCCAAGGTCGAGAAGGGATTTGATGAGCTGATTTTTATCCTCATCGTCTGTCTCAGAGAAAGATTTTGTGGCCATGTTGCTCAAAATAGACATAGTAGCTGGTATTTTCTCTGATAATGTTGCTTGATTTAAGCAATCCGATACTGAAATTGAAGCGAAAAACGTCTCAACAGCCTCTAAAACTATGTTTGTTTTGAGCAAGGTATGTTCATTTTGAGCAACATTGCTCATTTTAGACATAGTTGCTTGTTTTGAGCAACATTGTTCATTTTGAACAAGGTTGTCTGTTTTGAGCAATGTTGCTTGATTTAAGCAACCTTGTGCAATTTGAGCAACTGTGCTATAAATCATGTTCGGGTCATATTTGACCAATCCCAGCTCAGTAAGATCATTAAGGTTATGCTGAAGAAAGGCTTGTTTGATTTGAGCACGTTGGGCAGATTTCGCACAATTATACAAATCTACTACCGCGAAAAAATACGCCGCATTGACGCAGCAGTTTGCTCCGTCAAGCGAAATCAAATCCATTGCGCACAATTCTTCTAAAGCCGGCATAACACCAGCTCTATTGATGTTGGCTTGGATGCTGATATTGCGCACAGTGTATGTGAAGGGGCCATGCTTGCCTTGACGGAATCTGCAAAGCCATACTGAAAAGAGATATTCAAAGACATCGCGTGTGCGATGATCTCTAAACATCTGGGGCGCACAACTAAAAAACTGATAGTAGGGCGCAACTTGTGTTTTTGCTCCGTTTTCCATTAGTCCGCAAGTTCAGCTTTAACATAGATATAGTTCTGCTTGTGGTTGACCACTTGCTTTCTTACCACATACCCTTTAGCTTTGGCAAATCTGCCTACTCTGGTTCTGTTGGGCACATAATAAGGGTGCATTGCTACCAGTGCTGCTGCCATTTCGTCGAATGACATGAAATCTTTGAAAATGTTTTTAGAGTCCATATTACAATATTTTAGTTATTAAAGAATAGAATTACAATAATCCAAATGTTGATAAGAGTTCATAGTTTTTGGGATAAAAGTATATGCGAGACCAAGAATCCCAGCCTCGCATATACTAAGACCTCATTACTTCGATGGCGTATTGGCTCCCAGATGATAAGCCCATCCTCCGATGAAATTCCCTATAACGGTTCCAAGATAAGTAACCATTGCGCTGCCAGATACCGCCTCATGTCCTACGCAGTAGTAGAAAGCATCCGCTATCGAATGGGTAAATCCGGCTACGATGAAGGCTACTACACACAGTATCAGTGGAAGTTTTGCTTGTTTATAACTGATGACTGCCAGCGTAATTAAGAAACCGCACCCAGCACCTTTGAACAGGGCGGTCGGAAAACTGAGGCTCGCGCGTTCTGCTACGATTCTCTGACATTCCTGTGTGATAGATTGATCTTGGATGACAAGTGACATTATCCAGCAGCCCACAATATTGCACAGAAGGATCATTGCCAGTAAAAACAAGTCTGGCCATTGAGTTACGGTGTAGATTTTCCCGGTGTATAGGAATAATCCATGATGAACAACCGCGAGGAGGCCAACGCTGAATAGCAAGGCTCCACAAAGTCCTGAATAGGTAAGATACACATACGCGCCAAGCGATATAGCCATGCCAGCCAGTATCATGTTGGCGAAAAATCGGAAAATTTTGATTGCTAACTTCATGTTGTGATTGTTTATAGAATTACTATGATAAATGCAAAAATCAGTTGCAGGACAGGTGAGATACGGTGTACCAAGCATAGCTGCGCCCGTATTCTCCTCCAGTGCATCGGATGCCGATGTGCGCTTCGGAGCTTCGCTTGTCGGGAGTGATACTCTTGAATCCATTTCCAGTAATCTGGGCGTTTTGGACGTTCTATGATACACCATTCGACTGTACAATCAACAGGGTATATAGTGTAAACTTCCGTTTGGGCCGGTACACTATACGTTATCACTGCGTCTGGCATTGTAGTCATGCTGTCGTATTCAAAGGACGCATCTGTGACAGCAACTGTAGCGGTGGCCGCAATAAAACATACGTTTACCATACTGTATGATCGTTTTGGTGTAACGTGGGGATGCTTCTTGGATTCTGACAAGGTGGAGTGAACTCCTTGTCATTAGAATGTTTGTTACACTCGTCCTTGTACGGACATTCTTTACACATTGCTTCTTGCACTACCCAAGCAAGAAAGAGAAGTGCAACGGCAGCCAGCAATCCGATGGCTACAACCAGGAGGATTTTTATGATTCCCATATCAGTTTAATTATAAAGTTATGTACATTGTTTCTTTGTTGATAAAGCTCTCGCAATGTTCGCCTCCAGGCTTATGGTAATGGGGGATTTCATTCCACGGTTTGTTGGGTTCTGCCTTCTTCGCATTATACCAAAAGCAATGGTATCGGTCCCAACATCCTTTCGATAGACATTCGGGTATGGGCCGCTCGTCTATTTGCCGGTATGTTTCTTCAGATATGGTTCGGAATTGATCTGGCAATGCGCTTCTGAAACGCTCAGGCACAACGGTGATTTTACGATACTCCCTACAGCCGACGATTGCGCCGGTTGTCATGTTGCGAGCGAAAATCATACCTTTCAGTTTTCGGTCGCGCTTCAGAAGTCGTTTAGTAATGGGCTTGAAGATATATAAGGCTCCGTTGACGATTGCGGTGTCTTCACTGGGATGCTCAATATAGTCCTTCCAGTAAGCGCAATCAAAACATAGTCCTTCTTCCCTCATTTTTTGTCTGAGGTCAGATTTACGATTGTATAGCCCGATACAATACTCTTTGCCGCAATAAGAACAGATTTGACGTTGTGACATACCCTTGCATGGAGAGTAAACAATGAAATAAAAGAAGATGCAAGGGCGCAAGAAAATGCGCGTCAATTAGAAATCTAACGAGATGTTAGAACTTGATGGAGTTGAAAATACTGGATATTTCGTCCTGTGTGATGCCGATGTAGGCTTTTGTAACCTCAATACTGGAGTGTTTGAGGATTTTGTTCAATAGCAAAAGACTATCTGCGCTATGGTTATTGGTGTCATACACATAGCGACCGAAAGTTTTGCGGAACGTATGAGTCGAAAAATGGTTAATGTCCAATCTGTATCGGTACTTAATGTCTTTTAATACCTGATTGATGTACTGAATGGTCATTGGTTTGTCTCCTCGATTGCTGGGGAAGACATAATCTTTGCGGTCTGGACGGCCAAGCAATTCATATAATTCCTTGAACTTCTGTTGTACAGAGGGATTGATCGGGATATAGCGTGTTTTCCCAGTCTTTTGTTCTGTTACGTCGATGGAAGCTTTGTTGAGAATGTCAATCCATCGGAATTGCAATACGTCTGATGCGCGGCAAGCTGTACAGAAGGACAGTCTTGCATACATTTCCCATCTATATTCTTCATCTTTGTGAAGACACTCCAGGAGTCGTTGGTACTCTGGATATTTCAGATGGTCACTGGTGGTGAGTTGATTTTTCTTTGCCATAAAATTTGTTTTGTTTCACTTTTGTATCGCAAAGGTAGAAACAAAAACTGATATAGCCAAATGTTTTATTGAAAATCTATCCTTTTGACCTAATATTTTTTCAGAATACTAAAAAGAGCGGTCGATTTGGCCGCTCTTAATATGGTGTTTATCTGAGATTCTGGAACTCATCTATGGTGAGAATTGGAATGCCTAATTGCCTTGCTTTAGTAGCTTTTGAAGATTGAGAAGATTTATCGGCCACAATGAGATGAGTGGTTCGTTTCGATACACCGCTGACAATCTCCCCTCCATTATCTTGAATCTTTGCTTCCAGTGCTGAGTCTCTTACTCCTGTGAAACATACCTTGAACCCACTGTATTTGCCAGTGGTTGCTTCTTTAACTGTCATTGGGAGAATTTTGAGGCCGTTTTCTGCGACAAATTGATAGAAAGGCAATATGCCACGCATGAAGGATTGGAGAGTAACATTTGCATTTTTATATGCCTCTGTTTGCATCAACTCTTCATTGGATGACCACGTGGGGAACATTCCATTACAGAAAGCAAATCGTTGCTCTTCTGAAAGCTGGGATAATATTGCCTTAGCCTTCACTTGGCCGATTCCATTGAAACAATCACTGGCGTGCATGAGATATGTTACTTCAACACCTTCGCGAATGAGCGATATGGCATTAAGGAATTGGTTAGCTATTGTCTCACCAAAGCCATCAATATCCAGCAGTTCGTCGAATGTAATGTTGAGTATATCCTTTAATGTGTCGAAGTGAGCATCAAACACTCTTGTTATGGTTTCCTCGCCAATATTGTCTGCTTCCAGAACCTTGAAGAAAAATACGATTTTTGCTAAGCGTACACCTGGGCAGTTTTGGTTGGAGCAGCACAATTCTGTTTGAGACTCATTCCATTGAGTAATTGCACCGCAATGAGGGCAAATACAAAGTTCTTCCCAAAGTTTGTTTTCCTCTTCTTGTGTGGGGAGTTGTAGCGTTTCCAGTATTTTAGGAATTACTCCACCGGAACGCGTTACAAGAATTTTGGCACCTTTAGCAATATGGTGCTCGTATATCCATTTAGCATTGTAGCCAGTTGGATTCTCCATGTTACAATCTCCAGTGTCCACCGTTTCGATGTTGACTACAGGTTTGAGGGCACCGGCCTTGCTGACTTTCCATGAGATACCCTTGACAGTCGTTTCAAACGAGTCGGTAAAGTCTGGGTGCTTATACGCGACAGCATAAAGCGGATTGCCGGTAGTTTGATTGCGTCCTATCGTTTTCCACAGATTCAAATCGTTGACATAGACAACAATGCCGTCAATTGGATATTCTTTGTTCCATGCTTTGAAGAGTGAGATGAGGTATTCGTCTGACAATTCTTCAACAGCAATGCAGGTGTGCATTTTGGGCTGTTCGTATTTGAAACGTAAACGCTCACATAACTCGTCAAATGTTGTACACTCGTGCAGTGATTGCTCATCCACGCCATATCTGAAGAATGATACGTATTTTAAGTATTCACTTGGCGTGTCACGGTTGAGTAGTCCAGCCGCAGTGTTGCGAGGGGATTTGAAGTTTTCTTCAGACTGATTAGTAACATCTTCCTTGAATGTATGCCAGTTTCGCCTGCTAAACACAAATTCGCCAAAAGTGAAATGGATTGAGGTAGGTGGGGTATAGATCCCAGCAGCATTGTAATGTGCAGTACAGTCTTGTCCTTCATTTTCAGCTCCTCCGCGTGAATATACCATACCGGTTTGTTCATCACGTAAGAGTGATAGTCCATCAAATTTGGGCATACACACAACCAATGCTTTGTCATTAAGACCAAGTGAATTGCACCATTTTTTTAGGTCCGGAAAGTTTTTCACCTTGTTCAATGATTTCATTGGGATGGGCAATTTTACCTTACGTCTTTCAGAGACTATGACTGGTTCTATTTGCTGGAACCATTGGTTGTTAGGGTCGAGGGTCTTTAGTTCGTCCACTAATTGGTCGTATTCCGCATCCGAAATCGAAGGTTGGCCGGCACGGTATTGCTGATTGCATTTTGCAATTTTTGCGCTTAATTCTTCTATCTTGCTCATATTTTATTGAATTATGGGTTGTGGCACTGTGCCACAACCCTGTTCATAATTATCGTGTTCCTGTATGGCCAAAGCCACCTTCTCCGCGATCTGTGTCGCTAAGATTAACAACTAATGATAGTTCGCCAAGATAGCAATGACCAATTACCATTTGTGCGATTCTTGTGCCTTCTTTAACCAAGAAGGGGGTTCGCTCATAACTTTTAATGATCACGCCAACGTTTCCTCTATACGTTTTGTCAATTGTGCCAAGAAGCACATCCGCATCATAGCGGTTGCATGAGTTGTCCTGAAGAGAGTAGCCTTCCATACCTTTTGCGGAGAAGCCGCTGCGTGGACGTATCTGAGCTTCGCTTTCGCCAGTTAATTCGATAGCAAAATCCAAAGGTACGATATTGCGTCCTGGATGAATCACTGTGTCTTGGGGTACGTACAGATCGAAGCCTGCTGCCCCTTTGTCTGCTCTTGTCGGCATTTGAGCCTTGTCTGATAAAAACTTGATTTTCATTTCTTGTTCTTTTTGGTTTTATATTTCATGCCAGTTCTGGTCATGTCTTTAGTTGCATAATATTTGCGTTCAAGCCCCATTAGCTTATCGTAATCTTCCAGCTTTAATGTGCCAAGATCTTCCAGCGTGTCAATCTCAATTTTGTCTTCATAGAGATAACGAAAATAGAGACTGCAACTGGAGATGCTTTTGCCGGTACACGCCTCATATATGTTGATTGGGGCTGTGCCTAAAGCTCCTGCTGCTGATGTAACAGATTGAAAAATTGCTACAAGTCTTTTTAATGGATTGAATACGAGCACTCGTTTACGGCTCTCGTTGATCGGGTTTCCTGCCATTGTTTATCGCTTCTAACACTTCGTTAGACAGCCTTTCTTTGGCTGCTTGCAGAAGATATGTGTCAGAAACAGCCACACCGTAAGCAAATAGCTCCTGGATGCGGTCACACATATAACCTAAGAAGTTTGGTTCAACAAATGCGATAAACAGGTAAACGAAGTTACCGTCAATTAAGTAATGCCCACTCTGGTTGATCTTACAAACGTTTTTGTAAGGAATGTCATAGGCTTCACACAGCGATTCGATGGGTTTTCTATACTGCACGAAGAAATCCCGGACATTGATAGATAGGTCTTGTTTGTGAATATATAAGGTGGCATCGAAAAACGGTCTGCCACTTTCAGCTTCAGTACCGAAGAGCAAATTCGGAAATTCAGGAATGGACTGCTCTGTACAATTTAGTTTTATTCCATTCTCTTGCTGACCAAGCATGATTACTGGAGGTCGGATGCGTTTACTTTATTCTGATGTACGTCAGCAGGCCAATAAATAGCTTCTGCTTTATCAAATTTGGTGTCGCGGATTACATAATCTGACATAGTGCGGTTGAGTTCGGCTTCCACGCGCTTGGTAGCGTCTGTGTTGGATGTGGCCGGCACAAAGAAAGTCTGGGTGCTTCGCTTGGTTTTGCCGCTCTTCTCGTCAAGCGTAAAGAAGATGGCCTTGACATTGTAAAGACCTACACCACTTTCTTCTGATTCCTCGAAGAAGTTGCAGATAAGTCCGCATACAGTTTGATTGTCTTGTACCAGAATATCATTGAAGAGAACATCGCTGATTTTGGTTTTGATGATTTCAATGTTTACACTTCCATACTTGGCACGTTGTTGGTCTTCTACAATTGCATAGGCTACTTTTTCGGCTTCAGTGTAGCTTGTGGCCATTACCAACTCTTCTGTCTTGACCTTGGCGAGTTCTCCATTTTCTCTTTCCCTGGTCCATTCAGTCTTGATTCTATAGAAATCCAGACTTCCATTGATGATTTCTTCTTTTTCCATACAAAATGGGTTTTAATGGTGAAACATAAATTTGTCGGTGCAAAGTTAATAAATATTTTGCGAGTATAAGGTATAAAACTGTGCTTTTAACATATTATTTTTGCAAAACACCTTGTTTACAGGGGCTTTTTGGCGTATCGAGAAGTGAATTAACATTTAGAATATAGTAGTTAGAACTATGTTTTATTATGCTTTTGCGCCCATTTGACGCAACAAAGGCAGCAAAAAACCTCTATTCTTTAGAAAATGAAGACTCAATGGCAACAGATAAAGAGACAAAGCTGGATGTAGAGCTTTTAGAGAGCATATTCCAGACATCAAAAAAGACGATTCAAGAATATATCCGCGAGTTACAGCGTCACTGCCGGTTCAAGTCTGCCTATCGTCATCTAAACAACGGAACAGTGTTAGATGATAGAGGTAGGCTTATAGACCTGTATGATGCGTGTGTGCAACAGGATGCGCATCTTGCTGGTGTACTGGAGACCTTGAAATCCCAGATACTTGGTGAGAGATATATGCTTGCGTCACAAAACAGCAAGGGCCGCTACATAAAGGACGTAGAAGAGACAAAAAAAATACAGGGCACACAATTCATCAAGATTATTGAAGGAATTGTGGAGTCCAAGCTGTATGGCTACACTGGATTGTATATTGATCCGTCAATTGATGCAGAAACCGGGAAATTACATAATGTGGTAAGCATTGAGCGTCGTAATATACTGCCAGACCAGCGACGTATCGTACAGCGTCAAAGCATCTGGTCTCCAGGTTGGGATTTTGATGATCCCAAATATAAAGATTACTATATCCTTATTAACAGCGGTTCTTTAGGCTTGTTCTCTGCTACCACGCCTTCAATTCTGGCCAAGAAATTCACGATGGCTAACTATGTGAATTTCTCACACACATACGGTCAGCCAATCATACATGGCAAATCCGAATCCGAAAATTCGGTGGATAGACAGCGTTTGGCCAATGATATTGCGAGTGCTGCCCAGAATAAAGTTATTGTCACTGGTAGTGGTGACGAGATTGATGTGAAAGCCTTCACGATGTCTAATTCTGAGCAGATATTCACGGGGCTAATTTCACTCGTTGACAAGGATGTTTCCAACCTTATTCTTGGTTCTCAGTCTGTGGCTGGTGAACAGCAGGCGTATGTTGGGTCGGCAAAGACGCATGAAAACATTTTCCGTGACCGTATTGAAGTATATCGTGATTATATCGAACTGGTGATGAATGAGCTAATCATCCCACGTTTGGTAAAGATTGGGTATATCAAGCCGGGTCTGGAGTTTAAGTATGCAAAGCGTATTGAAATGTCTGATGAAGACAAGATTCGTCTTTTTCAAGTACTGGGAACTCAGTGGGAAATGGATCCTGATTCTATTGAAAGTGAGTTTGGTATTAAAGTGAAACGCCAACTTAACATTGAGACTGGAAATGTAGGGATTGGCACTTCCAGCAATGACGATGGGGTTGTCCGTCATCTGACAGATGAAGAATACTTCAGACGTTACGGCCATGCTCGTAATACTACAAATTTTTTGAGGGAGAGGGGGAAATGAATCCGCGCCCTCTCTCCACAATTATAGCGCAGCGGTTGCCGAATAACGATAAGGACAAGCATGAGGAGGAATATGCAGTCTTATTGGCATTGTTTCGCGATGTTATAAAAAGCATCCGTGATAACGATGGACAATGGGAATCTTTAGAAGAGCTTATGCAGGCACGTGCGGATTTTGCGGTGCGTCATGCTTTTGATGGGTTTGGTATCAGTTACGATGATGCTTTGCAATTGCTTAAAAACGCTGACGATTTATCCGATGAGCAACGTGTACAGCGTGATATTTTAGTTGCTGCTGTAGATAATCTGGTTGATTTCGCAGTAGCTGAAGAATACCATTTAGCTGAAGAAGCATCGGAATATGATGAATTAGAGGAACTGGAGGAAGACTCAGAAGAATATGCAGATCTTCTGGAAATTCTTTTTGGCATTTGCCATAAATATAATAACCGATACGCCTACGTAGAGAATATGGATATTGAATATGCCATGATTGTCGCAGCTTTCTTATCCAGTCTAAAAGATGATACGATATTGACTTATATGACAATGGGTGATGAGCGTGTACGTCCTTGGCATTTGCAATATGAAGGATATTCAGCTCCTCGCTCACAGTTCCCCAGCTGGCTTATTCCTCCGATTGAGCACCAATGTAGATGTTTCTTGGTGGAAGACACTAAATCTACATTGGTTCCGGATATTCAGGCCGCAAAGAAACCGCAGATGCCCGATTGGTTTGACCGGACATTTAAGGAAAGTGTTGCTAATGGAGGGCGCATATTCTCTGATGAGCATTCGTATTTCCAAATTGACAAGAAGCACGTAAAGCGTCTTGGTGAAATATCAGATAGAATCAAAGCTAAATATTTTGGCGATGGCTCAGATTCCGACTAATACAGGGAAGCCTATTACCCCCAAACAGGTGGTGGCTCAATGGCGGCATTTACCACACAAGTTGTATGTGAATATATGGAATTTTGAGGTAAAGGCTGGTAAGGCTGCACAATCGATATTTCAGGAATCGTTTGACATGAAACGTTTTAATACGTCTGGAAGTGCGGCCTGGCCAAGTCGCTCTAAATACAGTAAGGCTATTCATCCCTTAATGGTAGAGACCGGATCGTTAAAGCGGTCAATTAAATGGAAGCATACAGGCTCTAAGGGTGAGCCGTCTGGCGTAACGATTTATACGGATCCTGATGGTTTCAAGCATACAAACGCTCATCGAGGGTTTTGTTATGCTGCCGTGCATAATGGACCATCTCACTTTCGGTGGGGAAGGGTGAAAAATATGCCACGCCGACAATTTATGGGACATTCGTCGGTATTGGCAGAAGAGTTGAAAAAGTTATCGGCTATGATTTTTCAAGGTTTTCCAAAATAAATGATTGTTGATAAGCATAAACCACAATTGAACGATCCAGACGAGAAAGTTCTGGAGGAGTCTGCCCAATTAACTTGGGAAGAAGAAGCTGTGCGCACTAATGCAATGGCAGAAGCGTATAAGGCTGTTAGATCAATTTTAGCAGACATACCATCGAACCCTGATGACCCAAACAGTGAGCCATTATTCAAGACCATTAAAATGGATAATGGCCAGTTGGCTCGTATTAAGGGCAGTAAATTGAATGAGGAGTACGGCATTGAATTTCCAGCTGTATTTATTCATTTTATTGAAGTGTATTATAATCAAGGTGCTGCACGTATATCAGAGGGAAAGGCCACTATGCGCATCCACTATGTTCTCAATCGCTTAAATAACAGTGATGATGGCGATGAGGGGGAGTTGGAAGGAATGATGGTCTATCAGAGAATTGTAGCAGCTATTGAGGCAAACAAAGCCCAATTCCCTTCGCTGGTATCTCGATTCCAATTGCAATATTGGGACCAACCATTGTCATTTGATGATGGTTTGCAGCCTTATTGGATAGATTATCAAATATGGTTTAGCGATTACACTGCTTATAGATACAAGGGTTATGTGGATGCATATATGATTCAGCCTCCATTCACTAATCACAGTGACCAAAATGAAACCGCTAACCCTGATGGACTTCCAGATGATAAAAGTGTATCATTTGATGAAACTTCAGGATTTGATGGGATTAGTTGAGAACTGTTTAACCTATTTCTAAATTCAAAATTCTATTCTTTGAAAAAGAACGCAAATGGATATAAACAATTTGAAGCATATTGTCGGCCAGGCTGAAGCCAATAAACCTGCGATTATTCGGTTTTTTGGCGCGGTTACATCTGAGACCACCCGTGATTTCAATGATGAATTTTTGTGGCTTCAGAATTATGTACAGCCTTCTAAGATTATCGTTATGATCAATTCCGAGGGAGGTTCTGTTATGTACGGTATGAGCACATTCTCTATCATTCAGGCTTGTCCTATCGAGGTAGATTGTATTATTGAAGGAATCGCAGCTTCTATGGGGTCTGTGATTTGGGCAGCAGGCACCAATCTGTATATGCACGATTATTCATTGCTGATGATTCATAACCCATTTAACAGCTGTAGCGATGATGACGATAGTGTGAAACAAACGGTTAATGCTTTCAGGAGTCAGCTGGAGATTGTGTATCGTAAACGCTTTGGTATGACTAAAGAACAGGTACAGGCAATCATGGACGGTAAGGATGGTGCTGACGGCACGTTCTTTACCGCACAGGAAGCAGTAAAAGCTGGACTGATTTCCAGCGATCATGTTCTGAAAACACCAAAGGCCGTTAGAGACAAAGTTAAGAATCAAATTGATGGAGTAACGGATGTTGCTTCACTACGTGATATAATGTCACTTGTTTGTGCTGAAGTGGACGAAAATAAACTTCTCGAAGAAGTGGCAGCTATTCGTAATCGAGATGACAATTCACAATTTCAAGAATCAAATACTCAAACAGAAATGGAAAATCAGATTTTAGAAGCTATTTCCGCACAGCTTGGATTCTCGAAAGACACTCAGATGGATGCTGTAAAGGCTCGTATTGCTGAACTTGTCAAGGCAGAGGCCGCTCTGAAGGACATTCAGGGTAAGTACACTGCTCTTGAAATCAAGCACAAGGGTACTGAAGCTGAAATGGCAAACGTGAAGAGTGAGCTTGAAAAGACACAGGCATCGCTGAAACAGTATCGTGACGCAGAAGCTGCTGCACACGAAGCCGAAATTAACGCCCTCATTGAGGATGCTATTAAGGCAGGAAAAATTGAGGCCGCTTCAAAGGAGTCATGGAGCAAACTTGCTCACGATGCCTTTGATACCGTTAAGGCCACTCTCGCATCTATTCAGGGACGTGAAGACATTACCGCCCAGATTGCTAATGATCCTGCCAATGTAGAGGCTGCTCAGAAGGGCACTGCTGCTGCTCAGAAAGAGCTGGATGACAAGATCAAGGCTGTATGCGGTGAGACCTTTGCGCTCAAAAAGTTCTAAACTATTAAACGCATAGAATAATAATGGCAACAATCAATTTTGCTGGTAATATCTATTCTGGTGAGGTTCTGGAGGACCTTTTGGTCTATACCGCGCAAGGTAATGACACTTATCAGGAAGGTCTTATCCACATCAAACCCGGCGTACAGAAGAAGTTTACTCTTCCTCATGTGTCGCTCAACAAAATCATTCAGGACAACGTGGCTACTCCTACCACTCAGGGTGCAGCCACAGGTGAGTACAACCAGTACACCTATAGCGAGCGTTATCTGGAGCCTGGTGACTTCATGGTGTATGTTCGTTTCAACCCTCGTGAGTTTGAGGACGTATGGCGTCCCTTCCAGCCCACAGGCCCGCTGGTGTTCCGTGAGCTTGACCCGACAGTTCAGGCTAAGATGCTTCACCTGCTTATTGACAAGAAGGATCAGTATCTCAACGACAGTATTTGGTGTTCTCGCAAGGGTGGTGTCGATGGTTCTACTATCACTACTCCTTCTGGCGGTACTGATCTGGGCGGCGAAGATGCTGCTGGTCCTATGAAATATTTCGACGGTGCTCTCGCACGCGTACTCACCAACCTCAAAGCATCGGCAGTTGCTTCTGGCTCGCGCTCTGAAGCGCAGAAGAACGAAGTGGCTTCTGGTGAGGTTATCCTCGCTGGTAACACTGAGATAACCACCGGCCAGCAGGTAGAGGCTGCTTTGTACGCTATCTGGAAGAAGACCCCGAAGAAACTTCGCAAGAAGAAGGGTATGAAGTTCGTTATGAGCTGGGAGCTTTGGGATCTCTACGATGAATACCTTACCTCAAAAGAGGACAAGTATGTGGACAACACTCAGTTGAACCACCGTATGTTCAAAGGCAAGATGATCAAGGTCATCGATGGTCTGCCTGAGCACAGCATCTTCTTTGGTAACTTCACTACCGGTCAGGACTCTTGTCTCTGGATGGCTGTTGACTACGCTACCGATCAGGAGAGTGTGAAGGTGATGCCGCTTCAAAACGACTCAGAAGAGTGGTTCTTCCAGATGCGTATGAAGGTCGATGTCAACATCGTACTTCCTGGCGAAATCGTTGTGTGGACTGCATACAAGAACGCCGGCGCATAATCGGGTGATAACTAAACCGCAACAATAATCCGGGGAGTGGGGTGGATGCTCCACTCCCCATTTTAATTTAATCAAATATGGCAAAGTTAAAAGACGCTCCTAAAACCGAAAAGGTTGTACAGGAAACCGAAAATGTACAGGAAACCGAAAATGTACAGGAAACCGAAAATGTACAGATCGTTGCTACAGAGGAGACCGTAAAAGAAACCTCTATAAAAATTGAGAAACAAGAAAAAGCTGAGATTCCCAGCAATGTAGATAAGATTCTTCGTATGTACCCCAACTACGCTAAGTTGTTCATTGACTCGCAAGGTGGCGTGTACACAGAGGATTCAAAACATCTGTCGAAGACATCGGCTATTCTTTATCAGAATCCTTATTTCAAACAATAAAAATCAATCGTAATGGCATTAGGAAATGTATTTATGACTGACACAGACGGTAACATTGGCTCTACTATTTCCTCTGATGTAGAGAAAGTCTGTGGTTTGCTCTTCGACATTTCGGGACAGACTGATTTCTGGACAAAAGGCCAGGGGGCTGCTGTTGCCGAGAAATTGAAGGACACCGTAATTGAAATCAACAGCCTTGACGATGCTACAAATCTGGGTATCAAGCCTTACACTGGCGAGATTACTGGAGAGGACGAAGATGCAGTAAGCACCGATTTCCTTGCCGGTATTCCATATTATCATATTAGCCAGTTCTTCGGCATGGCAGGTGGCAGTGGGCGTCTGTTTATCATGTTCGCTGATTGTTCAACCAATTGGAATGCTATTCTGGATATGCAGAAAGCTTCTGGTGGTATTATCAGTCAGTTTGGTGTTTGGACCGAACAGAAAATCTGGAAAAAAATGGATTCGTCAGCCAATCAGTGTAGCATTGCTATTGTGGGAGACCTCCAGAGCATTGCTGAGCAGATGGCCAACGACTACCATGCTCCGTCTTACATTCTGTTGAGCGGCAACTCTTCAAAGATTGCTACTGCCAGTGGCGAGAACTCCAAGGTAGTGTTTAGTGAAATCGCAGATGCGGTGATTGAGGCTCGTTATGTTTCAGTTCTCCTGTCTCAGTCTGCTGATGTGGAGGTAAAAAAGATGCAGGCTTCTCTTGCTTCGACCACCCCGGTTGGCGTAGTTGGTCTCGCTCTTGGCGCATTGACTCAGGCCAATGTGGGTGAAAGTATCGCATGGGTACAGCACTTTGACCTTGTGAACTATGTTCCTGCGATTGAGATGGGCTTTGGCGATTCTACTGTAGAAGGTGGCCAGCTGGTGAATGCTACTCTGTATTCTGCTCTGACAAAGTTCCAGTTGGATGAGTTGGATGACAAGGGCTACATCTTTATGCGTACTTATGAAGGTCGTGAAGGTCATGTGTATTTCAACAAAGACCGTAGTTGCTCTGATGGCGATTACTGTACTATTGCACGCAATCGAGCCATCAACAAGTCTCGCCGTCTGGTACGTGAGGCGTTGCTGCCTTATGTAAACTCTCCTGTCAAAGTTGACCCGGCTAACGGAAACCTTTCTTCGGCTCAAATTACCATCTATAACAACTTGATTACCGGTGTACTCCAGTCAATGGAGAACGCTGAGGAGATCAGTGCAGTTGGTACTGTGACCATTCCGGCCAACCAGAATATCTTAAAGAACAAGAAGCTGATTTTCAAGTACACTCTTATTCCTCTTGGCTGCGCTGAGTCCATTGAGGTTACAGAGGGTCTTGCTATCAGTCGCTAAAATATAAGACAATGATAGTAAATAATGTAGCCTACTCATGGTCAATGGTGCAATTGACCGCTCCTGCGCTTACAGGTTCTGCTAACGCCAACCCTATTATCCTGTCGGGAGTATCTGCTGTAAAGTGGAACATTGAGCACAAAGTGGAAACCAACTATGGTTTGGGAGGCCAGCCTGTCAACCGAGGTTTTGGTAACACGGTGTACACCGCTTCAATCACAATGGACTACAACACCCAGGTTCAGCTTCGTGCGCTGAAAGGTTCACTGATGAACCTTGGTGAGTTCGATTTGGTGATTTCATTCGCTAATGACCTTGGTTCGGATGATTGGGTTGAAGAAACCATCACTTTGCAGGGTTGTTTGTTCAACGAAGATGGTATGGAGGTTTCTCAGGATGACACCAATATCACCAAGGAGTTCAATCTCAATCCATTCAAGATTGTACCGAGCACTTCTGCTGCTTAATTCTTCCTTGTAATCATACGATTAAGTTTCTCGATGGGGTGTTTTACAATGCCCCATCGTTTTTTTCTATGAATTTTCAAACAATTGGAAATACACCGGTCTATTCGTATATGAGTCCAACTTAATTTTTATGTAATATGGAAGAAAATGTAATTGTAGAAGAAAGCGTTGATACGCTGGAACCCGAACTCCTTGCCTCAATCGAGAAGAAAGCAAAAGAGCTGAAGGAGAAGAATCCTGATAAGAAAATCATTTTCCCGATTGTAGTTGACGGCAACGTCGAATTTGGGGAAAAAGAGCACTACGTTGGCTATTTCTGCCAGCCTTCTTTCAAGACCTTCAGCAAGTATCTTACCGCCGCCCAGAACAATCAGGCCGTAGCTATGCGTGTTCTCGCCAAGGATTGTTTCGTCGATGGAGACAGAGACCTTGTTGACGATGACTCTCTCTTCTTGTTCGGTCTGATGGGCCAGCTCTCCAAGATTATCGAGATGCGTCATGGCCGTCTGGTAAATTTATCGAAGCCTGGAAAGTAGATGAGAAAGACGGTCTCCGTCAAAAGATCATCTTAGCACGCCATTACTTCCCAGGCGTAAACATTGATGAGCTGACGGAGGAGCAATTTGCCATTATTGTCAATGATGCCGAATGGCTCCACCAGCAGCAAGTCGTGACAAGACAGGCGAATGCACTTGGACTTTTGTCATAAAACTCGTTTGGCCCTGCTAACATTTTATGTTAGTGGGGCTTTTTATTAACCGCATTGTTTTTGATTTCTCTATTCTTCTTAAAAAGATATTCAGCATAATGGCAGAGAATTATACAGTTAATTATACCATCAAAGTGACGGATCAAGCGTCAAGGATTATCAATGCGTTCCAAACCAGCACTCAAAGTTTGGTGACGGCGCAAGGTAATTTGGACGCTTTTGCCAAAAAGCTCACTGAAACTATGACGTTGTTCCAGAAAGTTGGAAAGACAACGCCCAGGGTAAATTTTTCGTGTGCTGAAGCCAACCGTAAGCTGGATAGGATTATTGCCAAACTCACTAAGATTAACGAACTTGCCGCTACTGCCAGAACAATAACTATCAATACTGGTACTACAAAAGGCGGCAAAGGTTCTGGTGCCAATAAAGGCGGTGGCAGTACTACGAATGTTGTTGGAGGTGGAGGAGGAAACAATCAGCCTGCTCCAAAAACTCCCAAGACACCTACGCCTAAGACTACACGTGTAGTCAAGACAAAGAGCGTGTTGGACCAGCGAAATTTGGCATACAAGGCGTTAGGTCCGGCAATGATTGACTCTGGTGGTATCGGTGCTCTTGACATGATCAAGGGCATGGGCGTAGCCTACGGTATTACCGGATTAGGCGTGTTGATGAGTAAGGTGATGAAAGATGCTACTGAGTATAACAATCTTATCACCACTACCAGAAATATCTTGCAAGCGCATGATACTCGTGACAATTTTAGCCAGCGTTTTGCTGGCATGGAGCGCGTAATCAGAAACGTGGGTATTGAAACAAAGTTCTCTGCCCCAGAGGTTGCTGATGCCAGCAAGTTTCTTGCGATGGCCGGCTTCAAGTTGGAAGATATTACTAAATCTATTCGTCCTATTGCAGATATTGCATTGGTAGGTGACTCAGAATTGGGCGAAACAGCTGATGTTGTCACCAATATTATGACTGGTTATGGTATTGATCCTGGCAATGTGAGACACGCTGCTGACATTATGACCCAGACCTTTACCATGTCAAATACGACTTTGATGGAGATTGCTGAGTCATATAAGTACGCAGCATCTCTTTTGTCTGCTGGTGGCGTGTCGTTTGAAGAGGCTACGGCAGGTATTGGTATCTTGGGTAATGCTGGTATTAAGGGTTCCCAAGCCGGTACGACGATGCGTACTATCATGGCCAACATTGTGAATCCGACCAAGAAGCAAGCTGCTGTTTGGGAAAAATTGGGTATTAAGCGTTTTGACGAGAAAGGCGATTTGCGTGATTTGGTTGATATATTCGCAGATTTGAATCGAGCAGGTCTGTCTGTGGATAAAATTTACCAGATGTTTCATAGAACAGCAGCCCAAGGTGCTGTTGCGTTGATTAAGAATGTTGACGAATGGAATCGTATCGTTCAGGAAAACTTCTTGTCTGAAGGTATCACAGCAGAGCTGGCAGATGCGAAGAAGAATACTATTCAGGGTTTGTGGGCACAGCTTACATCTATGTTCACAGAGAATGGTATGAAGGCTTTTGAGTCTTTGGACGGCCAGATACGTCAGATGCTCAAAGAGACAATTGACTGGCTACACACTGATGAAGCGAGTGAATTGGTGAAGAGTCTTGGCCAGACATTGCTGGACTTGATTAAGATGCTGAAAGACTTTACCATGATGCTGATGGACCTTTATAAACGATTCAGTCCATTTATTAAACTGTGGTTAGAACTTCAGTTGAAATTCTCAGCAATTCTCATACCCTTGCGTATCTTTAGAGCCTTGTTCAACTTTGGTGCGTTGATAGTCAGCAATGTGCGTTCATTGGGCGTGATGATTACGCAATTCAATTCATTGACTAAGGCAGTTAAGGGGTTGACGGGTTTACGTGGAGCCTTGGCTTCTACATGGAGCACTATGGGTCGTATAGGTGGCAATCCGACTGGTGCTGGAGTTATCGGTGGGCTTATGGGCAATCCGAAACTTAAAATTGCGGCTCCAGAAGTTGTAGCTCGATACACTCAAATGCAGCGTTATCGTGCTAATCAGGCTATCGGTGTTTACACCGGTGGTATTGGCGGCATGGCAGGTGCCATGATGGGTGGCTATTTCGGTTCTCAATTGGGTGACGAAGGAAGTACTACCAGTATGATGGGTGCCATTGGGGGGTCTGTAGCAGGTATGGCCGTTGGGTCATTGATAGGGTCACACGTAGCACCTTGGCTCGCTACCACCGCTGTACCATTCCTTTTGACCAACCCAGTTGGATGGGGTATATTGGTGGCAGGTGGACTTGCTGCTGGTGTAGCGTCTTTTATAAGCTATCAAAATGCGGTTGAAGAGGCAAATGCGGCCAACCAAAAATTCTTGGCAAGCACAGCTTCTATCAATGGTATTAGTTTATCGGAGCACGCTACACAAGCTGATAAATATCTGAGTTTGGTGTACAACAAACAGATGGATGTCAACCGCGTAATTGGTGAGCATATCAATTTGATGCGTGAACAGTTGGGGATTATGGATGAGGCGAGTAAAAAGCTCTCTGACAAGACGCTTGGTGAAACACATCAAACTGAAATTGAAAATGCTCAAAAGCCGTTTAAGGGCTTTTGGAGCAGTGAGTCTAATCAAAAAGACGCTGCGACTGCCGGTACTTATCTTCCAGACGGTAGCATAGATTTTCAATTATTGCCACGCCTACAAGATGTGTTAACCAATAATGGCTCATTTAGGAAATGGACTTTTAACGACCGCTTATTTGATGACAGTAAATATGGCTATCAACAATTGGCTGCTGCTCGCTTTTTGGCAGCATTAGGTCGCGATATGTCAGAAGGATCTGACTTGCAGAAACTTCAGCAATCGTACAACAAGCGATTTTTGATGAGTGAGTCTTTGGATGACTTCAATGCTATATGGGCAGATACTCGAAATGCTTTTATTAAGAGTTATCTCTCAGAATCTGTGAACTGGCGTATCAATGACTTGGATAGCAAGCCTGAATCTGAATGGAAACGTAGCTATGACTATGTTTATATGCACAATAAGATGCTCCAAGATATGTTCGCTTGGGATCGGCCAAATGCTTCTGCTAATGCTCAAATGCTGAATGATTTAGTAGAAATACTACGTCAGCTGGCAAATGGTGATGTGCAAGAAGATATATTGAAGAAGTTCATGCTTCATAGCGGCATACCAATCTTTGACGAAGGGAAATTTGGGCAGTTTGGTACTGACGCATTTATGAAGCAATTTGGTTGGTATAACAATCAATGGAATGCAGGTTCTTACCAGTTCTTCAATGTAGATACTGGAAAGATGGAAACTATCACTGTTACCGCAAATGAAGCACGCCAAGCTTTCTTATTGTTTCACCAACAAATCATTGATTTGACCAATCGCTTGAATCCAAAATTACGTACTTACTTTAACTCCTTCTTGGATAACCCAGTTTGGAATTATGGCGGTACAAATAATGGAGCCAATGGAAAGGCCACATTAAATGGAAAAGAATGGAAATGGAATCCAGTTGATAGGTTATGGTATGGCCCAGCTCCTTATGCACCCATCGATAATGCCGAAATGCAAAGACGATTAAGCCAGACTGCCAATGCAGGAGGTGGCGGCTCTGTTGGTAATCCAGGAGCAAGAACAGGTGCAGGCAATAGAGGTAATGGTGGTGGTAGAGGCCCAAAAGCATCTGATTACAAGAACCACTATAATACCGGAAATGCTGCGCCTAAACAGGTGATTGTACGTATTGACAAATTGATGAATGTTGAATCAGTCGATCTGAGCAACCCAGACAATGCCGCTGTTATCGCTAACTTAAAGAGCGAATTGACACAGGCATTGGTAGATGTAGTTCACGATTTCGATGAAACTTGGAATGGATAATTATAAAATCAATATACAATGAGCGTATGGGGTAATTTGGTATTCAGTGCAACTAATACCGCATATCAAGTTGGCTCTGGTGGTCTAAACTGGCGTATCGTACAAGATACGTCAGATTTAGAGTATAAGAACCGGCGATACAAGAGTGTGCTTGTACATATTGCCAAGCAGCTCTTAATGTCTGAATTGGAAGGACAAATCAAGCAGATAGTTCCCAAATATAAAAAGCATCTTTACAGCAAATTACGTGACACGGTGCTACAGCAGCAAGAAAAACGCCGTGTCACTCTGATCAAAAATCAAGAAAAGCAAAGTGAAAAATGGGGGCAGATTACCGCAGAAGGCGGTCACATTATTGTTGCAAAGAATAAGTACGGTGATGTGATAAAAGAATCGCTTATCCTGTATTACGATGCAGAAGAATCCCACCAGGTTGAAGACATCAAGTATGTCAATGGAAAAGCGACGAAGGAGACCTATACTTCCAAAACAGTTTGTCATATTGACCTATTGCCCCAAATTTCGATGAACAGCACCAAAAACATTGTTATGACCCCAGTCCAAGGGCGTGATTATACACGTAAAGAACTGGTGTCTGGGGGTGATTTGCAATTCACTATCAATGGCAGTATTGTGTCCGAAGAAAATGGCATATATCCTGCTGATGCTGTTAAGAAGTTCATTCAGATGATGCAATATAATGGCATTCTCAATGTCAACCACATGATGCTTGATCAAATGAATGTTACGAGGGTTATCGTTAAAGATTATTCCCTTGGGCAGCAGTCTTTCAAGAACATCCAGCCCTATACTATCAATTGTGTAGCTGTGGAGCCTGACGAGGATGTTAAGGTGCAGAAAGACACTATTGCCATTATGAATGAAGAATTACAATTGAGTCCGATGAGCAAGTGGTACAAGTTCATTCTGGACAGCAAGTGGGGAGACATTGCCACTTCCGCTGCAACAAATATGGTATCAGGAGCCGCTACGTCTGCTGTGGGTCTTGGTATGGATGAATTAGTTCCTAATATCTAATGGCATACGACAAAAACCAACCAAGTTTTCAGATATTGATATGTCTGATTAAAATATGGACTCCCAAAGACCCCAAAAAACCTATGGATGTTCCCAGCGATGCCATGATGATTAGTGAGGTCGAGGAGATAGAAATAGAAGAATCGTATAAGAAGCTGATTGGCACAGCTTCTGTACGATTCCCTCGTGGCACCATTATCCGCAAAACTGTTGATCAATTTAATGAAGAGGAAGCAGCGGCTAATAAAACACTGGATGTCAATATCAGTGATGCTGGAGTTGTTGAAGAGGTGCGCAAAGCTACATCTTCAATGGCTACGCCCGGCAGTTTTAGCGTGGGGCAGCGTATTCGTATTTACCTTGGTTACACAGATGATCCAAAGATTGCGGCAATAGCGAAAGCCAGTGGGACAGGGAAAACCATATTTAATGACAAAGGAACACTGGATGACTATGAGGCCCATGTTCCTTCATATTCCGCAGAGAAGGCAATGAACATCATGTTCGATGGCTATATAACAAAAATCAGTGTAGATACGCCTATTGAATTGCATTGTGAGAATCTTGCCAGCGCATTGAAAAACATTACGTGTCCAAAAGTCACAATCAAAAGCAAATCCACTGTTAATGATTTCTTGGGTGACAAGGCGAAGTATGCGCTGTTGAAAGACACAGGATTAAAACTACATCCAGATTCCATGAGCCAGAAGTATGATTTGGGAGCAATTACATTGACTCCAGAACTTACGGTTGCGGATGTGTTGACTGAGTGGTCTAAGTTCGGCCTCCATTGCTTTGTTACCGACTATAATGGAGAGCCGGTAATAGCTATTGGCCGTAGTTATTTTTCAGATGCTAAGAAAGATTCTATTATCAATGCAACTACTCAGGCCAGTACGCCTACACAGATACTTTTCGATTATCATGTGGCAGATAATGGATTATCATTGACCAATTCGGATAAAAAGTTCCTGGCTGTGGAAGCTGAGGGGCTGGGAGCCGATGGAAAGTTTTTCCATTTGACTCTGCTTCGCAATCCTAAATATGACCCAAGCCAAAAGGGGTCGGACCCTTGGAGAATTGCAAATGTATCGAAGCTTAGCAAAAAGGCGATGAAACGTGGGGCAAAAGTCCTGAATAAGGCCAAGGATAAGGTTCACATGGAGAATTACACCAAGATACCATATCACTCCAGGAAAGTGCCTATTACGCAAGACGAGCTAATTGAAGAAGCAAAGAAGTACTTTGAATCTTACAATATGAATGGTATTGAAGGTACGTTGACCCTATTTGGTGATTTGCATTTGCATACCGCCACTAAAGTGGAATTGGTAGATAAACGCTATCCGGGCAAAAATGGTTATTACCTCGTTGAGGAAGTGTTTACCACTTTCGGCAATAACGGGTATCGTCAACGAATCAAGATGCCTTATTGTATAAAACGTATCAAACAAGAGAACAATGAGCAAAAATAAGCATAACGATATATCATGTAACCAGACAATACGTGAGGCAATCCAAAAGATAGCTTGGCGTGGTATGGTCAATCGAGACACTGGAGCTGTTAAAGGTACAGCAAAAATTTCCGGTTATGTGGCAAAAATTCACACTGATGGGGAATTGGCTGGTACAATTGACGTGCAGGAATATGTTCAGTTGGCCATAGAAGAGACTGAAGATGCAAAAATGGGCTACCATGAAGGTGTGCTTTTGAGTGCTATTCAAGACAACTCCAAAGGATATGTGATTGTCCCAAAAATGTATTCGGAAGTCCTTGTTTCCCAGGACCCCGATACTGGAGCCGAGTATGTTTCAATGTTTTCACACGTTGACATGATTCAATTAGATTCTCACGAAAACATTACTATTGAAGTAAAAGAGCGTGAGAAATTTGATGAATCCGATGAAGAGGCTCCCGACATCGATGAACTGGAAGAAACTGGAGTGATGTCCAAGACAACATATACCAAAGACACCATAGTGACAGAGGTGCACGGAGGCAAGGATGAGCATATTTCCAGTTCTACGATGACAGGAGAAAAACTTGCTTTCAACATTGATGATGAGCAGACGCTTGTGGAAATGGATAAAGAGCAAATCCACATGAAGCGAGAAAATGCTGAGACTACTATCAAGACCGATAAGATTGAGGAAAAGGTAGGTGGCTCTTCTGTGACGATTGAAGATGGGACGGTTCATTTAGGCAGCACGTCAGGCACAGACAATGCCGTGCTTGGTAAAGAGTTAGCCACTCTTTTATCTGATTTTCTCAATTTCATGGGACAAATGATGACCTCTACGATGCTTGGTCCGCAACCCCCTATCAACGTGGCCAGCTTTATTTCGTTGAAGGCAAAAGTGGATGCTTATAAGGCAGGTCAAAGTGGATTCTTAACTAAAAAAGTAATGGTTCAAAAATAATGGCAGCAGCAACATTGAATCCGGCAATTGATAAGTTAGATGAAAGCTCTATCTTGTATGACCTTTATACAAGGTTGTATGATGGCATGAGCGCAGCCAATAAGGTTGATGCCCCTGCTTGTGTAACTATGCCCCCGTGCGAGAAAAACGAGGACGGCACTGACAAAATTGATGAAGACGGGGCTTTAGTAATTGACCAAGAGGCTATTGCGGAAGGGTTGCAAACATACACTACGATTCTGATGAAGAACTCTGCATATATGTTTGCTAACGCTATTATCGCAACTATTGCTCCCAATGGTGGCAGTGGCGGCGGTGTAAGCGGTACGGGGTTTTTGGCACGTAGTGGAGATACCATGCAAGGCACTTTGGGGGCGTTGTATGGTTTTGAAGCTGGCTATCAGAACACCAAGATATTTGAAACCGTTATAGATTCGGATGAGAATAAATTGGCTATCATAACAGGAAACCTCCAGGTATCTGAAAACGTATCAATCCAGGGTCAATTAAACCTATCAGACCACGGCATTTTCTTTGGTCAGAATCAATCTATTTGGCAAGACCAAACTACGTTAAACATTGCCAGCCAAGAGATTGGACTAATTGGCAAAGTTGTAGTAGATGGTTCAATCAATGTAGGTGATGTTATTATTGATGAAACTGGAATATCTGTTGGCGATAAAGAGTTTTATCATAGTGGCAATTGCAATAAGGAAGACGTGGACTGGACTATGCACAATGGATTTGTGCATGGGGATTTGACTGTATATGGTGAATCGTTTTTGTCAGAGACGCTTCATGCTCAGGGAGGATTTGTATTCTCCTTACTGGAACATGACATGATGTACACCACATTAGTAGATGTTACAGATGAAAGTGGGGCAGCAGCACAAAAGGGCCAAATTGTCTTGAACAGTGACTTGTCGATTATCAATAATCATGGGATCAAATTCAACGATAACTATATCGTTTGGGTTCGAGACACTGACAATATAGTCTCTTTTTCTGCTCCGGGGTGTGTAATGAACCTTGGAGACAAGGGGACAGACAAAGATGGTACAGATTTACCTACACGATACATTGCACTTCAGGCAGATATTAAAAACTATAATGGTGCGTATAATATAGTAACCCACGATGGATCCGGCAATTTCCCCAATGGATTCAGTGCTGGTGTTGCTAATGCTTTAGGTTCATCCTTAGAAACTTATTATACTGGCAAAGATGATTATGGGATTGTGTTCAATGACTATGTGCGTTTTGGCAGTACAGCAGGACCGGCTTTGTTTGGAAGTGACAATACGTTAATTGGCATTACGCCATTTATATATGTGGATGACATTCCCAAACAATCGACAATCGCATTCGGCATATACAGTGAAACCTCCAGCTCTTTGGTGTATAATCCAATATCCAAATTAGATGTGGCGGCTTTACATTTGGGCACCACTGCGGAACACTTTGCGTTCGATAAACCAGTTGAATCCGCAACCTTTGCGATAAAAAGTTCTCGCTACAAAACCAGACTTATAGAAGATGCCCTATTCTTTGATGACGGAAAGTTCATAGAAGGCATCGAAAGCGGATTGCGATTTTCTCAGAACTCCATGTTTGATGGAAACTTGTTTTCCTTCAATCCAGATTCATCCTCAATCAGTTTTTCCAGTGGTTTTGCTGGCAGTGGATGGGCTATTATGGAGGACAATACTGCTGGAGGCATTCATGCTACCTTTGATAGCTTGACCATCCGTAAAAAGATGCGAGTTTATGAATTGGAAGTACAAAAAATATCAGTAACAAACGGCTCTCTATGGGTAAGTGATTCTTGTTCTGGAGACGAGGTAAGAGCTTTGAACTAAATGGCATTAGTAGATTATAAAAAATATCAAGTGTTGATTAACCCTGATTCTAAGAAAGTTCAGGGTCTGCAAACTGGTGATATTATTCGCCGGCAATACTTTGATGGCACCAATATCATATATTCATTGATGTGTGTGCTTTCATACGGCGTGGAGCGTACCAAAAACCTCTCTACAGGATTGTATGATGAGCGTCCCTATTTCATTGGTGCTTTGCTTGAAGGCGATGAGCTGGATGGGGAAAACAAGCGTGAGATATTTGACTTTGCCCGTATTACTAATTTGTTTAACGTGGACCGATCAGGCGCATTGTATCTCACTGCTTCAGATGACCAATCCCCGTTTATGGATGTCATAGACGGAATTGGTAAAAATGCCAGTTTGTCGTGGCCCGAAAACATCGCTTCGGAAGCATTTGAAGATGCTCAAAGTCAATACATTGTTAGAGGCGTTGAAAACCTGAATCAGCAATACACCAAATCGAGTTTAGACAATAACCGTATTCTTACGGTAACTCGAATGTCTGAGGCTGGAAGTGATTTTGAAGGTCTTAAACAAGATTTTTATCAGTTCGTCAAAACTGGGAATCAAGTACTCGTCTCATATAAGATCAGAAGTAGTAAGGCTATTACTGGAATTAAGGCATCGCTGTGTTATACTGATGGTTTACACGTTGATGCCGAATGGACTGAAGATGTGAGCACTGATTGGGAATACAAATTCCGCATTGTCACAGTCGAGTATTCTGGCCGTCATTTACGTTCCTTCCAATTGGATATGTCCAAACTGGAAGTTGGAGAAGAAATACAGGTTGCAGACTTCAACATCATATTGCTTTCCAGTGTAGCCAATTTTGGTACTGGAAGTGTATCTCGTATCGGCAAGATAGACGGTGTAGTTGACCATGTGTTTGGCCAGCTTACCGGTTATGGCGCGTATCTTCAGAAACTATATGCCTCTCGTTCTGCTCATATCTCAGGTACGCTGACTGCTGGAGACGAGAATGGTTTTGGTGCAACGTTTTACGCAGGTAAAATCCATCGCAATTGTTTCATCAATTCCCTTTCTCCCAACATTACGCATGATATTCATATTGAAGGAGCATCTTCCGAGGTAATCAACCCGACTGGCATGGGTTATGTCTATCGTACCAATGCCGCTATTGAAATGGTGGCTCAAACGAATGCGTGGGTTGCAGAGAACTTAGATAAGCGATTTTGCTTTTCGTTCTGGGTTTATCTCAAACAGCCAGGCCGTATTGCTATTCTTCAGAACGGGCGTGGCGTAGGTGATGTTACAATCGATTCTGACCAGACACACGAATGGAGGCGTGTTCATGCCTGCTTTGATGTGTTGAAGGGCGAGGCAGAAGGTGAGGATATGCTTCTACAGCTTATTCCTACATTCACTAAATCTGAATACGAATCAGTTGATACTGGCGTGCCGAACCCCAATGAAAAGATTCTTTATTTTACATCTCCTCAATTAGAGTCTGGAGATAGTGTAACCCAATATCAAGCCACAGATGAAACCCTTAATCCTACTGACGAGTATGGTGCATGGTTTAATCGAGGTGGCATTGGTGGAACTATGCAGAATCCGCTCTTGCAGTTGAACTATAAAGATGATGAAGGCAATGAGGGAGGAATAGGGACACGTTCTAAGTCATTCCTTTTACGGCAAGACGGAAGTGGCTATCTGGCTAAGAAAAACATTGTTTGGGATGAAAATGGCAAAGTCACATTCAACAGTGGGGTTACTCTAAATTGGGATAATTTAAGCGAAGAAGCCCAAGACGAGATGGCTAACCGTTATTGCCGGATTCTTGGCGATGACACGTTCACCATTATTGGATTAGACAAGGACGCTCCTATTAGTCCCACCAGTATCACTTTGACAGTTGAGGAAATCGGGTTCTCATCGACTTCTGCCCAACGCCAATGGATGTATAAAAAAGACGGTGATTGGTATGTGATTCCAGATGCCAATGCCAAGACTTTGACAATCGAACCCAACTCTTCTTTATGGGGGGCTGGTGAAGATGGCAATGGTGGCGAAAGCATATTGACTATTATGTGCGTAATAGCGTTGAATGAGTCTCGCACATATAGCGATACCAAGACGATCAAGAAGCAATATGTGCAGGGCTATACAGTGGAAATTGTCTCTTCAAGTGGACGTTCATTTCAGAATGGAACCTGTACTACTACTTTGACTGCCAATGTATATTATCAAGGCTCTTTGGTAGATGAAGAATATGCTATGAGCCATTTTAAGTTTCAATGGCACAGATACAATGCAGCAGACAAAAGTGAATTAGATTTCACTGGTGTTACATATCCACAAGACAATATGATTGTTTTAGACTATGAGTTAAATGCCAGCGAAATAATCACGTGTGAATTATTCACGGCAGATGCTTTTGATTATTCATTCCCCATAATATTCTAAGAATATGAGTATAGCGAAACTAACTATAGGAGAAAAAACCTCCAATCAAGGCGCAACCGCTGGTGGTAGGTTGAGTGCTGCCGAATTTAATGAATTGGCCGCTCGTGTAAATGAATTGATTGATAATGCTAATCGTACAGTCTATTGTACCCAAGACGAATACGACGCATTGTTGAATGCTGGAGAAATCCAAGAAGATGTGGAGTACAATGTTTATGAAGAATGAATGCCCGGAACACAATTGATCTGACAGCACGATACTACGGAAAGAAAGCAGTATCAGCAATCTATCGTGGCTCACGCTTGATTTGGGAAGCCGTCAATAGTTGCTTTGGCAGTGGCTATTGGCTTTCCGAAAAAGCCTGGAATAGGGATGATGCGTGGAGACGTAATTAAGTAAATATCTATTTATTATGGCAAAAAAAAGAATTATTATCAATGGTCCGGTTCCCAGTATCGATGCGATATGGGATGATGGCACGTATGCCTATGATGGTGGTGCCGTTGAGGACTTTATCAAGTCTCAGCTCAAATCCAAAGGAGCTGACTTTTTTGTTGATGACAGTGTGGATTCCTATCTAACCCTCTACACATTCAAATCAACAGATGATAAGACTGCATGGCTTTTGGACCGCAGTGATGAATCGTTGGTATTGAGTAAGCAAACGTTCAATGTGGCATCTCGTCATGGAGAAGGCACTGCATACGTTGTGACATTGACCGGTAAAGACAACGCTGACCCCAAATTTACCAATGAGAAAAAGTTGATTATACCCTTGAAGTTCACTTGCAAACGAGCAACCACTGTAGGCGGAACCACGACTACAGAAGATATGGCTGGCACAAGCGGAACAGTAGTAGTAAGTGGTCGTAAAGCCGGAGTAAGCGGCAACTTCCAAACTATTACGCCTATTGATGGGCAACCCAGGTTTCTTGACGCTGTATCGGAGGATAGTACGGTATATACTGACTTTGATTTGGGTCCATATTTGCAAGATGGTGAATGGAATTACCGAATCAATGTTGTGGAACCAGAGAAATCCACCTCATCGACAGCAGTAGCGGTGAATGTTACTATGTCAGAATCAATGGGATTGGAGTATGCTGGTGACTTAGGACACGTGTTTGAAGGCAATTCTGTTTCGCTTCCATTTTATGTAAAGGGTTCTGTAGCACGTCATCTGCATATTCAGATTCTTAGCGCAGACGGAAAGACCGTTTTGGCAGAGCCAGAAGCTATTGCATTTGCAGCCAATGAGGGTGGTAGCGAAACCGTACAGAACATCACCATCACCAGCTCCCAGTACACCTTCAAGCATGGCACATATCGCATTCACGCATGGCTTACGTTTGCTTCTGACACCAAAGGCACTAAGGTAAGCGACCAGACATTTGGCATTATGTTCAGAGAAGCAGGCAATGATACTGTGCTTGTGGCTATTGCCGATGCCATTACAGAAGCTGAAAATTATGATACCGTAACACTGCTACATTACGCCATTTACAATCCCAGCGAGGAACCTTACGAATTGTTCCTTTCTATTGTGGATGGCTTAAATGGTGATAAGGTGTACTATTCAGAAACAGCCACCTGTGAGAATGGTCACACGTATGAATTGCGCACAGCATTGAACTGTGAACATGACCTGGGGGATTTCAGCATCCTGGTAAAGATTGCTCATGGCACTACAGTACATTATAGCGGTGCCGTACTGCTCAATAATGACATGGACTTTTCGCCACGAGGCACTGCCGACCTATTGCTGAATGCCAATACAAAGACCTTCTACGGGGCAGACACAAGGGGTAATTATTTTGAGTTTGATCCTACTACGCTGACCTTGAAAGATCAGCCCAGCGATAACCAAACAAAAATCATCAATCCAACTATCGAAGGCTTTGTACGCGAAAATGGTATAGATAGGTTCCGACTGATGAAAGGATCTTTGTTGGATTTGCCTTTTGAGCCAATTATTACTACCACTGGCTTAAAGTTGTCAGGTGTGGACTATTCTCTTACAATGGAATTTGATATTGCCATTAGCAAAATCGTAGATGAGTCTGCTCCTGTAATCTCGTGCTTCACTGAGACCGCTTCCAGTTTTGTGGGGTTGAAGGTATTGCCGAATCGTGCCCTGTTCATGGGTAGTGGTCAAGGTCCTATTTCTACACCAGACATGGCTGACTACTATCTGGAAGAGGACAAACGCATTCACTTAGTAATCAACATCGTCAATAACTTGCGCAACGAAGGTTTGAACTATATGCGTATTTATGCTGATGGTGTGATGCAACGTGAATACACTTACCCCAATGGCCAAACCTCTCCGTTCTGTGGGGCAAGTGGAACCAATGGGCATCTGAAAATAGGCTCAACAGGATGTAACATCGACATATTCGGTATGCGAATTATGATTGATGAGTCCATGAGTTCGACGTATATTCAGCAAGACTACAAGGCTGCTATGTCATCTATTGATGAAAAACGTGCGTTTGTGGCCGCTAATGACAATATTATGAATGGTGATGTTATCGACTACAACAAGGCGAAGGAGGTGTACAATACCATTCTATATGAATTGCCAAGCACAGCCACTTATCCAACTTTCAACAACGACCCTGGCACTATCAACAATGTCAAGATGACCGTGTTAATCATTGGTGATGACAAGCATTCTGGCGTGTTCTCCAGTGTAGCTATTAAGCGTCAAGGTTCTACTGCCAAAAAGTACTATTGGCCGAACATTTCTTCGTCATTATGTAAAGCAAATGAAGAAAAAGGAATTGTGAAAGGAACATTTACCTCTATAGGTATAAATCCTGATACGGACGCTCCTTATTATAATAAGACCAGTTATTATCAATTGGATGATAGCCAGCCCAAGTCAAAAAAATGGGTAGGCAAGTCCAACTATGCCTCTTCCATGCAGAGTCATAAAATCGGAGCTACAGCCGCATTCCACGACCTACATCGCCTGTGCGCCCTTCCTACTGGAGGGTTTACGTATGACCAAGTTCATCCTTCTACTCCATCTCGTCGCGCAGTGTTGGAAAAGCCGTTCTTATGCTTCTATACCGATAAAAACCATACCACGCCCACATTCTGCGGTTTCCAGACTTGGGGTGCGGCTAAAGGTGACAAACCGACATTTGGCTATGATGATGATCCGGAAAGCGAATCATACACCCCAGACTACATTATGATTGAGGGTGCAGACAATAATGTGCCTGGAGCCAACTTTGAGACACCTTGGATCCCGTCTGAAATGAAGTATGATGCAGATGAAGAATCATTCTGCTATAATGGTGCGCCCAACTTTGATTTTGATTTGGGAGCCATGAATGATGACGAGACTCATCCTGCCGGCGGCGCAATAACCACATTGAACAACCATGTTATTCCAGCATTTAATATGGTGTATCTCTGTAATCCAACAATGCGCCCGTTTAATGGAGGGCTGAGTGCCTTGAACCAAGCATATCTTCGGGATAAAGCTAAACTTGCTGAGAATATCACTGAAGGATTGGAGCTGGAATCTAATGTGCATTATTGGAATAGCGATACGACCAGCAGTGAATATCTCAATGTGTATCGCATGGACTATCTTACCGACACATGGGTGAATGCCGGCATTACTACCGCAAGCACGAAGGATGCTAACGGTTTTAACAACATCAATGTCACTGCTTTGAATTTGAAGACTCAGCTGGGCATTACCGACAACGACTTGTTTGGCATGACGAATGAGGAGAAAACAGTAGCTATCGTGCAAAAACGAGTTGCGCTGTTTAAGGCTCAGGCCGCTTCCAGATTTGATATATCAGACTTGTTGTTTAACCGCTGTATGAACCTGTTGTGGGGCGGTACTGACAATAATACAAAGAACACATATTATTGGGTAGAAGGCAACATCGACCATAAAATCCGTATGGACGGCGATGATTTGGACACTATTTTCAAGACTGATAATAAGGGCCAGCAATCGAAGCCGTACTGGATTCTCTTCGATGACAAAGATGAGTTTGACGCTTGGTTCTGGAACGGTCACGATAATGCGTTGTGCCGACTAATTGATCTTGCTTATCCAGATGACTTGCGCACGATGATGAACAAGATTTTCGCAGCTATGGTTACTTTATCGGGAAGCGTAGAAGCATTCTTCCAGCAGTATTTCTTCTCTGTGCAGGAATACTACCCAGCCGTAGCATACAACGAGACCGCACGACTGCTTTATGAGACCGCTCAGCTGTATTACGATGGTATTCATCCTTCGGAGCCTGGCGTGTCATACGGCTATAAAGAGATGCCCATCACACAGTCTTTGGGCAATCAGTTGCACGCAGAGCGTGAGTACATGACAAAACGCCTTGCCCTCATGGAGAGCTATGCTAATTTCGGTGTGTTCAGTTTGAATGGTTCGGACAGTGTGACGTTTACTTCAACAGGTAGCTCTACCTACAATATCAAGTGGACCGCCTTCCAGGATATTTTCCCTGTAGCAGCATTTGGTCAAGCATTGGACTATGGTACAGACAGCAATGGCGTGCATCACACCTCTCCTTGGCGTTTGAAAGCCGGTGAGACTTGTTCATTTATTACTGCAATGAGTGGCGAAACTACTGTAGCCATTCATGGTATGTCGTTCTGTTCTGAAATTGCAAATCTTGGTGCCAATGCTATCAAAGGCAATCTGCGATTAACAGGTAAGCGACTGAGAAAATTGGTTATGCCACGTATCAGCTCCACTTTCAAACCTTCCAGCATTGTCTTGGCCAGCAATCTTGACTTGGAGGAAATTGATTGGAGAGATATTGATTTCTCTAACTCTACCCCATCGTTCGATTTCACTTCGATGTCAAGTTTGACCAGTCTTGATTTGTCCGGGTGTACTGGTGTTATTGGAGTTGATGCTCCTAAGACCGCTGCATTAAAGACCTTGAAGCTACCTTCAGGCATGACACGTTTGGAGGTGTCGGGAATGCCCTCGTTAGAGACTTTTTCAATTGATGATGTTTCTGAATTGAAAAACGTATTCATAAACAACGTGGGTATAGATACCTTCTCGTTGGCAGGTGAAATCAAAGGATATGCTACTGGATTGCTGTCTATATCAATCTATGGTATCAATTGGGCTGGACTTCCTGTATCAACATTGATGTGGTTTGCAAGTCAAAAGCCATACTCATACGGCGTAACCAGTGAGCAATATACGTTGATGGGCAAGGCTATCCTCGATCAGTCGCAAGGTCGATTAACATTCGACAATAAACGCACGTTGGTATCGATATATGGCAATATTGATGCGTCAAGCGGAGTTCCACTGTCGCTGGTGTATGACAAGTATCAGATTAACAGTGTGGCTATCACGGGTCAAGGCTATATCAAGAACACCGGTGTGGCGCAATTTGGCGTAAATGTTACACCTGTCACCTCTAATAACATCAATATCATTACAGAAGCCGATGGAAGTGTACATGAGGACATCAAGTTTGGCTTTGTGAATGACAATGGTGACGAGATTGTTCCCTCCCAGTATTGTAATTGGCAAGATGCAATCAAAGGATTGTTGAATGTTACCAAAGTGACCACTGAAGCCAATGGTACACGCTATAATTTACGTGTGACTGTTGGTACAATGGTAGGGTCTGAGATTAAATACTTCACTTCTGAAATGTATGTGGGATTCTATCTTAGACACCCGAAACTGGGTGACTTTGCGTATGCCGATGGAACTTTTGATGACCAATACCAAAAAGACAAAACTCTTATTGGTATGGTGTACAAGATCAACCCAAAGTATCAAGGCGAAGAGGACTCTGCTCCAATCACTTATGGCGGATTTAGCAAACCCTCTGATGCTGTAAAACAGACAAAGAAGCTGGTTGGCTACCAGATTCTCATTGACTGTAAGGAGAATGCTGTGATTAAGAGTACTGACGGGGTTGTCAATAGCTCTTCAAATGCTTGGGGGCTTTATCCTGATGGTAGTAATGCGATTCACGGTTCTAATGGTATCTCTACTGTTTTAGGCAGCGAAATTGCTGCTGAAACAGGGTTAAGCAGCGCATTTGACACAGCATTGCCCAACTATGGTTCGCGTGGTCTGACAGGTAGTACCCAGAATGACTATTTGCTGAGAAATAACTGTTTGGATGCCGAGCAAGAGGACGGTTTCAAAGATTACGGTGATTCAACTGGTATTATCAATGAATGGGCTGGCAAAAATAATACCCGTATCATAGTGCGTCACATGGAGACAATTTTCAACAATTACCTGATGAGCGGTAATAATGAGAAAGTAGAAATCCAATGGGCTACCACTGATGCAGAAGGACACTCTGTTGTTAAGACATTGGAGAAATTACCTGAGACCAATGAGGAATTGGGTAACATGATGGAAATCCTCCAAAAAGCCAATGGCGATTTGAGCCTGTTCCGTCAGTTCGCTTATCCAGCAGCATATTCATGCTACTTGTATGAGCCGTCGATCAAAGAAGGTGAATATCTGGATCCTCAATACCAGCGTCACAATTGGTACTTACCTTCTGAAGGTGAGTTGTGCCGCCAGTATATTTATTTTGCATTATCACGTACCGGTGGATGGGGTGATACATATTCTGTAGGACAGAATACATTGCCAGCCGCTTCTGTAATCGAGCAAAAGATTCTGGAAGCATATAATTCATCTTCAGACAACTATATTAAGTTGAATGTAAGCTATGAGAGTATTCAGTCTGGAACTTATACAGCCAGCGAAATCAATGCGATCAACCAATACTTCCAATCATTAGTAGATGCTGATAAGCCGTTGTATTCGTTGTTGCTGTGGCGTGCTGGTTTAAGTGGGGCTTCTCCCTTTACCAATCACACAGCAGGCAACCATTGGAGTAGCACGGAGTATAGTAGCGGCACCGCGTGGGGCGTGTATTTCTACAATGGTCTCACCTACGGCCACCACAAGTTCTACTACTACGCTGTTCGGCCTGCTGTAGCGTATGAGTTCAGCCTTTAATCTTTATTCTTTTTCTGGTGAGCTGCCTCTGGCAGCTCACCTATAATTCAAAAATAATGTTAAAATAATTATGGACAAAACAAAATCGTTGTCACAATCAGAATTGTACAAAAGTACTCATGCTTCTTTTGAAGACGTAATGAACCTCCTGGATGAAAACTCTAAAGAGGGCTATGACAAAGCAGTGCGTCTGACTCGCAAAGAAATAGCGCAAGGACGTAATAATAAGAGAGTTGCAAGAGAAAAGACAAAGACTTTTGCCAACACGCCTATCTATCGTTCATACCACCAAGCTCTTACGGTTACGATGCAAATTATACAATTGATGCCGAAGAAAACCGTGAAAATATCAGATATAATTCTGGAGAAACTATGCGAATCTATACGTTGGAGTTCCGCTGCCTATGAACAAAATGAGGTATTTCTCAAACATAATTCACTGTGTGAGTCTATTTCTTTAATGTACACAGTGAAAGTGTGCGTTAATTCTTCATCAAGTATCAACCTCATCGGCAAAAGCAAAACCGAGCAGATTGTTCGCGCCATTGACACAATATTGCGTCAATTAGTAGCGTGGAGAAGTTCTATCAAAGACCAGGGCGATAATGAGGACTGAAAATCACATTAACGGAAGGTCTGAGCTTCTGTTACCATACGGGCGGCATACTCCGTGGCACAATTTAAGTGTCGTTAGGAGTTACGAAGATGCAATGCCGCAGACAACAGCAGGCAACCATTGGAGTAGCACGGAGAATAGTAGCAACAACGCGTGGAACGTGAATTTCAACAATGGTAACACCAACAACAACAACAAGAACAACAACAACGTTGTTCGGCCTGCTGTAGCGCATGATACAGATTGGTTATTGCTTAGAGGGAGTATAAAGTTTGCTTATAAAGATTGTCTAAAAGGCAAGTCGAGTAGTAGGCAATGTCTGGACTACATCCCTTGCGCCGATGAGGATCTTGATGTTTTAACGGATGAATTGGTCTCTCGCACGTACACTCCAGGTGTTTCTACCTGTTTTCTTGTCAAATACCCAAAACTACGAGAGGTATTCGCAGCTGCTTTCCGTGACCGTATCATTCATCATTGGATCATTCTTCGTTTAGAGCCTTTGTTTGAGCAATTATTCAATGAGCAGGGCAATGTTACGCACAATTGCAGAAAAAACTTTGGTACGAAAACCGCAGTTGAGTCTGTAGAGCAAGGAATCAAGCACGTGACCGGCAACTACCAGCAAGAAGCAACCATATTTAAGGGCGATCTTGTTGGTTTCTTCATGTCTATACCACAGCGGCGTTTGTGTGACAAAGTACTGGAATTTATCGAGCAAAAATATGTAGGTAAAGACAAAGACCTGCTATTATGGGTGACAGAAGTAGTTATTATGCACCGCCCAGAACAGAATTGTATGCTTAACTCCAATCCTAATGATTGGTTAGGGCTTGCACCCAATAAATCATTGTTTCGATGCGGAGAAGGAAAGGGTATGCCTATTGGAAATCTTACCACTCAGCAATTCGCAAACTTCTATATGGCTGAGTTTGACCTATTTGTTATCACTAAGTTAAAGGAGCATAAACGTTTCGTAAGGCGTAGAAGAAAGAAGTTCAAATGGTCGTACAATCGTTTTGTGGATGACTTTGTGATTGTTTGCAACGATCAGAAATTCCTAATGTCTCTGGTTAAGGAATGTGAGGATAAGTTGGAAGAGATGGGACTGCAACTACACAAAGACAAGCGATACATCCAGCCGGCTAATCACGGAACGATGTTTGTAGGTACATACATTCATAACAATCGACTGTATCTTAGTAATCGCACCCTTGGCCGCTTTGAAGAACGCATACATGGATTCATCAAATATCTCCAGAAGCCTGAAAATGAAATCACATTGGCAGAATTGGACCATATTCGTGATACCCTTAACTCTTACTTGGGCTTTTGCAAAGGACGATGTACTTACAAATATCGTCGAAAGATGTTGCATGAATTTGTACAGCAGTGTCAAAAATACTATTATCGGAGTTCCAAATACCAAAAGATTAAACTGAGACGAAAATACAGACCTATTTATAAATAAAGAGCATTGAATTATGACACGTAATTATTTCGATACAAAGCCCTGTACTGTATTGGTTGGAGCCAATAGACGCGGCAAATATGTAGTGTTCGTTACTTTTGGGGTGAAAGAGTACTCAGGGGACGAACAGGAGTGTGCTTATACAGGTTGTATATGCCGTTTTGAGCTGATGTCTTTAGACATACAGGAATTGATAGCCTCCATGTCTAAAGAGTTCATATTGCAAGCGTCAGAAGATGAATTATGCACTTTGATGCGCACTTTTGGCGTATTTGACAATATAGATGCGTGGGCCGCACTGCGTTCCTTCCAGGTTGCTGCTTATGATGTGAGTGACAACGTAAATAGTTTCTTGTTCGATGGTCAGAAATGCTGGTTGGATAAGAACACACGTGTAGGACTGGCCAATATGTATCGTCTGAGCGAACAGTGGGCAGATGGGGAAACCCCCCAGTTATGGCTTGGCAGCATTCCAGTTGATGTTGGGACAGCCCAAAACGCTCTGGCATTACTGAGTCAAATAGAACAATACGCCTTGCAATGTTACTCAATCACACAGCGGCATTTGGTGGCTATTGAAAATTGTAGAAAAATCAATGATTTAGAGGCATTACAGAGATTTGACATCACAGCGGATTATCCAGAACCAATCATTATCAAGCTCTAAAAGTAAGTCGGATAGCAAACGTAAAAGTTGTTATCCGACTATTCGTTATAAAGACTAAATAGAAATATGGGATATATCGCAAAAGGCTCAATTACACTCGATACGGTGAACGATGCTTATACAGTGTCGCTCTCTAAGCAGTCATGTGTTATCCATGCGGACTTTGATGGCAGCAACCCACAACTTAGTGAGGCCCAGACTACCGTTACTGTACTCCGTGGTGATAAGGTCATGGCATTTGATTGTGCTCCGGTGGTAGATGATGGTAGCAATATCAACTTTACCATAGAGAACACTAATCGTACCAGCTATCGTATCGTGTTGACAAGCATCCCGACAAATTCACTGGAAGGTACGCTACAATTTCGTATCACTACAGATGATGGCTATGCAACCACCATCCAGTTTTCATATACCGTAGTCCGTGAAAGCACCATGCTTGATTGGATCCAAGATTGGGAGGGAGGAAAAACCAAAATAGGTGGAACCTACATTATGACTCCCAAAATCTTCATTGGCAAAAAAGATGAGTATGCCGAATATGGGGAAGGGGGTACAAATGCCAAAGACAGCATAATGAGCGTTCCTGGATTGACAGGCGTATATATTGGTCCCGACACTGAAAGCACCGGTGTCTATGGCTATCTCAATAGTGAAGAGATATTCCATCTGAATGGCACGGGCGGCATGATAGGAGGATGGGTCATTGATTCATACGGCATTCGCAGCAAAAACGGCAATTTGCAAATCCTCAGCAACGGAGAAATTCGTGCTATCAATGACGAGGGCGATTCTATTTGGCGAATCACTGAGGATGGAGAAGCCAGCTTTGCTATGGAGAATGTACGTTTCTTTGCAAACGGAGATGCCGAGTTCACAGGAAAAATAACCTCTAAGGAAGGACAAATTGGCGGTTGGACAATTGAAGAAGGCTGTCTTTACAATACGCCTATTGGAATTTCAGCTTCAGGTAAGTACATCGCTATTGCCAATGTTCAGAGCATTCCCACAGGTAGCGAATGGGGAGACAATCATTTTGGCTGGATGCGAGGCTATGGAGGTGCGGCTTTATATTACTCTTCCAGCAATAATTTTGGCTTCATTGCATACGGACCTGGCGGTGACAATATGGTATTTCACGCCGGTTCCACCAATTATATTGCCGGATGGAAATTCGACAATGAAGCAATATGGTCCGGCACAAAGAACAATACTACAAGTGGATATTCAACTGACGGCATCACTATCGGCTCCACTGGATTACGAGGTATCAAATGGTATATTGACTCCAGTGGCGATGTTTCGTTTATGGGCGGTAAAATCACTTTCTCTGCCGCTGATAACGGAGGCGAGATTGTGGGTTGGAAGTTAAATGAACGCCGTCTATCAACCGATAAGGTTGCGCTTACTTCTGATGACACATCGGTTGGCTTGTATATGTCTGCTGCTACCAATGCTAAGTTTAACACTTTCGCCTCATCATCATTGGAAGACTTCATTGATAGTTGGGGTGGTATTTACATGAAAGTGAAGCCCGATAGCGCAGACTTTGCTGCATACAATTCGGAAGGCACACGGCTCTTTAAGATTAAGAGTGGAGGTGTTAGCTATATTGCCGGGTGGAGATTTGATGCTGAGACGCTTTACACAGGTGAAGCTGTAACATCTGGATATACCAGCTCTGGTCAAATTACGCTTGGTCCTACCGGTTTGCGTGGTTACAAATGGAGGTTTGAAAACGATGGTTCGGGAGCGGTTGCCGGCGGCAATATCAGTTGGGATAGTAATGGCAATGTCACATTTGGCTCATCGGTATCGTTGAATTGGCAAAGTGGAATTGATGCTGCCCAGGAGAGTGCTTCTGTGGCTCAGATGATAGCATTTGGACAGATGCTATATCGTGACCCTGAGTTTACTAAAGATAAGAAGAACGGCACAGTGATATATGCGTATGGTTCGTTTGATTATTGTACCTTTAGTGCTTCACAATTAGCAATTGCCATGCGTGATTATGGATTGCTGTTAAAGGGCAATGCGTGTGTAACGCGTGTGGATTTAATCCATTCAGATGGCACAATTACAACTGTGTTTACGGGGTCGGTGCAAACCAACGCTGAGACCACAACAGACTTGTGTGGGCCTATTATTAACACTGTAGAAAGTGATACGGTTCGCATTTCGTACACTGGCGAGGATGCTTGGCTAAAGGCAGAAGCCTACGATGATGACAGTATTTCATTAGGCTGGCTCAATTTGTGTGGTTTTGACAGCATTCTTGGTAAACAATACATCAACACGTCCAGAGCTTTGGTGCCAGATGCCACCGCCCCCAATAGCACGCAACAAGTGGTGCAATTCACCAATACACGCTGGGTAACTAATTCAGATTTTAGGTTGGGTGGATTCCTGTTTGCAAACCAATCCAGGGCAAATGGCAAGTTCGTTGTAAAGATTGTAGCGAAAATACCTGTTGGGTGGAAAATTGAAAACTACCACAACCCCTATGGCAATGGAGCCAAAACCAAATGGGTTACATCTCAGAATGGAACAGGCGAATATACCGAATATATCTGTGTTGTGACGTGTGGCGCAACCGGTACGTTTAGCACTATCAATCACTTTGCTCTAAAATGTGGCGATGGTTTTACAGGCGTGGCAGGTGAAGACGAATTTGCTACAGGAATCAAGCGTGAAAAAGAATCCGTAGGTGACTTTGCAGAAAGTGTTGTGTGGTGTGTGGCGTATGCTACTGTTTTTGATGCTACGTCTTCAGACAAGGTAACAACCGCTATTGATGCACATGGCATCTATACAGGCACGCTTAGGGCAGACCAGATTATTGCTGGCACCATTGATGCTACCAAGATTTCGGCAGATGTGATTTTGTCGAATGGTAATGCGTGGGCATTGAATAAGGATGGTAGTGGGTATTTGGCCAACAAAAATATCGAATGGAACAAAGATGGAATAGTAGAAGTGCATGGTAGTTTTAGTCAAGATTTGCACTATATTTATTTATCTGATGTGATACTTGTATCTCGTGTAGAAAGTAGTTTGGAAGACGAGATAACTGTAAAATTAAATAACCATTTGTATATTGCCACCAATTATCGTGATGCTGACAATTGGATAGTGGAGGAAAATGGTGTTGAGCATTGGCCTTTTGAATTACCATGTATGGCTTATTATACGGTGCTGCTACCCAATAATGCTAAATATATCGGTAAAGAAATTAAGATATATGATTGCAATTATGGTCCATTTACCCGACAGCCATTTGGATGGTGTACAACTCAAATCAAAACAGAAGGTGGGTTGGATTTCTCTACTGATTATACGGTTGAAGGAGATTATACGCGTTCTAATCTATTTGCATCTATGACTATCAGAGGTGGATATGCCAGTTTCGTAGGCATTCCTCCCATATTAAATAGCAATAAAACAAAAAAGGTGCATTGGATTTGCGTAGCATTTCATGGTGCCATCAAGGTATTAAAAACTGCATCTGGTACAGAATATGATTTATTGGCATAGTAATACAATAATGCGTAAAGACATCGAAATACATATCCAAACTAACGACGTAACTATCAGTCCTCAAAACACTTTTCAGTTACGTACATTCCGGTGGGTTTCCAACCCCACCGGCTTAACCCGTTATATTTATGGCGAGATTGACGTACCCAGTATTGTTACTGAGGCTTCAATCCGTAATAATGGGTTGTATTTTAGCATTCCATATACTCCACAATATAATGAGTTTATGGTACGAATCCGTCGTGTTTATGAGAATGGTGCATACGCCTATGTCACCAATCTTGATGACGGAAGCATATGGTTTACGGTGAAAGCAGGATTGTATGGGAACAACTTAAAAAACATCTTTGCTTCTCAGCTTCTTTCAATATCAGAAAACTCGTTTTATGGGAGAATAGGTGATAATTGTTTAGAATTATACGCTTCCAGTCAAAGCGATTTCAACATTGTTGCAGCCGACCGTCAGAATGCAAATTGTATGCTGGCCTGCAACCCATCGAATAATTATCGTTACCCAGTGACAGGCGTTGGGCTTGTGCGCTGGGTCAATTCGGGCCATATCAATACAGGAAATCTTGCAGAAATTTTGCAACGAGAATTTTCTGAAGATGGCGTATATGTGAAGAACGCTCAGTATGATTACAATACAAAGGCGATGGAACAACTTGAACTTGATACTTCAAACGCAGAATAATGGCAACATATATCGTAAAACCAAATCAAAATATCTTTGATGTGTCAATCCATTTATATGGGACTATAGAAGGTGTTTTTGATCTTCTGATAACCAACACATGGCTCAATATGAACACTGATTTGCAGACAGGCATGGAGTTGGAATATCACGAAGGTTTTATCTTGAATGAATCGGTAGTGTCCACATTAAATAGTGAGGGCATCATTCCGTCTAATGGTGAACGCCATACGTATTACAAGCACCCAGACGATGACTTAATAGCAGTGTGCTTTATTAGTGAAGAACTGCCAATGACGAGCTTCATTATCGGTGGAGAAGGCACTATGCTGGTCGATTGGGGCGATAATAGCGATATTGAACGGATTATATTGTCTCATACCAACCAGCGTGTCACTCATTACTTTGATAACACAGTAGAATCTCGTCGTATCAAAATCTATGGAGACACTTCCACGCTTAAATTAACGTATTGGAATACAACCGATATGGATAGCGCAATTTATATAACCCGTCCTATAACAGTGGATGAATATGTCAGTCATGCAAACGGATATACGCTTTCAGGTCTATTCTTGTTTGAAGGCACTTATCGTGTGGATTTGACGGAATGCACAGTATCTAATTTGTTGCCAATAGGCGATATGGACCTGCAAGAGTTGGATTTACGTAAAGTGCATTTTACCAGCACCAATGTGTTAGATGAATATTTGCAACACATCGTGGCTAATTATGGCACCAGACGGGGATGCGCGGTATATCTTGACACCGAACCTTCAGATACAGGATGGGCAGCTATCAACACGATACTTGGAGAGTCTGAGTGGAACAGCCCAACCCCGTGGAGATTCATCATCAATGGAATAACTTATACATACACATCATAATGGCAAGAACTTTAAGCGAAATATACGCAGTGGCAAAGGAAACCAGAAATAAATATCTGGAACTTACCGAGTTTAAGAACGGATCGAAGATGTCGGTCTTGGACGCATTTACATGGGTCACATCGGCCTGTATTTGGGCGCATGAGAATATCATGGATGTATTCAAAGTAGATTTGGCATCGGATCTTCAGAACCGCATTAACGGCACGCCTGCTTATTATGCCAACGCACTGTTAAAGTATCAGTCTGGTGATGAGCTGGAAATGAATGCGGAGGGGACTATTTTTTCATACGCCAACATTGATGAAAGCAAACGAGTAGTAACCAAGGTGTCTTATTCCGAAGTGACGGAAGAGGGCTTTAACGATAAGCTGCTCCTTCTCAAAATCGCCACTGGTGAACCGGGAGCATATCAACAAATCGAAGAGGCTGAATTGCTAAAAATTCGTGCGTACCTTAATAATATCTTGTTCGCCGGCCAACACGCATTGGTCGTAAGTCGCAAAGGTGATGTGTTGATTCCTAAAGTGACGGTATATTATGACGGAGCTGTAGAGGAAAGTGAGTTGTACCAAAACATTGAGGCGGCACTAAATAACTTTATTGCCAATATTGCTTTTGACGGGGCAATTTACTCCCAGAAAATCATTGATGCGATTCAAAGCGCAGAGCACGTAATGGATGTTCAAGTGGACGCTGGTGCCACCGATAAGCAAGGTATTTTCATCGCTCAGTATGACGATGACAACAACCTCATTGTTGACGAGACTGGGGAATCCATACAAAAAGTCGGACGTTATTTTGTTCCTAACAGTGGGTATGTGAAAGAAAGTACAGGTGAGGGGGAAGAAGCTGATCTTCCTACCTGGAGGCAATCTATCATTCTAAAATTGGAGGATAAGTAATGCGATACGTTATCGATTTTGCAAAAACTATCAATCGTCTTGTCCCATACTATATTGGTGGACGTAAGCTGATTCTGTACCTCCAAGCACTAATGAAGCCGTTGCAGGAGGCCAATGATGCTTTTGTGGAGTATGCTAAAGAAACTCGCATAGAAGCCTCCATGACCTCCCAGAAATTCAAATTTGAGTGGTTTCTCAATAGGAAATTTGGCAAGTATTTTGCGAATGGAGGAAGAATCCTTATCAAGAATAGCGAGCATTTGGGTGCTCCCATTTATTACGGAAATGCCAGCATACCTTTATCCGACCATTTGGTAATGTACTATGCCAGTGAAGGTAATAACAATGTGAAGTTGCATTACCAGAACGAGAAAACGGCAGAAAGTTCCGTGAGCTTTGTGGTTTCCAGCCCGACAATCAATACAAGTTTGATTTCCCAAGAAAAATATGAAGCGATGCTGAGATACTATATCGACAAGTATCGTATATCAGGTAAAACATATAATATCAATTATACAGACAATGAATGAATTTAATGCGCAAACTGGCGGTCGCTATGTGTATGTAGATGATGTGCTCAATCTTCAGAATCTCGCTCTGGCTTTTGGTGAGATTTTCGATGAGTGCGACAACTTCATTGTAAGTGGCTGTCAGGTATCTGGTAGTACAATTAGTGCCGGTTACATATATTTGAATGGCAAGTTGCGCTATTTTTCTGGAGCCAGCGGAATTTCAAAATGGCCTCAATATCTGTATGAGAAAAACTCAACAGAGAGCGTAAATTATGCCAGCGGAAACACGAAAGTGGGCCGTAACATCTATGGCGTGTCAATTGGTTCGTCAGTTCCCACCACTTCCGACCCATTGACGGGTAAGGTGCCGGTGTCCATGCAAATTACCTCCAATGGAGGTACATTGATGAAGGACGCATTCTTCGGCAAATATGCTGTCATTTTGAATGCTGCGAACCTTATGCAGGTGTTAAACGGTTCGTTGAAAATCACTGGTGATCTCGAAATTGGCGGCAATATCAAAAGCCTTGCGAACCGTTATCGCATTATCGAATCGCTTGCCAGCTTCGATGCTTACTTTGGCACCAAAGGTATGAGTCAGGTGGCCTCATATTCTTCCAGCGGAAACAATTATAGTATTACAATGGAAGATGGGCTTGGCTTTGGTTTCTATATTAACGATGTGTTGGTTGCCAGAATCAGTAAAGATGGTATCAACGGGTCAGGCTTTGCTAATACAAAGTTGGGGTCATTTGGATGCGTAGGCGTTGACAACAGTGGAGTATATAATCGGACAGACGCAACCAATGCCGCAGCTCTCAATATCAACATGGTAGGCTATAATGGCAGTACCCAGTATTACCGTAACACCAATATCGGCAATGGAAAAGGTACAGCTATTATTGCTGTGAATGGCCAATCCAACGCTGTCCGAATTGCAGGAGTTACCACTATCGCTTCTGGAAGTACTAACGAGGGATTGGTTTTTCTACTGGATAAACCAAAGACCACAACATCTATCCAGAAGTCAGTTATATGGAAAGATTCCAATGCAGAAGTTATGGGTGTGCTTGGATTTACCGAGACCACAGACTTAACTTTTCGTATTACCAATAATCTGGCTGGCGTGTATATCTATGGTGCATCCGGCAGCTTTGTTGACTTAGGGCCAGCTATCAAGGAGAACGGGCAATATTTGAAAGACAAGTATGTACTGAAATCCGATTATAATAGTACCTACAATACACTTGCTAAGTCTAATGATGTGTACACTAAAGTACAAGCTGATGGTCGTTATGCCCAATTAAGTAATGGGTTTGCTGATTACATTGCAGCTGGTAAGACACAAGCAACATTGCGACAGCAGATTGGCGCATTGGGGGCCGGAGATCTTGCAGATTACGTCAAAAAATCCTCGTATTTGTCTGACATGGCTACCACCGAAACAGCTAAACAGAAAATCCGCGAGAATATTGGCGCAGCTGCTAATGGAGATTTTCAAACGAAATTGAAGGACAGTGGATGGGTGCTGATCAAGAGCGGATTGTATATTCGTCAGATCGGCAATGTAGTGAGCATACAAGGTTCGATTACCACTATTCATAGTGGCACGTTGTTTACTATTCCCAATACAATTGATCCTCCTACACACGCCGTATATCAATCGTTCTCTTTCAGCAATAGTAGAAACTGGACGGTATCAATCAAAGCTAATAGTCGAAGCTGCAATGTGCTTTATTGTAGCGGCAGCTGTGGCAATACAACCGATTTTTCAATCACTTATATGGTATAACAATGAGAATTTTTAGAAACGCAAGGGATCGCAAAGCCCTCGAAGAAAATGAACGTGTGGCTTTTGAAGCCAAAACTAAAGTACAGCAACATGAGCGAATGGAACCCGAACCTCCCAGAAGTGGAGCTGCCCAAGAAGAACAAACCACATCGGAAGTGGAAGCCCAAGCGTCAACCAAAAAAGCGCGGAAGAAAAAAGTTGATTCGGGCGTTTGAGACCACCACTTTTGGCAACAGTCTTAAACTCAATGCGCCGCTGGAATATGACATGATTATGGAAGTTACGGTCAATGGTGCACCCGATGCGGATTTGATAGAACAGATTAGCTATGCGTCGATGAATCCCTATTTTAGAGGTAAAATATTTCGACGATTGCTTATTCAATATCGCCAAAATGGTTGTACTCAACTAAGACCGCTTTCTCCGCCATCTCCAGAGAAGAAAATGCGTGCATTGAACAAAAGACGCAGGCAAATGTACGGCTTTTAGCATCAAAATGGAGGAAATTGCGCTGAAAATTGAAAAATTACGGCGCAATTTTTAATTATTTGAAAATATAATTGTACCTTTGCACTGATTTCCAAATTGAAATATTCCATCTTCCCCGTTATTCATTCGTAAAATTATTCTGCATGAATGATTTAATTGTGTTTGTCAGAAAGCTGACGGACGAGGAATTGATGCGAGAAGCGTGCGAATCCACATTCTTAGGCAAGAGCAAAGCCTCCTTACTGGATTTGTACAAGGCCGAACATTCTCCGGCACGCACCCAGTTGTTTTGGGTCACACTCCGAAATGTTAAGCTGTTTATTAGCACCCACCTGCTACGACACCATGTAGGTTCGGTGCCTTTCCAATTGACCTGTAGAGATGACCGTAAAGGTGGAAATCCTGGGATGACAAGCAAATGTCAAGAGCTTGTACAAAATCTTAATTACATATCGGAGGAGCTTCGGCATGGCCAAGTAGAGTTTGCCAATAATGCTGTGGCCCATTGTATCGAAGAAGTGGAGTGGCTGGCCAATAATGCAGACCGTAACACCAAGGTTACGTTGTCTTTGCTGGTCAACGCCCAGTCTTTGATAGATATGGCTAAATTGCGTCTGTGCTCACAGGCTCATGCTGAAACCCGATTCGTTTTCAATCAAATCAAACAAGAAGTTTCTAAAATTGACCCAGCATTGGCTTCAATGATGGTACGCAAATGCGTATATCGTGGAGGTCTATGTGGCGAAATGCGCTGTTGTGGATTCAACAAGACAGCGGCTTTCCAAACAGAAATGCTGGCCTATGCTGCCAATTTCAACGAGCGGCAAATCGGATTCACTAACATCTTTCAGAGCAAGGAGAAGGATGGAAATGAAAGTCGTTAAGCGTGACGGTCGCATTGTAGATTTTGACCCTACACGTATTAGCCATGCAATTGGTATGGCTATGCAAGAATGTGGTTGCTATGATGAAGCAATTGCAGTTAGCCTCGCTGTACAAGTGGAGGACCAAATGAGAAACAAAGATTCCTGGGATGTAGATACCATCCAGAATCTTGTTGAAAATCAGTTGATGGTATCGGAAATGCCGGAGGTGGCGCGTGCCTATATCATATATAGGAACAAGCGAGATATGGCACGTCATAGCAGCAGCAATAGTGTTATATCGGACATTATCGCTGCCAAGAAAAATGACGTGACACGCGAGAATGCCAATATGAACGCCGATACTCCAGCTGGCATGATGATGAAGATTGCCAGTGAAAGGTCTAAGGAGTTTGTAGATGAGTTCTTACTGAGTGAGGAAGCTCGTATGTCCTCAGACGCTAATTTATTGCATATTCACGACAAGGATTACTACCCCAGCAAGAGTTTGACCTGTTTGCAGCATCCTATCAATAAGATGCTCTCCGATGGGTTCAAGGCTGGGCATGGTGAATCACGTCCTGCTAAGCGCATTGAAACAGCCAGTATCTTAGGCTGCATTTCAATGGAGCAAATACAGAATAGATTTTGTTCCCCGTATTAGAAACAGTACGGTAAACTCTCTGTGAACCTATAAATATAGGGTGTGTAAGAAATATCTTATGCTAACGGTGGAAGCCTAAGTGGTGTGTCCAGCCATAAGGTTATACCGTGGTGTCAAAACTTTCAATTATGATAAATGCTGTATTTACCAATCGCTTAGGGCTTGAATATAAAATCATTGCCTTTGACCATAGAACTCCAAAAGGGAATTATTGGCGTGTGCAATTTACTAACACTGGGTATTGCACGGTTGCGGCTATGACCGACATTAAAAGAGGGCGAGTAAAAGATAGATTAGCACGTAGTGTAGCCGGCGTGGGCTATTATGGGGCTGGAGAAATCACTTATCGTTCTACCTCTCGTATGTACCGGGTATGGCATAATATGATCAATCGCTGCTATAATCCTAAAAGTACAGAATGGAAGCACTATGGGGCGTGTGGAGTAACCGTATGTGATAGATGGCATTGCTTTCTTGATTTTGCGCATGACGTTCCATCAATTCCCGGTTATGATGAAGAATTGTTTGAAAGCAATAGTCTTCATCTGGACAAGGATTTCAAACAATGGAAGAATCAAAGTAAGCAATACGGGCCAGACACTTGCGTGTTCATTACCCCATTGGTCAATGCAAATTTAATAGAAAGAGAGCACAAAGCGATTATTGCAATAGACCCAGATGGACAAGAATCAATATGGGAGTCTGTACGTAGCTTCTTACAGGTACACCCATCTTTCCGGTCCTGTGCAATCTATCAATGTTTAGCTCATGTGCGTGCAGCTCATAAACAATGGAAGTTTGATTACTGTAACGACTATCGAAAGCCCATTGACGATGGAGTGAGTAGAGTAGCCCTGCGTGAAATTCGTATGGGCGAAGTGCAGAGTATCTGACCAGGCAATGCTGAAGATAAAGAGATAGTCTAATCCCCAATGTGCGCAAATATCTTGAAATAAGAGGGTACAACAATGGAAATGCACGGTGGACAAGCGATTCCAGCTTTCGATTTCTACCTTGCTCCTTATGTGCGTAAAACGTATGTAGAGGAGATTGGTAAAATCGAAAAATTCTCAGGAATCAATTACGACAAATTGAAGACGGCGTATATCGCTGACTACGTATATCACAATTTAGATGGACAAGAAGACATTGATGAAGCCGAGCGTGTTAAGCGTCATGCTATCAATATGACAGTTGAGCGCGTACATCAAGCAATGGAAGCTTTTGTGCATAACATGAACACCATTCACTCGCGCGGCGGAAACCAAGTGGTATTCAGCTCTATCAACTATGGCACTGATACCAGCGCAGAGGGCCGTTGTGTTATGAGAGAGCTATTGAATACAACCTATAAGGGTGTGGGCAATGGATCTACCGCTATATTCCCTATTCAGATTTGGAAAAAGAAGCGTGGTGTCAATTATCTTCCTGGGGACCCCAACTACGATTTGTATCAATTGGCCTGCAAGGTAACTGCCAAGCGTTTCTTCCCCAACTTCTTGAATTTGGATGCGCCATTCAATCAAAGCCCGTTATGGAAGGCTGATGACCCCAAACGATATGAACATGAAGTTGCAACGATGGGATGCAGGACCCGTGTGTTTGAGAATCGCTTTGGTGTCAGCACGTCAATAGGTCGTGGCAATCTTTCGTTCTCCACTATCAACCTCCCAGGTCTTGCGCTTAGCGTAATGAATGAGACCAACGTGGAGAAGCGAGTTCAGGCATTCTTTGATAAGCTGGAGGCAATGATTGGTGTGGCTGGCCGTCAGTTGTACGACCGCTACAAGTTCCAGTGTACGGCAATGGCTAAACAGTTCCCCCTTCTCATGTCGGGTATGTGGGTAGGTTCTGAGGATTTACAGCCAGAAGACGAAGTGCGTCCGGTTTTGAAACATGGCACGCTTGGTGTTGGTTTCATTGGTCTTGCAGAATGCCTTATCGCATTGGTGGGTAAGCATCACGGCGAGTCCGATAAAGCCCAGGCTTTAGGCTTGAAGATAGTCACCTTTATGCGTGATGAGGTCAAGAAATTGGCTGATCATTACGACTTGAATTTCTCTGTGCTTGCGACACCGGCAGAAGGTCTGTCAGGCAAGTTCACTAAGAAAGATAAGGTGAAATATGGTATCATACCAGGTGTAACCGACAAGGACTATTACACCAACTCTAACCATGTGCCAGTGTATTACCATTGTAGCGCATCTCATAAAGCACAGATAGAAGCCCCATACCATGATTTGACACGTGGTGGACATATATTCTATGTAGAGCTGGATGGGGATGCCACACACAATGTACAAGCCGTTATGGATGTTGTGGACCTAATGGATAAATACAATATCGGATATGGCAGCGTCAACCATAACCGCAATCGCTGTATGAATTGTGGGTATGAGGATGCCTCCAAGGAGCTACACGAATGTCCTTGTTGTGGTAGTAAACAAATTGATAAGCTCCAGCGTATTACCGGGTATCTTGTCGGTACGACAGATCGCTGGAACTCTGGAAAAATTGCCGAACTTAACGACCGCGTAACGCATGACTGATAAGAAAATTTCAGTTGCGAAGATAGTATGCTCGACCTCAGTTGATGGGGTCGGGCTTCGCAACTCGCTTTATGTTGCTGGATGCCCTCTTCGTTGTGAAGGGTGCCACAATGCACAATACTGGGAAATCGCCAGTGGAACAGAAAAAACTGTTGAAGAAGTATTCGCTGAATTATGCCAAGATGACTGTAATATTTCCATCTTAGGCGGCGAGCCTTTGATGCAGTACGATGCCATTTTGGAACTGTGTCAGATGATAAAAGACCGTACCGCCAAAACTATCTGGCTTTGGTCTGGTTATACATTAGACCATATATTGAAGCATTATCCGGAGATTTTGCGATATGTGAATGTATTGGTAGATGGGCCTTTTGTTAAGGCACTTGCAGAGCCTAATCTTCAGTGGCGTGGAAGTACAAACCAAACAGTGATTGACGTAGCCAGCATATTTCACTAATCTGTCCTTTTACAATAGTGAAACTCGTATATAGTTGAAAACAAGCATATTATATCAAGGCTTGAAATTTTTTCAAATTTTATTTGGCTGAAAATTTGGTTATTTGAAAATATATGCTTAACTTTGCATCAGATTTTAATACTTGACTGCTTATGTAAGATGATTAGAGCAAAGGGCATAATCGAAATCCGCGACGGTTGTGCTGACACAGATGAGCTTTTAGATTCAGTGGATGAGTTACCAGCAGGTGAATACGGTTACTTGCTGTTTGACAAAAAGAAGAATCGCTCACTACCTCAGTTGAAGTTTCTATTTGGGTATCTATTAAAAACTCTAAGCGAAGAGTTGGAGGATCACCCAGAGCCAGAAGCCCTATACAGATATTTTGAAGAGCTATATGCTCCTTTGCATACCTGTAAAATTCCTGGAGAAGAGAATACATTTGAGTATTTTGATCTCAAAAATGAATCTGCAACTGAGATGGATTTCGTCATTGAGAAGATTATCCATCACGCCAAGTCTGAGTGGGGTATCGACCTTTTATCGAGAGACCTGCTAAAAGCCGCAGAAGCCCAAGAAGCATACGCCGGTGCTTACGCTGAGACATGGAAGAATCTTTCAAGAAAAATTTAATTATTCTTCCCCATGACGGAACAAGAAAAAGAACTCAAAATGTCTGCATTAGACATTTTCGCTTCAACCCAAGAAACTCTGGAAGAAGCAAAAAAGAAAAGCAGTGAAGAAAGCAGAAGCCGTGCCACGTATCTGCGCTTCAAGAACGACGGAACTTACGCCATCCGTATTCTCCCCTTGGCCCCTGTTGTTGATGCCGAAGGCAAAGTGTTGCCTATGGAACGTAAGGGTTACGAATACCCGTTGCGCTCTCTTATGCTGAAAATTGTGGAGCCTCAAACAGATGCCAAGAGCAAACCCAAAATCACTTATGTTACAGTGTGCAACGCCAAGCACGCTTTCAAAGACAAAATTCAGGCCGACCTCATCGATACATACGTCAATCGTGTATGTGAAGTCCATGCAGATGATGCCGCTCTGTGCAAGAAAATGCGCGAGGGCAGTTTCTCTGGCGGACTCCGTTGGGACTCCAAGCGTTGTATGTACGTGCTTGACCTTGACAATCCGGGCGAAGGTATCAAGATCCTTCAGTTATCGTACTCACAGTACAAAGATCTGGAGGAGCGCAAGCTGAATGTGTGGAATAAGCTCAATAAGGGCGGCAAGAATGTTCCTTGTCCTATTTCCTCTATCTCGAATGCTTATCCTACGGAAATTACCCGTAAGACTGAGAACAACAAAGCCTCTTACTCTTTCAACATCGATACCCTGTCTGACCAACACCAGCTTGATGAGGATGCTTGCCAGAAACTGCTTGATATGCCTCGTCTGCCGGAGGTGCTGTATCGCTATACCCGTTTCCATCTGGAGGCTACTATTGAGTACCTGGCTCAGATTGACGAGAAATACGATATTGACATCTTGCACGATGATGCGGTACAGAACTGTATTGAGCAGATTAAGCTCTTGCTTCCTGCCGATGACCAATCGCACTTTGTACTTGGCCGTGGCAAAGGTGGTGAAGATGGCAGCAATGCCGGCGGCGTAGAAGACATCGATTCCTTGTGGGACCGTTACGACCGTCTTGACGAGGCTGGTCTGGATGACAAATCCGCAGAAGGTCAGGAACTCCGTACTTCTATCAAGGAATACATTGAGGAGAACGGTTTGAACATCCGTATCACTCATACCAAGAGCAACGCAGATCTCCTCCAGGCCATTGAAGATGCTATCGCAGATGGAGAAGGCGATGACGAAGAAGACGATGAGCCAAAGCGTAAGTCGGATTCACGCACTGAAAAACAAAGGGTGGTAGAGCCGGAACCTGAAGACGATGATGATGCTGAACCGCATGAGCCTTCAGACGATGAGGAAGATGACCAAGAACCTGAGCCTGCCCCCACTCGTCGCTCACGTGAACATAACGATGACACCAACGAACCTGCCGCACGTCCTTCCAGACGTTCAGCACGTCCAGCACGCCGTCGTTAATCAATAGTATTCATAATGCGCACGTCATTAACTTGGCGTGCGCTTATAAATCTACCAGCAAATATGAGCAAGAAAGATCCTTTTGCCTTATTGATTAACGACATTCACGTGAGTAAGGACAACATTCCAGAATTTGTTGAGAACTGGAATGAAGCGTTGGATGTATGTGATAAGCGCAATATACACAAGATTATAATTGGAGGTGACTTGTGGCTATCTCGCAGCGCACAAACGCTTTCTACCATGCTGGCCATCCGGTCAGCAATAATGAAGGCTACACACCAAGGACTCACGGTTATTATCGCGGAAGGCAACCACGATAAGGTCGATCAAGAGTCATTGGATGGGTACAGCCTTGTGTTTTCTGAATACCCAGGCGTAGAAATCATTGATGACTATGCCATATATGAAATGGGAAACACCGACCTTTTTGTGATGAGTTATTTCCCCGAAAACGGCAGCTTCACTGAACGTTATAAGGAAATGACCAAAGAAATCATGCCAGAGCGTAAAGCCGTATTATATATCCACCAGGGCATACGCGGTGGCCTTGCTACAGCCAGCGACGATGAACTCCCAGCCAATTTGTTTAAGGAGTTTGCCGCCATCTTGGTTGGACATTATCATAACCGTAAATCTATAGCAGGTACTAAAATTGAATATATTGGCTCATCGCGCCAGCATAATTTTGGCGAGGATGAGGAAAAAGGATATACTGCCATTTATGACGATGGCAGCTATGAATTTATCAAGAATGAGGCAAACACGCGCTACAAAGTTATTGACGTGGATTTTGCCGATGTTGACGCTGCTTTCATGGAAGAACTTCAGCGTATTAAAAGCGATGGGCGTTACAAGGTGAAGGTACGGGTCAACTGCCAATCTAAACAAGCCACGTCTGTCGATAAGCAAAAGCTGGCAGAATGTGGTGCAACAAAAATTGAATTGGTGACAGAACAAACGCAAGTGCAGCTTACAGAGGGTCAGGATTTGTCTAAGAAATATGACAAGACCGGCATTAAGCAAGAGTACACCAACTTCTGCTCTGACAGAGCCATCGACAATGTTGAACTGGGATTGCAATATCTTGATAAAATCAATAGCTCATGTGGAATTTAACCAAGCTCTCAGCAACTAATATCTGTGCGTTTGAACAATTATCATACACACCTATTCAGAACCAGGCTACGCTGATTTTCGGAAACAATCTGGATAACGATTCTCAGAACTCCAATGGATCCGGTAAATCCGCGTTGATTGAGGTTCTGGCTATCGGTATTACAGGTGAGCCTTTGCGTAAGGTCAATATCGACGAAATTATCAACGACCGTTTTGAAGAGGCTACGGTATCATTGACTTTCACAAATCACGAGGAGGTTAAAGCTATGACGATTAACCGTCGCTTGTCTCGTAAATCTCCCCAAGAAATTCAAATTATCGTACAGCATGGTCCGTATGATACCGATGTAGAGGAAATCAAACAAGCTACCGTTGCGGACTATAACAAATACGTCTTGGACCAGATTGGCTTGTCGAAAGATGATATTCTCCGTAATTTCATTCTGACCGCCCGTAAATACCAATCATTTCTCTCCAGTTCTGATAAAGAAAAGAAAGAAATCATCAACCGTTTCAGCAATGGAGTCATGGTTGATGAATCTATTGAGGCTTTACGGAAAGATATGGAGCCTGTACAAGCAGAATTATCTGAGGCAGAAAAAGAGGTGGCAGAATGTATTGGCCGCGTATCAGCACTTGAAAATGAAATTCAAGTAGCCATTACAGAATCCGCAGACCGAAAAGCCAACAGAGCCACACGTATCGCCAGCATCAAAGACCTAATTGTGGAGAAGCGTGCTCAAATCCGCTCTTACAACCAATCTATCAATGAAATCAATGATAAGTTGGATGCGCTGGACGCTTTGGATGTAGCCATGCAAGAATTGGAAAAATCAGATGCAGACACAATCAAGGCATACTCGACCATTTCTGAACAATTTAAGAAATTAGGGGTGCAAGCCATCTCTGATTACAATGAACGTATTGAAGCCAACCGCCAAAGTCTTCAAGGAACCAAAAGCAATATCGTAAGCCTTAACACCCAGCATCAAGCCGCTGTCAAATCTGTTGCGGAACTGGAAGCGTCAGTGAAGAAGCTGACCGCCTCTAATGAGCAAGCATTTGCCAAGTTTGATGCTGAGCGCGAATCATTAGAAGCAGAGATTACCAAGTTGCAAGATAAGGTCCGTACTCTGAAGCAATATAGCAATGAATTGTCACAAAAGCGCACGCAAGCCAATACAACAATCGCTAATCTTGAAAAACAGTTGGCTGGAGTCATTGAGTGTCCGAAGTGTCATCACGAGTTTACTTTGGCTAACAATGTAGATGTCGTTAAAACCAGAAAGGAACTGTCAATCAGCAAACTAAATCTGGAGGCGATTGAAAAGGACATTACTATCAACGATAAAGATTATACTCAATGCGTTGCGGAAGGCAAAGACAAGCGTAGCCAGCAGTCACAAATTGATGGCAAGCGTCAGCCTTTGATCAACGCTCTGAATGATGCCCAGTCGGATTTAGGCGTTGCAAAGAACAAATGCAAAAGATTGGCAGACTCTATTGAAACCGCACAAGCCAGAGAGCAGGAACTTCAGGAGGCGATTGCTAATACTCGCAAAAGAATGTTCGATGAAGTGTTTGACAACATCGACCTTTGCACGAAAAATCTGGAGCAGGCCATAGCAAATCTGGAAAACGATATTAAGGTCGCGGAGGCTTCCATTGCTACATACGAAGACCAGATTAAGACGCTGGAATCTGCTTCTGATGACGATATGCTGGCTCGTTTGAAAGAAAGTAAGGAGAAGTACGATAAGGCATGGGCAGAAGCCGTCAAGCGTAAGGAAGGCATTGAGTTCCAGCTAAACAAGCTGAAGGCACAAGAAGCGACTTTCATTGAGTTCAAGACCTATCTCGCCAACACCAAAATTAAGGCAATCTCTCAGATTACTAACGATTTTCTGGACGCGATAGGTAGTGATATTCGTGTTAATCTATCAGGCTATACCGTACTTAAATCCGGTAAGGTACGTGACAAGATTTCTGTATCACTTATCCGTGATGGAATTGATTGTGGCTCATTTGACAAATTCAGTGCAGGCGAAAAATGCCGTGTAGAACTTGCCAGTGTGCTTGCATTACATAAATTGAGCAATGTGAACTGTGAAGATGGCAAGGGATTGAATCTCCTTGTAATCGACGAAATCCTTGATTGTACGGACGAGGCTGGATTGGCTAACGTCTTCAAGGCACTGAATGATACCCAGGTCACTGCATTAGTGGTTAGTCACGGCAATATTGCCGAAAACTACCCCAATCGTCTTGTGATAACTAAACAAAATGGAGTATCAAGTATCAATGAAACCACAGAATGAAGTTGCACCTCTCACTCGCAATGAAGTAGCCGCTCTTGACATTGCGACACACACAGGCTATTATTGCCTCACAGAAGGCGGCACATGGGACTTTACTGAGTCCATGCGTAGAAACAATAACAAGCAGCATAAGGCTTTTCGTGACACGCTAATTGACTTTATCCAGCGTAACGGAATACGCCAGATAGTTGCTGAAGACGTGAGTGTAAACAATCACTTCACCGATACGCGTAAACTATCAGAGTTTCGTGGAATTTTATTTGAGGTGTGCGACACTTTAGATTTACCAGAGCCGGTTTTTTTGAATCCAAAAGTGATTAAAAAATTCGCTACTGGAGACGGAAATGCAGACAAGCAAAAAATGATGAAGTTCTGCAAATTACGTTGGCAAATTGATCCGGTGGATGACAATCATTCAGATGCAATCCACATATTCTTCTGTTACATCAAACGTTTTAATTTATAAAAATGGACAGTGCCAGGCGTAATTTAGCAGTCAATGTTTCCAATAGTAAGCAACACAAGAAAAAATTGAAAGCTACCTTATCGGCCTTTTTTGCCTTCTTAGATAAGAAGCCTAAACCAACCGATGAGGCAGTTCGATCCGAATTTATACGCAGAGAACTGGAGTGGAAGGCGTATTGCGTCCAGCAGCACCTCGACATTCGGACATCTATGATGTTTAATGCAAAGGTTGCTTATGAATGGGAGCGCAAATATGTCAAGAAGAAGACTACATAGACTTTGAGACAGATCCAGAAGTCGCTGCGAGAAGAAACAAGCTGTTTAACCAATATGTTGCCCCATTCTACAACATGATCTACAAGCTATGTATCAAATACAGCTTTAGTTCATGTAACGTAGAAGAGAATTATAACGAGGTTCTGATAAATTTCTTCCGCAGAATTGAAACCTATGACCCGAAACGCCCTATTCGTACATGGTTGCACATCTGTACCAAGCGTCACATCTTTGCTCTGGAACGCAAACGCCAATCGCATGATATTCCCAGTTGTGATGATGATGACATTGAAGTATTTGGAGACGAAATCCTATACGATGATGAGGTCAAAGGAAATGTAATGGGCATAGACAATTATCGTGAATTGTACAACGATGAAATATTGTCTGTACTGGATGAGATGAAGCCGATACACCGGGACGCATTTTTGCTACAGGAGGCAGGCTACTCTTTGAAAGAAATAGTTGAAATAGAGCACCGGAAAGGAACTCTAAAATCGAAAAACATTGAAACGGTAAAAAGCCGGTTATTTTTAGCCCGGCAATACTTGAAAAAGCATTTGACACGCGATGGTAAACGAGTTTCTGATCAAACAGACGATGAAGGTATTTAGCCAGATTGCAACAAATCTGATTAACCCGTCCTTCCGCTTTTCCAATGGAGGGGCTACCGTCCGTGTCGTAAAGCAAGCCCTGGAGAGATTGGAAAAGAAATGCGGTGGCCTCTCCAGGGAGCGAATAGTTGACTACTGTATATCATCAGCCTATGTGTTCAAAAATCGTGGAGAAGAATGGACCATCAACCAAGCGTTTGGTCCCAAATCCATCCAGAAATTTAACACAGACAAGGGGCTAAAATATTACGAGGATCGATGGTTGGCAAGTGCAAATATTACCAGAGGAGATTTGATTTCTCTGATAGCAGATCGAAGCAATCATCCCCAGGCGAGGTATATCTACCTACCGATGGAAGAGCCGACCAAAAAGCGGATGCTTAACAGCGATGCAGGGTACCTTATTTGTCAATCATCAACCCTCGGATGGTCTCCAGAATCTGAATGCTGCTCACAATGCAGATTCGCTGAAGAATGTAAAGTTGAAACAAGCATCAAATATCCCGAAATATACAGATTACGTTTAGAGAATGGCGTCAAATAAGAGCACCAATGTCTTGTCTGAAGAGTTCTTGATGGACTTGTTCAGGACGTGCATGAACGATAGCTATATACTTTCGGTAGTATATTCAAACTTGAAGTCTGAACATCTGCCTGACAGAGACTCTATAGCATTGTTCAAAGCTCTGAAAAGATATTATGGTGAATACAAACGGGTTCCTTCGTTCTCAGCCATCCGTGAGGCGGTAAGTGGCAACAAGAATGCCATTCACCTACTAAACGATATATACGAAAGTACAGATGGCTTAGATACGAAAGAGTGTATCAAATTGATTGAGGAATACCTCAAACGTGTAAACTTCCAGAAAGCATATAAAATGGCTGGAGAAGCCTATAACAAAGATGGATATGAAGAAGCCTCTAAGATACTGACAGAATACACCGATTGGGCGAGAACCTTCTCTTTATCAGATGCGGAGTACACGAACATTGTAACCACATTCGCTGACCGTTTTCAAAAAAACCGGATGAAAACTAATGCACAAGGGAAAAACCGTGCAATCACCAGGTTTTATATTGATGAACTGGATGTGCGTAATGGCGGACGTGATTTACGCACTCAGCTTACCTGTTTTCTGGCTCCTACTGGAGTGGGTAAAACCCATGCTGCCCGATGGGTAGGTAGAAACGCCTGTCTGGACGGGTTCAATGTATTGCACATCCAATTGGAAGGTAGTCGTGATGAAGTCGAAAATGCGTATTCCGCTTCGCTTGTCACTTGCAATACTTTCCGTTATGAGCATGGCACACTGCGCGATTCTGACCTGGACCGGATGCTTAAAGAGATTGAAAATATCTCAGGCAAATTGTATGTGCGTAGCTACCCCAAATTCAACTCTCATGTTTCCACCATACAAATCAAGGAAGCTATTGCAGAGTTTAAGGAACGCTACAATATTCGGCCAGACATTATTATCATCGACTCTATGGACTTGCTTACAGATGCGTCAGGTAGGAAATACGGAGAAAATGGAGAACGTCACAGGCGAATCGCGGTAGCAAATGATCTCAAAGATATGGCGGCTGACGAAAATGTATGGATGGTCGTAACCTACCAGTCCACCATCGAAAGTCAAGACTGGCTCAATGACGAGAAGAACGTGCTATCCGAATACAATACGGCGGAAGCTAAAGGTCTGGCACGCCCTATGACCCATCTTATTACCCTTAACCAGTCTGCCAATGAGAGACGTGAGCATACTATGCGCATCAACGTAGCAAAAAGCCGTTTCTTTGAGCGTGGTGAAGTCTTTAAGATTGCGACAGATTATGAAAACGAAGTGTTCTACGACCGAACAAGGACAATGAACATCAATAAGGTAAATTGATATGGCATATATTAGCAAGGAAGAAAAAGAATACCTAATTCGTGAGCTAACTAATGAGTTACACGCGAAATTAGATGGAGGTAGAAAAAACCTCATCGTGCCTACCTGTCCTTATTGTGGAAAATCAGGCGGTAAGTTCGGCATATATGTAGGCAAAGAGACAGATAAGAAAAAACTATTCATGTCACATTGCTTTTCATGTGGGCATACTACAAAAGACCTCAATCAACTGCTCTCGGACATTGGCAGACCAGATCTTCAGATTATGGAGACAGTCAGCTTCGACCCAGTTAAAATCCCAGAGTTTTTTAGGGTTGAAGAAGACGAAATCGATGATGAGCTTGTGGTTGTGGAAATGCCTGAATCATGGAAACGCTGCTATCGAAATGGCTATCTCAAATCTCGTGGCTTCACGTTAGATGACTATGAATACTTCCCAGTGGGCACCACCAGAGGGCTTAATTGGAAATTCGATGATTATGTTATTTTCCCCATTATTGATAACGGGGATATTGTTGGCTATGTGTCTCGACACACCTGGAGCAAAGATGAAATTGATCAATATAACCAAACTGCTAAGAGGAACGGGAAATACCAGATTCGCCGTTATAGCAATAGTTTGGATAACGATTTTATCAAGCTTCTCTATAACTACGATGCAGTGATAGAAGACGAGACCGACACGGTTATTTTAGTAGAAGGCATCTTTGATGTAATTGCTTTGACACGAAAACTGGAGCTGTACGATAATTCCAGAGTGGTGGTATGCGCTACTTTTGGGAAAAAGGTATCAGATGCTCAAATATATAAGCTGCAAAGTAAAGGCGTAAGAAACATTATTCTTGGTTATGACGCTGACGCTACTGAAGCCATTAACAGAGCTGCCAGTCAATTGAACGAATACTTCGATGTAATGATTGCCAAAATCACCAGTGGTGGAAAAGACTGGGATGAGATGGATTTTTGGGACATCTACGACGTGTTCGCTTTTAATCTTAACACACCTATAGAGTTCAAATTGAATACCCTCGATGAGAAAATCAAATAAAATAGAAGAACTGTGTGCTTGGCTGGAAGTCAACAAAATTCAGTATGCGGTAGTAGATGAGGATGTCATCGACATTCCAGGCTTCGGTAAACTGTTTTTCCAGAATACAGAAAAAGCCAGCTATAACTCCATTTTCCGCAAGAACAGGGATGGAGAATACATTTTCAACAGCATGGAGGACCCAGAGGTGTTGATGAATGAAGGCATTAGTTACATTGTCTTCAAGTTTGGCGATAATTTTTACTATTATGACTTACATTCAGACTTTGCTCTTAATATTCTCAAATACGTGGGCAAACGCATCGAACCGTCGTGTGATGTAGAGTTTGTCAACTTAGGTGTACATACACCTTATGAGCTATTGAATAGTAGCTTCATGCCTGATATGTGGGTAAAGAAAGCCAAATATCTTGGACATAAAGCTCTGGGTATCTGCGACAGCAATACGATGGCCGCTTGTTACACCTTGCAAAAAGAATGTGAATCAGCCGGCATCACCCCAGTTTTCGGGTATTCGGTTGTCGTTGAAGACGATGATGTGAAATTCGGAGCTAAAGTGTATGTACAAACGCAGAAAGGGTATCGCAATCTATTGCGCATCCAGAAGGCTGTCATGGTTGATAATGTAGCCAATAAGACTATCAGCCTGGATGAACTCCTGAAGCGTGGCCAAGGGAATGTATTAGTAATGGACAAATACACTCCCCAATACATGATGGAACATCCGGACGTTGTAACGCAGCTCACCAATGCTTTTGATGGCATTTACTATCAAGTGGATTTGTCTGAATATAAGGCAGAGCGTATCGACATACGAGTATTGGAGGCCACCAAACAGTATTTCGTTAATTTGTATCACGACCATAATTATCCCAGACCCATATTGATTAGTGATTGCTATTATTTGGATAAGGATGATGCCAAGAACAAAATCATTCTTAATAAGATTGCTGAAGGTGCTGCTCACGAACAAAGCGATGATCAATACTATAAGGATGTAGATGAGCACTACGCCATTTTCCAGCAGTTGTTCGGGGAGGCATGGGATGTTCAAGCATTATTCAAGGAGTGCTGTTCATATACAGTATCTATTGCTAAGAACGCTACGGCCAGGATGGATGTGACCAAGAACTATATGCCCAAATACGACATGACCGAAGAAGAGCGGATTAAGTATGGCACCACCCACAATATGTTCAATCAGCTGCTTGAAGAAGGGCTGCAACGATTGGCTCCTCACGACAAGATTGAACAATATCGTCAGCATATGGAATATGAAAAATATATCATTGAAAGTACAGACAATGTGGATTATCTACTGGTTCAATACGACACCTGCAACTGGGCGAGGAAGAATAATATTCTGGTAGGATGTGGGCGTGGTTCAGCAGCCGGCTCTCTTTTGCTTTATCTTTTGGGTATTACTCTTATAGACCCTATTAAATACGACCTCATTTTTGAGCGTTTCTTGCTTCCAGAGCGTGCTGGTTTATATCCAGCTGAGACTACAATCATAGGCGAGGATATTGATTCGTGCGATTATGTAGAAATTATGCTGGAAGATGGACGTACCCTTCGTTTAGACAAAGATGCCGAATTGATGGTTAAACGCACAGGGCACGACGAGCCTATTAGGGTGTACGCAGATGAATTGGAAGAAAACGATGATATTCTCTTTGACAACAAAGATGTATTATTTACATTAAACGAGTTATAATTATGACACTTACAGATGAAATGGCAAAAGCCTTCCAGCTGATTGAAGAAACAACAGAACACCTGTATATTACAGGTAAGGCTGGAACAGGAAAGACCACTTTCCTGAAGTACATAGTTGAAAACACGCATAAACGTATCATGGTAGCGGCATCTACTGGTATTGCCGCTATCAACGCTGGTGGCGTGACGTTACATAGTTTGTTAGGTATTCCACTTGCCATCCATGACCCAAACTCAATCATAGGAGGTAAGTTCTACCCCGATAAGGTAGCCATGTTTAAGATGCTGGACACTCTCATCATCGATGAAATAAGCATGGTTCGTCCCGATACGTTGGACTATGTGGACAAAAAACTCCGTCTTTACCGTATGGTAGATGAACCATTTGGAGGTGTGCAGATAGTCATGTTTGGAGACTTATATCAGCTTCCACCAGTGGTAAAGACCGATGAGAAAAATATACTGCTGCAAATGTATCGTGGTGTATATTTCTTCTATGCCCATGTATTCAGGAGCTGCGGATTCAAAGTGATAGAGCTGTCACACGTGTTCCGTCAATCAGACGGCAGATTTGTGGAAATTCTCAATCATATCCGAAACTACAAGCTGACCAATCGTGACATCAATGATCTTGATACATTGCGAGACAGACGAGAAAGCCAAAATTACAGCAATGAACACATCCATATCTGTACGTATAAGCGCGATGTGCAAAAAATTAACCAAGAAATGCTGGGAGAACCGACTCACACATACAATGCTGTTTTTGAAGGAGATTTCCCCAGCTCGTTTGCGCCTTGCGATACCTCGTTGGCGTTACGGGTTGGTGCACGCGTAATGATGATTGCCAATGATCCGTTACACCAATATTGCAATGGGTCGATGGGACACGTAATCAACCTCACGGAAACGACCATCACCGTGCGTTTAGATTCAGGACTGACAGTGGTGGTCGGTCCAAACAAATGGAATGCCAAAGAATATCAAGTGAAAGATGGTAAAATAGAAACAATAGACAAAGGCAGTTGCACTCAATTTCCTCTGACGCTGGCGTGGGCAATTACCATTCATAAAAGCCAAGGTCTGACCTTTGACAAAATTGCAATCCACGCCAAAGGAATCTTTGCTCCTGGGCAATTGTATGTGGCTCTCAGTCGATGCACTACAATGGAGGGTATCATTTCTGAATCCTTTATCAGTCAAAAGCATATTATTCCAGATAGAGAACTGATAGCATTTGAGCAAGCTGTTAAGGTTTGCAATAATATCTTTGATAGAAACACTTATCGTTCAATGAGACTAAGATGAAAGTCATATCGCTAAAGCATAAAACCACAAGCAATCCAATCCCTGTGTTGGATTGCTTCATAGGCGATGGTTATCTTAAAGGTGGGCATGGCTCGCTTCCAGATGTAGATATTGACTTTGAAAGCTCAAAGCGTCAGGAAGTCAAGGAATACTACGAGCATCGCTATAACCATGACGGAAAACAACGTGTGTTTTCCGCAGGAACATTCACGACCCTGAAAGTCAAGGCCGTGCTTAAAGATGTAGCCAGGACGATGCGTATTAGTCCTTCTTTGGTGAATTACCTTACTGCCATCTTTGAGGATGACAAATGCGATTACACTGGGATATTCAAACTTGCCGCACAAAATAAGAAGGTGGCCAAATTTATCCACGACTACCCCATGCTGTTTGAGAATATCCGTACCTTGATGTTCCAGCCTCGCTCCAGTTCTGTCCACGCTTCAGCATTGATTGTTACGCCGGACACTATGGATGGGGAAGATGTGGAATGCTTCGATTTCGTGCCTATCAAAAAAGTAGATGACATATTGGTATCAGAAGACGATGGGTATTCTCTGGACGAGCTGGGGTTATTGAAAAATGACTGCTTGGCTACCAAAGAGCTGTCAAAGCTCCACGAAACATTTGATTTGGTCAATGAGCATTATGGAAAGAATATCACGCTTGAAGAAATCGTAGAGAGCAGTTTAGATGACCCACACGTGTATGAACTGCTTAGACATGGCTATACCCAAAACGTCTTCCAGTTTGCTTCTAAAGGAATTACTAAGTTCTTGATAGAAATGAAGCCTACGTGTATCAATGATCTTATCGCTGCCAACGCATTATATCGTCCGGCCACGTTGGAAAATGGAGCTACAGAAGCCTACGCCAACTGTAAAAACGGTCTTGTGGCTCCAGTATATATGTGGGGCACATACAACGCTTTGAAAGAGACATACGCCCAAATGGTATATCAAGAACAAATGGTGCAAATCGCTCGTGAAGTTGGTGGGTTATCTCTCGGCGATGGCGTGAAACTGGTTAAGTTTATCTCTAAAAAGAAAGTAGATAAAATTAAAAAGTTTGAAGATAAATTCAAGCAAGGTGCAGATAAAAAAGGATGTCCCAAAGAAGAAGCGGATAAAATATGGGCAATGATTGAATCAGGTGGGTCTTACCTATTTAATAAGAGCCATGCTACAGCCTATGCCGTTACCAGTTATGTTGGAGCATGGCTAAAAGCTAATTACCCAACCGCTTTCTATACAGTTGCACTCCAGTGGGCAGATGACAAAGAACTGATACCTTTGATGTCGGAAATGGAAGCGTGCAGTAACGCTAAAGTAGTAGAACCTGACATCAATCATAGTGGTGAATCTTTCTACACCGATTATGAGACCAATGCTATCTTTTGGTCATTGTCTCGTATAAAACAGGTCGGGACTAAAGCGGTGGATTGGATCATCAAAGAACGGACTAAGAACGGAGATTTTACCAGTGTGGTAAATTTCATTCATCGCATCTTCAAATACAAGCTAAAGAAGTATCAGTACTGGGATGATCCGGATAACGAAGAAGAAGTGCAGAGATGCCCGGTAAATGCCCGTCATGTTCTCAATTTAATATTGGCTGGCTGCTTTGACAAAGTAGAACACGCAGAGTCCGTCATAGAACGCTACGCCATCATTGAAAAAGCAGCTGAAGAACTGGGGTTTGAGATCAAGGCTAAAGACTTTCCAGAAACGTTGATTAGCAAACATTATTTCTGGAGTCAGCAGCAGATAAAGGTTTCTGGCTTGGGTGCCATTGATTATAAGCGTATCTATGATAATTCCGCCATCAAACAAGACATCAAAGGACGTGCGGCTTATCATAATCTTCGGGACATTATCGATCCTGAGTTAGATGGCAAGAAAGCCGCAATATGCGCGACTATCGTGGACATCGAAGAAAAGAAATTTACCAGTAAGAAGACCGGTGATATTGAGACATTCTGCAAGGTTACGTTACAGCAAAACAACGATATGTCAGAGCTTGTAGTGTGGCCCGAAGAGTATATGACCGCTCGTGCGCATCTGATAAACGCCAAGAACAAATTGATAGTGTGTATGGCCGCAATCAAATACAGTGACTATGCAGGACAAAATAATCTTCAACTTACACGCAACAATTTTATAGAAATTATATGAAACCGTTAATCATTTGTATCGTAGGACCGTCTGGGAGTGGCAAAACAACCGCTTCCATGATACTCCAGCAACAATTCGGCTGGACAGCAATCGTTTCGTACACCACACGCCCTAAACGTGAGGGGGAAATCGATGGAGTAGATCACTGGTTTGTTACAAAGAAACAAGTTCCGCCTCAGTCTAAAATGTGTGCCTACACCAAGTTTGGAGGCTATGAATACTGGACGGAGTGGAATCAGTTTCTAACGTTGTTCCCAAATGTATATGTAATTGACGAAAAGGGTTTAGTTAATCTGATGAGTAAAGAGAACACCCCCTTTGCCTTCCAGCTCATAACGATAAAGCTCAACCGCTCTAATTTAGAGTCAATTGAAAGGGAACGAAAAGAGCGCGACAAAGACCGCATCGTCATTCCAGATGAATGCTACGATTACATCATCAATAATGACGGCTCAATAGAACAACTACGAGCCACCTTATTTTTAACAGCACAATGTATCATCCAAAAACAAGAAAACTATGGCAGCACCACAAAATGACAAGGCTCCTTTGGTAGCATTTACCTTAGACTTTGAAACAGGAGATTTGAAGTGTCAAACCGGTGCGTGTACTCAGATTTCAATACACGCTACTCGTCTTGACACCTTTGAAAAGCTGGGAAGCTACACCAGCTATGTCTATCCATACGACCAAAAAGAAATTGCAGGCGTAGGCAAAAAGCGAAAGGTTTTGAAAAGTAAATTTGAGGAGCCACAAGCTACGCCTATGGTATATTCGGATAAGGCTCTAACTTACTCAGCCATAACAATGGATATGCTGTACTCCCAGGGTTTGCCGATAGAGCAAGTTGCCAAAGAAGTCGTGCAATTCATTATCGATCACACTCCCAAATGTTCTAAAAGCATGAAGCCGTTCTTAATCGGCCAGAACATTGGTTTTGATGAGGGGTTCTTCTGCCAAATGATGGAATACGCAGGACTGATTGAGGAAGTGAAAAAGTATCTTAGAGGTCACGAAGATTTCTATGGGCACTGGCACCCTCTATGCCTTGATACTATTGTTTTAGGACAGTTGGCATTATGTCATTTGCCAAATATTGATTCATACAAACTGGAGATCATGTGCGAGCATTTAGGCATTGAGCTGGATGACGCTCACGATGCTGATGCGGACGTTTCTGCGACCACTAATGTAGCAGCAGTATTGACCCAGCGTATGCGTAGCGTAGGTGGTGAAATTGAAGGAGGCCCGTTAGAAATGTCCAAGGCCGAAAAAAGTAGAAAACATTTTAAGATATAACACAATGGAAGAACAGAACGTACAACTCCAAGATGTAAACGAGCCTGAAGTAAAATTCAAACTCGTTTCCGACAAAAAAGTGATGAATATCGTCAATGCAGACATTAACGAAGTCCTGGTAGAAATATCAGGTTATGACCTGCAAATCAACTTCAATATGCAATATCTGAAATCGGTAGAAGATATTGAGGCGGCTTGCAGTGGAATAGCAGACTTGTTTAGAGACACCATCACTGAGAAATTATTAGAGTATCGCAAACAATAGAGGCTGTATATCTCTATTCGTAAATGAACAAAGGCACTACTTATTGTGGTGCCTTTCTAATAATTATTACAATGGATTCAAAATTGACAAAAGAAGAAATACTGTTCTGCGAGTTGTACGCCAATGGTGATGCTCCTTTTGCAGGCAACCCCAGTAGATGCTGGGAAGAAGCCTTCAATGATTCCAATGGCAACATACGTAATAAGGCTCTGAAATTTTTGGCTCGTGAGGATGTACAGGAATATTTGAAAGAGCTGGAGAAACTGTCATACGAGGAAACCAAATACATGAAGAAGTTTCTGACTCGCAACCTTGCTAAAATTGTTGAAGAATGCTCTTCCAAAGAAAACACCAATCGTAAAGGACAGGTAATTTCCCCTGCGCCTCTACGCAGTGTAGCGGTAAGTGCCTCCAAAGCTCTCATGGATATGTACCCGGTTAAGGAAGCACAGAAATTAAGTATTGAAGGAGGAGAAGAGGGTGGCATAACCTTTAACGTGATTATGCCGGAACAAAAGAAAGACGAACAGAACAATGACTGAGGCAATTTTTTCTAATCTGGCTGCAATAATAAGTGCAATGGGAACTATTGCAGCAGCTTGGTTCGCATATAACCAATATACCAAAAACAAGTTGACGGACCTCAAAATTGAGCAGTTCAAAAAAGACGAAGAAGCAAAAAGTTTAAGACGTGCTGACAATTCATCGCTGGTATTTGGAGAATTGTGGAACATTCTGCACGAATTGAATGCAGACCGTGTATATATTGTACAACCTCATCCTCTGGGCAACGAAAGTTTCATGTCAATTTTTTATGAGGTCAAACGCAAGGGTGTTGAACCAATGAAACCTCATGTCCAAAATTTGCATATTGCAGACGTTGCCAAATTTGCCAGCGATCTCGTAAAAAACTTGTTCATGTATATTACTGACATCGATCAGCAGGTTGGAGATAAATACGCAAAGTCCATCCTATCCAGCTATGGTTGTCAAGCAGCAATTATTAAACGCATGAATGACAACCGGTATGACTGGGTTGGCAGTATATTCTGTGAGTTCACTCACCCAATTGACATTAACGAGGAAGATGCTAAGAGAATCATGCACAATGCGGCCATGAATATCCAGTATTTACTTCCTGAATATAAATAATAACTATAATGAACATCGGAGACACTATTCTCATTCTTCCGTCATACGCATTGAATGATATGCGTTTGGATGAACTGGCCGGCTTGACGGCATCGGTAGTGGAGGTGGTACGCCATGCCGATAGAATCCACGGCTGCTGGGTCAAACTTCCAGGACGCTATTTAGGAGAAGAGGAATGGTTTATCCCTTATAATTCAATAGGACAATGAAACTTCGACTAAGACGTATTGCACTACGGGACACGTACACGATTGGCAAGCTGGAGGTCTGGAAGGACAACGCTTGGGCTTATCTATGTGATACCGTAGAAGACAAGGTGAGAGACCTTAACAAAAACGGTGTGTTTGACAATGGGGAAAAGAAGGTATATGCTGAAACGGCCATACCTTATGGAACCTACAAAATCACAATGAACGTAGTTTCCCCCAAGTTTTCTAACTATGACAAATACCCCTACGCACGTAAATATCATGCGCAGATGCCACGCTTGCTGAATGTCAATAGTTTCGATGGCATTTTGATCCACCCAGGTAGTTCCGCTAAAAGCTCGGCTGGCTGTATTATTGTAGGTAAAAACAAAATTGTGGGTCAGGTTGTAGAATCACAGCAGGTATGGTGTAGTCTTATGGAGAACTATTTTTGGCCTGCTAAGAAAACAGGCGAAACCATAACAATTGAAATAATATGACAAAGACGCTTGCATTTATCATTGGCTTGATTGTTGGAGTCCTTCTGTATATGGGCATTGAATGGTATGCGTACCAAAAAATCAATACCCCTCCAGCATATCAGGTTCACGATGTCTATTATGACACGATACCGTATTACCAGATGGTTCCAAAAGACAGTCTGGTAATACGGTATGTTACTAAAACGTTGCCGGTAAGTGAAAATGTGAAGGACAGCATAAGACTGGCGTGTGGCGATTCCGTATCTGTTGATTTGCCTATTACTCAAAAAGAATACAGGGATTCAACCTATGTCGCATGGGTTAGTGGATATGAGCCGGCCCTTGATAGCTTACACATATTCCAAAAAACCTATACCACGACGATTTATCAGCCTGAATATATTAAGACTAAGCCAAAACGCTGGGGGCTGGGGTTACAAGTTGGGGCTGGGGTTACACCAGATAAAATCACTCCATATATCGGTATGGGAGTGTCATATAATATTTTCACATGGTAAAATATTCCAGTATTTTCAAACCATTCAAAAATCACGCTTCTATTCTTTAGTAAAGATCAAATATAATAGCAGTATGGAACTTCACATTAAAGACAGGATTTACATCCCTCAATTGCTCCCTCAGCAAGGTAAATTCATGGAATTTAACCTCAAACGTGGGATTATGAAAAAGGTGGCGATTACCGATGAGGACCGCCAAGAGTACAATATCCAGGAGGACAAGGAACACAATCGTGTTACTTGGGACAGCAACAAAGATTTCGCCCAGCCTCTTGTGGTGGATTTCTCCAATGACGAACTCGCTCTTCTTCGTAAAGGTTGCGAAGAGTTTACGGAGAAAGACACGCCTGCTCCCGATGATTTCTGGGAACTGGTAGAAAAGATATATGACGCAGCACAATAACTTTCTTGCTCCGATCAATATATTGCCAAGAATAGCAGCCACAAGGCTGCTATTTTTAGTTATATAAAATTCAAACCATTGAAAAGTGGGATTGCTATTCTTTAGAGAACAAAACGATTATAATTATGATAGATGCAAAGACAAGCTGTAGAGCATTGGGGTTTCTGATTTGGTTCAGGAAATTCTATAAAGAATCAACTGGAGACACCTATATGCAGATAGCAAAGAACTATGGGCAATGCAATTATGGCACGGTCCGTACCTACCTTATGGAGCTGGAAGAGAACGGATATGTAAAAATTGAGAATCGTGGAAAACGCACCCAGCGGTTCATTATCATCGAGAGCAAATATTTAGAAGCTGTACAATAATGCCCGGATTGGTAGCACCCAGAAATCTGGTTATCAATTTCGCACCATCTACCCGACAATATGAATTGTGGAAACTCCTTCAGCCTAATCATTGCCCCCATTGTGGTGGAGCAATTATTCAATCACAGGCTGGAATAGATCGACAAGGACATCCAATCTATAAACCGCAATGTGCCCAATGCGGAACGTATGACCTACCTCAACTTATACTTGGAGGCGGCTCAGCCGGCGGCGGCAAAAGCTACTTAGGTAGTTGCTGGATTGTCAGTAATTGTATGCGTTTCCCCGATTTGCGTGCCGTTATAGCCCGTAAAACCATCAAATCGTTGAAAGGCTCTACGTTCAAAACGATGCGCAATGTCTTACGAGAATGGGGTCTGAAAGAGGGCGTCAATTATAAAATCAATAACCTGGAGGGCATATTGACCTTTTGGAATGGTTCTGAAGTTACCTTGGTGGAATTGGAACAGATTCCCAGCGACCCAGACTTTCAAAGATTAGGTTCAAATGAATGGACTATTGGCATGATTGACGAGGCTTCTGAGGTATCAGAAAGAGCGGTTGAAGTCTTATTCTCCCGTTTACGTTACAACCTGGAAAATACCTTCAAGATTCCGCGCTTACTAATGACTACGAACCCATGTATTACATGGATTCGTGACAGGTTTGTACAAGACAAAGACGGAAATCCTGTTAAGCCCAAAGAAGGGGAAGCCTATGTGCCATTTTCCGTATTCGATAACCCAAATAAAGCCTTTGTTGCAACTTACAGGGCATCGTTGGATAAAATCACCGACAGAGCCACCAGAGAACGTCTGCTTTATGGAAACTGGGACTTCGTAGATACTAATGAGGCAGCTGCATACTGGCAGTTCAACGGAGACAAGCATTTGGTTGCTGAACTCAAAGAAAAGGTGTATGACCCATTGAAACCCATCATTCTCAGTTTCGACTTCAACGTCATGCCCTTCATGTCGTGTCTCGCTTTCCAGATAGACTACGAGAAAAAGCGTGTGTATGTATTGGAGGAGATTCTGGGCTATCCGTCCACGAAAGAAAACAACACCCCAAAGTTTGCGGAAAAGATAAAGAACAAATACTTAAACGAACAGCACGTCGGAGGGCTATTCTTAACTGGAGACCCTGCTGGCTTGGCTCGATCCACGCAAACTGAAGAAGGGGAAAATAACTATACGATAATAGAGTCCACGCTTAATCGCGGAGGCTTTACCACTCGTAGAAAACTATTCAAGAAGCAACCCCCTCAGATGACTCGACTGGAGTTCATTAACTCAGTATTCAACGGATATGACGGCTGGGAGGTGTTAATTGATTTGAGATGCCGAAGATTTACGGAAGACCTCATCTATCAAAAGAAGAATGCGGACGGAACAAAATCCAAGGCTAAAGTAGTTGACCCAAAGCTTGGCGTAAAATACGAGAAATACGGCCACCTTTCGGACTGTTTCGACTATTTCATGTGTAAGTTCCTCGATGAACCTTGGGGACGCTTCCAGTCGAAAACTTCAGGTATTGCAACCACAGTAGGTCCCATCTATGGAACCTTTAGCGAATATTGAAAATGTATAAGAGATTTCTCAACAACAATGACTACCTGGGAATCATCACTGAGGAGGCTTTGAGGCAGCTCATTCGCAATAAGGAAGATCGTATTGCCCAAGCTGAGGAGGCTGCTGAGACTTCCATCGTAGAGTATTTGACAGATAACTACGAGGTTGAAAAAGAACTGATGAAGGGGAAACTCCTTGTAGAATATAATCCAACCATCACATACCCGGTTGGTGCCCATTTCTACAAGGACGGGAAAATTTATGAGGCAATGCGCTCCATCACAGGCGTAAAGATTCCCAGTGACAAAACTTACTGGGTAGAACTGGACGGGCGCGACGAAAAGAAAATTGCTGATGCGGTTCCATATCTCCAGCTTAGAAACTGGCAACCCGGCGATGTAGTGACATACGCGAATCTGTATTACGAATGCGTGGAGCCTAATGGATATGATTTCAATGACATCCGCATCCCAGGCGTAGAAGGATGGCAGAGGCTTGATAATATCAACGAGTGGATAGCCAACAATGAAAACTATCTCCCGTGGGATGTCGTGGCTTATGAAGGGAATTTCTATGCTTTGCTTACGGTGGAAAACTTGGATATTACGGTTAGCCCATACGATTCAGACAACTGGGGGATGATTGGCCAGTATGACCAAAACTATCCCTATGAGTTAAAGGAAACGGAATTTGTAGTTTACAATGGGGCAGTTTATATTCCAACCATTAAGCCTACCGCTGATTCGCTTCAAGAGGGCTACAACATCCGACAGCATGACCCTCGAAACCCAAACATAAAGAAGCATCTCGTCAGACTTGCTCTGTATGAGCTTCACAAGCTGATCTCACCCAACAATATCAGCTCAGCCCGGATAACGGACTATGAGGCTTCAATCATGTGGCTAAGAGACGCAAACCGATGCAAGATAAACCCTCAAATCCCCAGAAAGCTGGACGAAGAGCATAAGCCAATAACCGAATATGCAATCGCCACCTATATGCGCGATTACGACCCATATAAAAACCCTTGGCAGGTGTGATTACTTGTTGTTTTTGTTTTGTGTACTGCTTTTGTTTTGTCGGGAGGCCGTTGTGAAACGCCCTCCCGATTATTTTATATTAGTGGTTGTCACCCATATTTACACCTCCAGCGTTGGTAAGTATAGATGAAAGCATTGCACGGTTATGGGCATTGTCTCCATTATAATAATGTTGCTGTATCATTTCGACACTGGTGCCTGCGGCATTTGACACAAACGATACTGGCAGACCATTGTCTATAGCGACAGTAATAGCAGTATGTCTGAACACGTAAGCATACAAATCAAATTCAAGATCTAAGGCTTTGCCCACACTTTTCAGCCAATTATTCAATTTTTCTCTGAAGTTCTTGAATGTGTAATCCTTGGTTTTGTATGTCTTTTCTTTCTTGTCATCCATGATGGGAAAGATGTAGCCGTCTTTGGACTGCCCACGGTATTTGTTGATGATCTGGCGCATAGCAGGTGTTATCGGTACTTCTACAGGGCGATGAGTCTTCTTACGTCTCACCATAATTGTATTCCTGTTAGTTATGTCTCTGGTCTTGGCCTTAATGACATCACATGGAGCAAAGAACGAATTGAACATAAACACACAGAAATCGTAATACAATCCTATTTCTGAACGATTTTTATAGTCTGGAGTCAAGGAGTAAGGGTCAGCGTTTAGAAACGCTTTCAGCTGGTCCGTATCAAGAATATCTGGATGTTTGGCATCTACCTCGTACTTACATGGACTATAATCACAAAAGCGGAAGTCACCTATCTGCCCCAGCTTAAAATCTACCTCCGGATCTTTATGGGCTTTGCCAAGCAAGGCTCTGAATGTTTTGGAGATATTCTTATAGCTCGGCTCACGCGCGAAAATATATGCAATAGTCACCATTTGGTTATAATCAATGGTAGAAAACGGCATATCATCAAAACCTACAATATCCCTACGACAACGGGTAAGGAGCTTATAGTATGATTCAAAGTTACACCCTTGCTTAGCCCTTTCTCTGGCAATCACCACTTCCAGATATTTTGAGATGGAGTTCTTGTACTCGCTCACGCCCCATGCGTTAAGCTGAACGGGTTGTGAGCCTGTGTGTTGCTGCTGGGCTTTGTAAAAGCACGCAACCTGTTTTGCCGTAAGCTCTGGATGATCACGAACCAGTTTCCAATAGATAGCCTTAAAATCTTCGAGAATTTTGTTGTTTTCCTTATAGAACTCAGCATATCCGGAAAACATCTCCTTGTCCTGCTTCCAATGTTTTAGGTCAGGCTCTCCTTTCATTAAATGAGCCACCCTTTTGTAGAAGCGATCCTTGCCTGCCGAAATTCTCAGGGCAAGCACACCATTGCGGATAACGAATTTTAGTTTCACCATAATCGGTCCTTTTGTTGAGGTTGAACATTAGAATATGTGAAACTCGTGAGACAGATTAAAATGCTTGGGCTAAAGTAGCACACCAATTGTGCAGATAGGTTGTAATTCAGCCTAAAATAGCACACTCCGAAAAAATCTACCTAACGGTTTCCGTGGTCTTGCGACCTCAACTAAAGAACCTAAGTCTCAACAACTTAGTATTGAATTTACCCTAACGGTAAACGACCCAGGACATAACCTGAGTCGTTCTTCGTGGTGCCACCAGGAATCGAACCTTTTGCTTCGGTTTATTCTAACTCCTTGAGTGACTGTACCTTTTTGCTTTATCTTTTATGAAAAC